TCGCGCCGCTCAGGCGCACCTCTGCTTCTGACCTCGAGCGCCTCAAAGAGGAGATGAAGAAGCAAAATTCCAACCAGCGAGAAGAAGACAAGCGGTTCTGGGCCCCCCAGAGGGACAAGGCGGGCAACGCCTACGCCGTCATCCGCTTCCTCCCCGAGATCAAGGAGGGCGACGTCCCGTTCGTCAAGGTCTTCGACCACGGCTTCAAGGGCCCGGGCGGCTGGTACATCGAGAAGTCCCTGACCACCATCGGCAAGGACGACCCGGTGTCTGAGTTCAACTCGAAGCTGTGGGACAGCGGCATCGAGGCGAACAAGGAGATCGCCCGCAGGCAGAAGAGGCGGCTGAAGTACATCAGCAACATCTACGTCGTGTCGGACCCGAAGAACCCGGAGAACGAGGGGAAGGTCTTCCTCTTCCGCTACGGGAAGAAGATCTTCGACAAGATCAACGAGAAGATGAACCCGCAGTTCCCGGACGAGAAGCCGGCCTACCCGTTCGACTGGTTCGAGGGCTGCAACTTCAAGCTCAAGGTCCACATGGTCGGCGAGTTCCCGAACTACGACAAGAGCGAGTTTGAGTCCTCGTCCCAGCTCGCGGACGAGAAGCGGATGATGCAGATCGCCCAGCAGCGGTACGACCTGTCCGAGTTCGTCGACCCAAAGCGCGGCGGCTTCAAGAGCTACGAGGAGCTGAAGCGGAGGCTGAACAAGGTGCTCGGCCTCGACGGCGGCACACAGGCGACCGGGTCGGAGGACGACGGGGAAGACAAACAGAGCGCCCCCTGGAACGAGGACGACGACCGGACGACCTGGTCCAAGCCCCCGGTCGAGGTGACCCCGACGACCAAGCCCCAGGTCATGGCGGCGCCGACGCAGGACCCGGGCGGGGACGAGCTGGACTTCTTCAAGCAGATCGCCGCACAGGCCGCTGCAAAAGAACGCGGCGAGATTCAAAATTAACGTTGACATCGCGCAGAAGCGTTATTAAGTTGGCGACTGTCGGATTGGGTCCTGGTGCTTCGGCATACAGTCCAAACCGAAAGTGCGGGTAACACCGCGCGGGTGGGGCCCGCCTGAGAGGGCGGGTCCCATTTGATTCTCCATCTTGACTATGACGTAGTGTACGCTCTTGGAAGAGGGGTTCGGCGATTGGGCGTCGGGCCCCTTTTTTTTACACAAAATTCCAACTTTTCGGTTTACATCCGGGCCCGTCCGGGTTATCCTATCGCGACTCGCTACACCGTGCAGACGCCCACCTCCCAGTCGACGGCTCGTGGGACCCCGCGGGAGGGGCCGGCCTAGGCCGGCGCACTCCGCACATGGGGTAAAACCGGCGGTGGCGACATGTCCGATCACGGGCAGGGTGAGGGCGGGCGGAGACGTCCGCCTTCATTTTTCTACGGGGCTGTGATATGTTGGGCGGATGGCTGGTGTTCTTTTCGTTCCTGTGCGGGATGGGGTTCGAGTACATGATGAGGTACGAGTCCTCGCGAAGGGTCAGGGTCGCTATACGGGTTTTCTCGATCGGGATCCCCCTCTTCGCGATGGCGATGGCCACCGTACGGAACGGTCTGTGACCTTTGAGTACGTTGGCTGGATCGTTCACAACCTACAGAGGCTGGGGGTCACCGCCAACCAGGTCGTCCGCTTTCGGGAGCGCCACAGGTGCGGGATATGGGTCCCGCTGCCGGGACAGTATGAGGGTTTCGTGAGGGTAAAGAGCCAGCGCTGGTTCCGGGACATCGACACGAACCCGAGGAAGATGAGGATCTACTACCTCAGCGTCGCGACGAGGAACCGGCTCCTCGCGGCCGAGTACAAGTTAAGGGCGAGGACGGAGCAGGACCAGTACGAGAAAAAGAGGCTCGAGGACCAGGCGGGGGCGTGCGAGCGGGTGGCGATCCTCATCCAGGACAACCTCCAGGCGATGATCGACTCGACGATCCAGAGGAAGCAGCTGGACACGATCAAGATGAGGACGCGGACTGAGACTGCTACGCGGGTGGAGTGGAAGGCCTACGCGTACAAGCTCAGCACGGGGGAACGAGGCGCCGAAGAGCCTCCCCTTGCAGCACGACCAGGGAAGAGAAAGGAGGCAGTCCGCCTACGGAGTCTAGCCAGTCGCGGATCGGCCTCGGGTAGTAGCTGAGGAGGATCGGGTTGCCGTCTGGCCGGCTGGCCTGGTGGAAGCCGAGGCGGGCGTTCGGGCCGACGCAGACCCTCGGCAGGCTCAGGTACAGGGTGCAGGCGGAGTCGCACCTCCCCATGATGCGGACCCTCTCGCCCGACCGGCGGAACCGCTCGGTCTTCTCGATGTAGAAGTTGAGGAACCCGCCCCGGTCGTCGCCCACGGTAATCGTCCCGACCTCGGAGGCCATCCAGCCGAGGCAGAGAAGGGCCGCCAGGACCGTCTTCACCAGTTTCGGTCGCTCCCACCCACCGAGCTCGTCAGCGGCCCGGAGGGGCTCGCCCGGCTCTTGCGGACGACGGTCGTGTTGTTGGTGACGGACCGGTTCGTCGTCGTGGTCGCGATGACGGGCGCCGCCCTGCCCCTCGGCTGGGTCGCCGTCCGGTCCAGCCGCTCGGCCTTCTGCCGGAGGCTGTCGTTCTGCATCGACCTCTTCTCGGACTTGATGCCCGGGGCCTGCTCGATGATCTCGGGCTTGGCCGGCTCGGGCCCTCCCGGGAGGACGAAGTCGACCGCCCTGCCCAGCCAGCCGAAGAGCTTGTCCCACAGCTGCTTGACGAGCCCCTGGAGCTTCTCGGCCAGGCCCTCGGCGGACTGGAGGGCGTCGACCCACGACTTGCTGAAGACGACGAGGAAGTTGTCGACGACGTTGGTGACCAGCGCCCCGAGCTTGCCCAGCGAGTCCAGGCCGGCCGTCCACTCCTCGTGGAACCTCCTGCCGAACATGGCGAGCCACTCGCCGACGGCCGTCGAGAGGCCGGCCACGCCCTCGAGGCCCGCCGCCCACTCCTCGGAGACCCTGCCGACGAGCGAGTCGACCATCCCCTTGATCGGACCGACGACCTTCTCGTCGATGCCCGCGAGGCCCCTCTGCACCGACTCGTCGATGCCGCGGAAGAGCCTCTCCGCCTGCTGGACGAACCATGCGTCGGCGGAGCCCAGCGTGTTCGTTACGACGCCGTCGACGGTCCTCCACAGCGAGCCCAGGAAGCCCACGACCGCCCGGTCGACCTCGGCGATGCCCGCCCTCACCTTGGGGTCGAGGGAGTTGAAGGCGTCGGTGAGCGTCTTGAGGAGCGGCGACAAGTCGATCCTGTGCTCCCTGTTCCTGATGTCCTCGTCGACCTTCTCGAGCCACCTGAGGAGGGAGCCCTCCAGGTTCTCGGTGCCCGGGACGACGTTCTCCTTCTCGCGGATCCGGCGGTCGAGCTCGCCCCACAGCCAGCCGATCGTGTCGTTGAAGAGCCTGCCCAGGTCGATCGGGTGCGCCCTGGTCCTGATGTCCTCGTCGATCCTGTTCCACCAGGCGGCGATCCAGTCCTCCATGTGCTGGAACATGCGGTCGAAGAAGCCGCCCGGGGTGATCACGGGCTCGGTCTTGATCGCGTTCCAGATGGCGTCGAGGGACTCCCAGAAGAGCCGCGCGAGGGCCTCCTTGAGCTTCGGCGTCATCTCCTGCGCGAGGAGGAGGCCGATGCCGGCCGCCCCGAGGACGCCGAGCGCCTTGGTGATGACGTTGGAGAGGATCGCGACGAGGTTGAAGCCCGTGCCCGCGAGGTCGCCGAGCTTCTGGAACAGGCTCCGGTGGTAGCGCTCGATGTCCGGCTCCTCGCGGTGGACGCCGCGCTTCTCCCGCCGGTCCTCGATGTCCTGCCGCTTCTTCCGCTCCTCGTGGTTGACGAGCTGCTTCAGGTAGCCGGTGAGCTCGTCGTTCGTCATGTCCTTGGACACGGCGAGGATGCCCTTGATATCCGTGCTCAGCTGTTCGAGGATGCCCTCGATGATCTGCTCGCGGAACTCGATGTTGTCCATCGCGTGGTCGAAGACCCGGCGCTGGATGTCCGCGCTCTTGTCCATCGACCACTGCAGCAGCCTGGCGATCTCCGCCATCGTCGGCTGCTTGGACTCCTCGTCCCTCTCGGGCAGCATCTGGTCGAGGGCCTTGCGGATGTGCTCCTCGGCCTGCGTGGTCGCGTTGACGATCGCCTGCTCGCGCTTCTCGCCCGCCTTGATCTGCTGCTGGATCGACCTCGTGATCGACTCGACGTAGGGCTCAAAGATGGCGCCTATCTCGCGTACGATCGGCTGGTCCGCCGGGTCGAGTCTCGGTAGCTTAAGCATTCTTAGCCTTCTCGGCCCTCTCCGCCTTCTTCTCGGCCCACTCCTCTAGGAGCATCAGGTACGCGTCCCTCTCGAACGGGTACATGGCCTCCTGCTCCTCGATCGGCCAGCCGAAGCTCTGTCTCATCTCGAACGTCAGCCTGTAGTGCGCCACCAGAGACGAGTGGCTCAGGCAGACCCTAAAAAATCCCCGAGCCCCGAGATGGTCTTGGTGTGCTCGCCGCCGTCCTTCGTCCTGTACTTCGCGGTGATCTCGATCGTCGGCGCGCTGTCGAAGAACTGCTTGATCTGCTCCATGTGCTCGGTCGTGAAGCCGGAGATGAACTCGTCCACCTCCTCCTTCTTGAAGTCCTTGAGGTCGTAGACCTCGTCGCCCTCGAAGACCTTGTCGATGCAGTCGGCGAGGACGTCGTAGATGTCCTTTAGGTCCCGCTCCATCAGCGTGGTGATCGTCGGGTGCCGGAGCTTGATGCCCACGCTCTTGTTGAGCTGGACGACGCCCTTGTGGGGTTTGGCCGGCTGGCGCACGTTGATCTGGTTCAGGTCCACCTCCGTGTCGACGGTGGTTTTTTCATCATGGCGAATCCTGAGCTTCACCTTCGAGCCGACGGACTTGGCCCTGATGAGGAGGAACAGGTACTCGATGTCGAACAGGGGCAGCCTGTCCGCCTGGACGTCGCCGACGACGCAGTTGTTGACGATCTGCTGGGTGGCGCCGAACGCCGACTTGGCGTCGTTCCCCTCCTTGGCGAGGAGGAGCACCTTCTCCTCCTTGACGGTGAACGGCCTGTACTTCACCTTCTTCCCCGATGGCAGGGTGGCGTCGAACAGGGGGTGGTCTATCTTAGGAAGCGGCATTCTTTTTTTTCTCCATCATATTAAAAATCTGCTCCGGCGTCTCCACGATGTTGTCCTGGATGTGATCTGCATCCTGGAAGTCGATCGTGGTGTAACTGTTGGTCTCGTTCGCGTATATGCGGACAACGAGGCTCATGTTGATCCAAACGTCTGGAACGGTTTCGTTTGCCTTGGTAAGCTTCAACCACATAGTCTTCACTCCTTCATGTTAGAGGTCTGTCTCGGGCTCGTCGGGGACGGAGCCGGAGGTGTGGGCGGCCTGGGTGCCGCCCTGGTTGCCGTACATGTCCGTGCTCGTCCACGTGTAGTACATCAGCGTCACGGGCAGGATCAGCAGGCTGTCGGTGGTCGCCCAGTTGTACTCGAGGGCGCCCATGTGTTTGGGGAAGGCCTGGTGGAGGTCGACCTCGCGGGTGACGAAGCCCTCCTCGTCGTAGGCCTGGATCGAGACCCTCTCGGCGACGTACTCCTTCTCGTAGCGGACCTGGAAGGGGTAGGCGCCGCGGGACCTGCCCGCCAGCGCGCCGTGGGGCTCGAAGTTGATGTTCACCGCGTTCTGGCACCACCGGGTGAAGAAGGTGGTGACCGCCTGCGTGCCGTCGACGATGCACTGCATGCTGACCGGCTCGTAGACGGGGACGGTGGGGAAGTCCTTGCGGGGGCCGTAGCCCATGTTGTCGACGTCCGCCGTCAGGAAGGTCATGCCCGGCATCTGGCACGAGACGCACCAGAACTCGAACTCGCGGCCGAAGGCGGAGTCCTCGGCGTCGGACCTCGCCCAGTCGGCGAAGACCCTGACCCGGAACCTCGCCGGCGACGAGACGCCGTTGAGCCTGCCGAGGGCGGAGTGGAAGCGCTGGATGTCCATTAGAGCTTGTCCATCGAATCTTTCCAGACGTCCTGCTTGCTCTCCTTCATGAACCGCTCGGTGGGCAGGAAGAGGGCTATCTCCCACTGCTCCGACGGGATGGGGAGGAACTGGGACCGGACGTGGCCGTTGAGGTACCGCTTGACGCAGGGCTTGAAGTACGAGAACCTCGCGGCGGAGTTGAGGATCTCGTAGCTGAGGCGGAGGCGCTTGTCCTCCTTGTACCGGCGGTCTTCGAGGGAGTAGAGCGCGTCCATGAGCCGGGCCCTCGCCGGGTAGGGCAGGTAGTGGAGGTTGATGCCCATGAAGCCGCCCTCGAGCAGGCGGAACGGAAATATCAGCGGGAACCTGTCGTAGTAGGGGAGCGTGTCCTTGTGCTTGGGGTCGTAGAAGTAGTGGTACATCTTCCCCGGCACGAGGGTCTGCGTAGCTCGCGGGTCGAGGACGAGGCGCTGGACGTTGACGGAGCGGACCTTCTGGGCCTGGGCCCTGAACCACTCGCGGCTGTCCACCCGGTCGGGGGTGCGGCCGGTCTGATACGCTCTGCGAAGGATCTCCGTGAACGGACCGCCTGCCATTAGAGTCTTGCGACCACCTTCTCGTCTACGAGCTCAAATCTAAGGTTGTATTTATTGCAGAAGAGCCGCGCCGCGGCCCACTTGGCCTGGTTGGTCCGCCACGTCAGCTCCTCGGAGATGACGCGGGCCTTCCTCTTCCCCTTGTAGTGGGTGGGCGGCAGGCTCTCCCTCGCCATCTTGATCTCGACCATGATCTTCTCCTCCTCGCCCTCGGGGGTGAGCCGGCACAGCACGAAGTCGGGGAAGTAGCGCCTCTGCTTCTTCTTGACGGGGTCGTAGTAGGGGACGACCACCTCCTCCGACGACCACCAGACCACCCTGCTCGAGGTGTCGCAGTAGCGCATGAACCGGAGCTCCAGGCTCGAGCGATAGATGATGTTGTTGAGGTCCTTGCCCCTGTACTTTCCGGGGTTGAGGGGTCTGAACTTCCCCTTCCAAGCCATCGCTAGAATCCACAATAAATACCGCGAACCCCACTATGTAGGCAGATGGCCAACCGCTCCAGTCCACTACCAGAAGAGGCGATCCCGGCAGGCATGGAGTCCGTCACCGGCGGCACCTCCTCGCTCCGGTTCCCGCACGACCACGCCCACTACTTCACGATCCTCCAGTTCGTCGAGTTCAAGCGGTCGAACCCCAAGCAGAAGGCGATACGGGTCGACCAGGCCTCCATCGTCCTCCCCCTCCCGCTCAACCTGCACGAGAGCTACGGCATCCAGTACGCCGAGGAGGAGTTCGGCCTCGTGGGGGGACTCGCCAACGTCACCGAGCCGATGGTGAACAAGTACATCGAGGGGGGCACGCTCGAGGACCTCCTCCAGGAGGGCGGTCAGGTGCTCCCCGACTTCGCCAAGAGCCTGGCGAGAAGGACGATGTCCGCGCTGATCCCGGGCGGCATCTTCGACCGGTTCACGGGCACGGCGATCAACCCGCACATCACGGCGGTCTTCGAGGGCGTCCACCTCCGCACCCACCAGCTCCACTGGAGGGTCGCGCCGGAGACCAAGGAGGACAGCCAGGCGCTGAGGGACATCCTCAAGTACATCCGCTCGAGGATGCACCCGACGAAGAAGAACGAGTTCCTGCTCAACTTCCCCAACGAGGTCTACGTCAAGTTCCTCGCCGGCGACAAAGAAATTCTTTATCCCATCTTCAAGAGCGTGGTGACCGAGCTGCACGTCGACAACTCGGCGGACGGGGTCAAGGCCTTCTTCGCCGGCTCCGACGAGCCCTGCGTGATCGAGTTCGGCATCACGCTGAAGGAGGTCGAGGCGGCCACCCGCGAGACCTACGACGGCAACACCGCGCCGGGCGGCACGGGCACCACCACCCCGGGCACGGGCGGCGCCGGCACCGACAACACGGGGACTGCCTGATGGGCGACTGGTTCAAGGCGCACCCGCGGGTCGAGTACGAGGACCGCGCGGCGCTCAACCTGCTCCTGAGGGCGGGCCTGGGCAGGGAGGTGATCGAGAAGTACCGGGTCTTCTATCCCTACTCCGTCAAGGCGTGGGACAGGCCCGACACGATCGCGTTCGCCTACTACGGCGACTCCAAGTACGTCTGGCTCGTCTACCTCGCGAACGACATCCTCGACCCCTACGTCGACTGGGTGATGACCGAGGAGGACCTGCACGCGTACGTCGTCGACAAGTACGGCTCCTACGAGCACGCGGCGTCCACCGTCCACCACTACGAGAACACGGACCCGGCGATCACCTACTGGATGAGCCCAGAGACGCGGGCCGCCCTCCCGCCCGCGGAGAGGATCGGGTTCGACACGGAGGTCACGATCTGGGAGTACGAGCAGGCGAGGAACGAGGACAGGAGGTCCATCCGCCTCCTCGACCGCCGCTACGCGCAGCAGGCATACGATGAGCTGAGGACCGTGTTCGGTGGCGATCGAATCTAGTCCCGACGGCACCTCCTCGGACGAGAGGGGCATAGCCCACAACGTCGACGTCACCAAGCTCGAGCTCAGGAACTGGGCGGGCGAGACGCTGGACCTCAAGTACGTGTTCACCGAGCTGACCTTCAAGACGAGCATCTTCGAGTACTTCATCTCGGGCACGCTGACGGTCTACGACGCGATCGGCATGCTCGCGAAGTTCCCCATCGTCGGCGAGGAGCACCTCGACGTCAGCTTCGAGACCCCCGACAACGGCGCCAAGACGGGCACCTTCCGGGTGTGGAAGGTGACGGACGAGCAGCCCGACCGGGCCGGCCAGTCGATGGTCTACACCCTCCACTTCTGCTCGCCCGAGGTGTTCCGCAACGCCTTCAGCCAGATCATGCGGAGCTACACGACGACGGACGACGCGGGCTCGATCATCAAGGACATCCTCACCAGGGACCTCCAGTCGGGGAAGCTGTACCAGCCGACCGAGATGAAGGACCCCGCCAAGAAGCTCGTGATCCCCAACTACTCCCCCTTCGAGGCGATCGACATGCTCCTCAGGAGGGGCTACAAGGGCGTGAGGGGGAAGTCGGACTACTTCCTGTTCTGGGAGAGGCACGACGGCTACTACCTGAGGATGTTCGAGGACCTCGTCTCCCAGCCCGTGAACAAGCGGGAGCAGGGGGCGCCCGGGACCCCCGGCGAGCCCGGCACGACCCCGGGCCAGAACCCCAACAACCAGGAGACTTGGTACGCCTACGCCTCAGATAAGTACGTCAACAAAGTGGGCGACGAGGACTCGGTCCAGGCCAGGGACATCCGCCGCATCATCAACTACCAGGTCCACAGCAGGTTCGACACCCTCCAGAAGATCCGCGAGGGCCTCTACGAGAACGAGACCGTCCTTTATTCCATCATGGAAAAATCCATCACCGAGAGCGTGTTCAAGCACGAGAGGGACGGGTTCCTCGTCCTGGGCGGGTTCGGCAACGGCGAGGACGCCAAGCTGAACACCCAGCAGTTCATCGGCGAGTGGGCGTCCCAGGAGACGGGGTACGCCTACGAGCAGGCCTCCAAGACGATCCTCAGGCAGAAGGACCCCGAGGAGAAGCCCAACGTGGTGAAGAAGGGAGGCGGCATGTTCCAGTCCGTCCGCGTCGCCTTGAGCCAGATGGGCCTCACGATCACCGTCCCCGGCGACACGATGGTCGACGCGGGCGACCTCGTGAGGGTCGTCATCCCGATCTTCGAGAGCGTCGAGAACAAGGGGGAGCCCGACCCGATGCTGTCCGGCAAGTGGATCGTCGGCAGCGTCTCCGAGAGCATCCTCGCCCCCGACAAGCACGTGATGGTCCTCGACCTGTATCGGGACGCCTACTGGAAGGACATCGGCAGGTCCTCGCTCGACGACGAGGGAGGGACCGGCCAGTGAGCTGCTGGGAGTCGAAGTACGCGATGCTGATCGAGAAGGCCTTCCGCGCCTACTCCGAGCACCGGGGGTGGAAGACCGTAGAGCTGGTCGGCGACATCAAGGCGATGGCCTACCACGGCTTCGACGGCCCGAACCCGTATGAGACGATGGTCGACCTGATGATCGACGACATGGAAAACAAAGAGTGAGACAGGACCCGGAGAACTGGTTCGCCGCGGGCCTGACGGCCTACATCGGCGTGGTGGAGAACGTCCAGGACCCGCTCCAGATGGGACGCGTCCAGGTGCGCTGCCTCGGCGTCCACCCGGAACGAGCTGCAGGCGGCGTCCCCACGGCGGACCTCCCGTGGGCGTGGGTGATGCTGCCGACGACGGCATCGGGCATGTCCGGCATCGGCCAGAACCACGACCTCAAGGACGGCTCGTGGGTGTTCGGCGTCTTCCTCGACGGCAGGGACGCCCAGCAGCCCGTCGTCTTCGGCTCCTTCGCGGGCAGGCCGGGCTTCTCTCCCCTGCAGAGGGAATACCTGGGCAGGCAGCACGCCATCTCGTCGGCGGGACCCGGCGGCATCGGCGGCCTCTTCCAGACCGGCCTCGCGGGCGGCATCCCGGGCCTGGGCTCGGGGGGCAAGTTCGGCTCGACGGTGGGCTCGGTCATGAACATGGCCAACCTGCTCAAGAACGACGACGCAGTCAAGATGGTCTACGCGATGTCCGGCATCGGCGGACCCGGACCGACCCTCGCGCCGCTCGCCGCCGCCATCGACAGGCTCAGCCCGGGCCAGGTCAACACGGGCATGCAGAGGCCGCAGGGCGCGGCCGGCGTGGGCGACCAGACGCTCGCCAACTTCCCCGACCTCGCCAAGACGCTCTTCGGCGCGGGCGGCGCGACCGTGCCCACCGCGGCCCGTGAGCCCTCGCCCCTCGCGGGCGCCAACATGGGCTCCGCCGCAGGACCGGGCGAGCCCTTCACCGCCCAGAACATGACGGCCCAGGTCAGGTCCGACTTCGACGCCATCGTCGCCACCGCACCCCAGGACGTGGGCATGATCACGATCCACTGCTCGGCGACCAAGAAGAACTCCCGCTACTCGCTCGACCAGATGAGGGCCGACCACCTGAGCAGGTCGGACATGGACGGGAAGGGGATCGGCTATCACCTCGTCATCGACGAGACGGGCCAGCTGATCCGCACCCGCGACATGGGCCAGACGGGCAGCCACACGGGCAACATGAACCGCCCGTCCATCGGCGGCCAGTCGATGCAGAACATCGGCATCTGCCTCATCGGCGGGCTCCCCGAGTCGGGCCAGCGGTCGAACCTGATGAGGCTGCCCCTCGACTCCAAGTTCCACGCGATCCAGTTCGACGTCCTGGGCAAGCTCGTCGACGCCTTCATCCGCCGCTTCCCCCAGCTGAGGGTCGCCGGCCACAACGAGTTCTCGTCCAAGGAGTGCCCGACGTTCAGCGTCCCGCACTGGATGCAGAACCGCTACAACACCAACTCCAACGTCGAGAAGGACGGGACGAAGAGGATCTCCAACCCGTCCGACCCGGGCTCCGTGCCCGGCCAGGTCATCGACCCGGTCAACGACACCACCCAGGGGGGAGGCGGCTCCGGCGACGACCAGAGCCAGGCTCCCTCGGCTGGGCCGGGGGCCTCCCGGGGCTATCAGGGCGGCCCCCACCATCCCGTGCCGACGTACGCCGCCACAAGGCAGTCGGACGTGCCTGCGCCCGTCAGGACGAACGCGCTCTCGGGGGGACCCGCGACGACGGGCTTCCGAGACGTCGGCGGCGGCCCCGAGCAGCAGTACCTCGCCAAGATCCAGGAGCCGACCCTGTGGCAGTTCAAGGAGGCCCGCGAGGCGGACTCCCTCGACGCCCGGTCCGTGCCCCGCGAGTGGGCGGTGCCCCTCTACAACCACGGCGGCGAGTACGGCATGGCCCACATGGTCAAGTCGACCGAGGGCGGCAACCACATCCTCCTCGACGACACGCCGGGCAACCAGAAGGTCGAGGTCCTCCACCCCTCGGGCTCGATGATCCAGCTCCAGGCGGACGGCTCGGGCATCTTCTACATCAGGAAGGACCGCTACCAGGTCGTCATCGGCGACGACTCGGTGGGCGTCATGGGCTCGGTGAAGCTGTCGATCGGCGGCGACTTCAACATCTCCGTCCAGGGCAACGTGCGCTGGGACGTCACGGGCAAGTACCTCGTCAACGTGGCGGGAGAGCTCCACGAGCTGGTCAGGGGCGACTCGGCGAGGGTGACCGAGGGCAGCTCCATCCAGCAGACGAAGAAGAACGCCGTCACCCGCGTGGGCAAGGACCACGACGTCCAGGTCGGCGGCAAGAGGCACACCTCCGTCAGGGGCACGGACCAGCGGGTGGTGAGGGGGAACTCGGGCGAGACCGTCCACGGCGACTCCGTCAGCCACGTCGAGGGCAACCGGAGCGAGCAGACGATCGGCGCCACCGCGATGCACGCGAAGAACCTCGCCCTCCAGTCGCAGAAGGAGGCGATCATCTCCTCGGGCGGCAACTTCGTCCTCAACGCCAACGGCAAGATGACCGCGATCGCGAGGGGCGACCAGCTGATCGAGACGAAGGCGGGCCTGAAGGTCGTCGTCGCGTCCGACGCGCTGATCACGGCCACGGGGGCGATCCACGAGAAGAGCGGCGGCGTCTTCAACATGCAGTCCGGCGGGGCGATGAACCTCAAGGCCGGCGGCAACATCAACGCCGACGGCACCCAGATCCACCTCAACTCGGGCGGGGCGGCGTCGGCCACGGCCGCGACGGGCACCTCCACCGCCAACGTCGAGGCGACCCCGGCCCAGCTCACCCCCGAGAGCACGCCCGCGGACTCGGCCTCCAACATCAACTCCGAGCAGGTCACGCAGGGCGAGATGGACGCCAACGAGGCCCAGGACGAGCAGGGCCAGAACGGCCAGGAGGCCCCGGGCTCGATCAACTCCGGCGGCGGCGCCACGGCGGGGGGCGACCTCTTCCAGCCGACGACCGGCGGCGGACCCGTGGGACCGGCGTCCCTCGGCAACTTCAGGGGCAACGCCTGCGACATCGCCAACGACCTCGTGTCGAGGGGCTGGTCCAGGCACGGCGCCGCGGCCATGACGGGCGCCCTCATCCAGGAGAGCTCGCTCAACCCGCAGGCCCTCGGCGACGCGGGCACGAGCTTCGGCATGGCCCAGTGGCGGGGACCGAGGCTGACGGCCCTCCAGCAGTTCAGCCAGCAGAACGGCCTTGACTACAGGACGCGGGAGGCGCAGGTGCGCTTCATCGACCACGAGGCGAGGGGCAGCCACTCGGGCTCGGGGGGCGCGGGCATGATCAACGCGACCGACATGGCGGGGGCCATCAGGGGAGCGGCCGCATACGAGAGGTTCCAGGGCTGGGACAACGGGGCGTTCAGCGGCGGGGCGTGGGGCAACCGGGCCGGCTACGGCATGGGCGTCTACAACGAGTGCTTCGGCGGCAACGAGACCGGCGTCGGCGGCCAGCAGCCGTCGAACATCGACGCGTTCACGGGCGGGGCCAACAACAAGCCCGGCGACTTCCAGACCGGCGTGGGCGAGGAGCAGACGCCCGCCCAGGCGGAGAAGGAGCCGATGGTGGGCGAGCGGGGCGTCGTCGGCGGGGACGTCAACGAGGGCACCAAGATCTCCAGGTACTTCACGCTGGGCGACCTCTGCCCGACCAGTAAACTGAAGCACCCGGCGATGATCAACACGCCCCGCGGACAGGTCGCCTCGGGCACGATAATTAAGAACCTCTCTGCGCTGGCGACGAACGTCCTCGACCGCATCCAGGACAACGTCGGGAACGTCACGATCACGTCCGGCTACCGGTCGCCCGAGTACAACGCCGCGCTGAGGAAGAAGAGCTCGGGCGTGGCGAAGAACTCCGACCACATCCAGGGGCAGGCCGCGGACATCAAGGTCGCGGGCAAGTCGCCGAGGGAGGTCGCGGCGTGGATCGAGAGAAACATCCCGCAGGTCACGTCCATCGGCATCTACAAGAGCTGGGTCCACGTCGGCTGGTCCCGCTCGGGCAACGGGGGTAGGATCCGAAGGTGGTAAGCAAGGTCTTCATCCCGCCGGGGGCGACCGAGGTCGGCAACAGCGTCCTCCTGTCCACGGGCGTCACGATCCCGAAGTACGCGGTGACCGCAGTTCCGCTGCTCGGCAACCCCAACCCGAGGCAGACGACGACCCGCTCCAACAACCGGGAGGCAGCGAACACCCTCTACATCGACGTCATCACGGGCGAGGTGACGACGGAGCGACGCCCGAACTCCGGCCACAACCAGGTCAGGGTGTCGGCCACCGCGGCGTCGAACAACACGTGGGACTTCACCAACTTCAGCTCCACCGTGGACATGCGGGCCCTCATGGCCGGCCTGGGCAGGTACTACGCCCGGCTCGAGAGGGCGGTGACCGCCCAGGAGGTCAACCCGGGCTACTTCACGGCCGTCCCCGAGGGGGCGAGGCCAACGACGAACACGTCGGTGCTCGACTCCGACGCCTACACGGCCCAGAGCTACCAGCTCAGCGACAACTACCGGCTCGTCAACGTCCTCGTCGCGGGCTACGCCCAGCAGATACTCGCGGACCAGGACGGGCTGACCAAGAAGCAGATCGTCGAGAACCTCAAGCACCTGGCGGTCAACGTCATCGAGCGAGTCAACGCCCCCAACCAGTACCTCGACGCCCTCCAGGCGGCCCAGAACCTGGGCTACAGCGACCGCACGGTCACCTTCCTTATCCACTCCGGCTACGTCCAGTCGGGGGCCTTCACGCCCTTCCCAGAGGCGCGGCGGGGCAGGGTGGTCCGGATCGAACCCAGGGCCAACCCGCAGCGGGTCTATCAGAAGGCGATGGACCTCGCGCTGAAGCTCAACTTCGACCTCATCAGCCTGGACTACTACCCGGACACGCCGACCCTCATCACCGTGGTCGACTCCGCCCCCGGCGTCAAGGGCCTGAGGAAGCTGCAGACGACCTGGGACAACTCCGTCGTCTCCGTCAACCGGCTCCTCCACGTCGTCAAGTCGAACGCGAGCTTCGCCGACGCCGTGGCGGCGAACACGGCCACCCACGACACCGACGCCGACATCCACCACGAGGAGACGGACGACTACTCCACGCTGGAGGACCTGCTCCAGGACCTGGAACTGTTCGAGTCCCCCGCCAAGCAGGCGGAGCTGGCGAGCTCGCTCGGGATGAAGTCCAACCCGTTCCTGTCCGGCGGCCTCGCCGAGAAGCTGGGCATGGCGAAGAGCGTCCTCTCCGCCCTCCAGGGCTCCGTCCGGTGCCCGAGCCAGACCGAGAAGAACTGGAAGCTGTTCCCGACGAGCAGCCACCCGGCCTTCAGGCAGCTGTCCGAGGTGACCCAGCTCGACGACGGCGACACCCAGAACACGATCCCGTTCAACGTCCGCGCCAACAACCCCCTCAAGGTGCCCAAGGTGGAGGGGGTGACCGACCTCGTCACCCGCTTCGGCTACCTGGGCGAGGCGGGCGGCATGGCCGTCTACCGGGACCACATCGGGGGAGCCGCGGCCGGACTCGCCTACCTGATGCAGAACGGGCAGGGGCAGACGATGGGGAACGCCACCGCGGGCATCCTCAACGGCGGACTCTCGAGCATGTCCCGCGGCTCGGGGCTCCTCGACGACGTCACCTCGATGACGAGCTCCAAGGTCTTCGGCGGCATGGGCCACGACCTGTTCGGGAAGTTCGACCCGTCCGGCGTCCTCCAGGGCTGCGCCACGGTCGACACCGGGAACTTCGACCAGACGATCCAGTACGCGGCCTCCCTCGCCAAGCAGGTCGCCAACCACGACCGGAGCACCCTCACCCACGACGAGTGGGCGTCGGCCTTCCAGATCGCCAAGAACGAGGCGAACGAGCACGTCACGCGGACGACGACGGGCGTCGACCTGCCCGCGACGGAGTTGGCGAACACGGCGAACACCGGCGTCATGACGACCGTCCAGGGCAAGTTCAGCGGCCACCAGGTCGACTACGAGGCGAGGGGCCAGTACGAGAAGTGGAACCCGATCTCGAACTACCAGCAGTACGCGAACACGAACTGGAAGCCGTGGATCGACGCGGGTCTCCTCGTCTACGAGCAGAAGAGCGCCAACACCGACGTCGACAAGTTCGCGAAGGCCCAGGAGGCGCAGGAGCTGAACCAGGACTCGACGAACCCGACGAGGTACAGCACGCTCGAGTGGGAGCCCCCGAGTTCATCCTAAATAGCGGCCATGAAGGAATGGCTGAAGATAATCGGGATGTGGATCGGTCTCCTCGCGGGTCTGGCGGCGTTCGGGGCGTTCTGCCTGTTCTACCTCCTCCACGCGCTGGGAAGCCTGAACCACTAGGATGGCGAGGACCGAGCGAGAGAAGGTCCCGGTCCGCTACCGGGACTTCCGGATCAACCTCGACGTCCACCCCCTCAAGGGAGACGTCGCGCTGGTCACCAACGCCGACGCGGTGAAGAGGTCGGTGAGGACCCTGCTCCTCACGGGCCCGTTCGAGCGACGGTTCAGGCCGTACATCGGCTCGGGCCTGCAGAAGTACCTGTTCGAGAACGTCACGCCGGTCACCGCGGAGCTCATCCGGCAGGCGATCATCACGACGATCACGAACTGGGAGCCGAGGGCGAGGCTGATCGACGTCGTCGTCAGGATGCAGCCCGACTACAACAGCTACATGGCGACGGTCACGTTCGGGATCCAGAACTCGCCCGAGGTGGTCGAACTCAACCAGGTTCTCGCGAGGATCCGATGATCGAAGGCATCCTGTTCTGGACCGCGCTGGTCCTCATGTTCCCCGCCGCTTTCTTCCTCGCCGCGCTGGTGTACACGTGCATCGAGGGGAACGGCCCCGACGACGCGGCGGCCGCGGCGGTCCTGTTCAGCCTCGTCGTGATCGTGTCCATCCTCGACCTCGTCATGTGGGTCTCGTACTGGATCGCATCGTAACATGCCGAGCACGCGCCGCTTCCTCAGCACCGACCAGCTGGACTTCCTCGCCTACAGGGAGGCGCTGAAGGAGTACCTGCAGAGCCAGGACAAGTTCCTCGACTTCAACTTCGAGGGCTCGAACATGGCGATCCTGCTCGACCTCCTCGCGCTGAACACCTTCCAGAACGGCTTCTACCTGAACATGATCGGGTCCGAGATGTTTCTGGATACTGCCAGATTGCTCGACTCCGCCTACTCCCGCGCAAAGGAGCTCAACTATGTCCCGCGATCGAGGACTTCAGCTCGTGCCGTGGTCACCTGCGTGGTCGACGTCAACGGGCAGACCCCCGACACCGTCACGATCCCCAAGTACCACCCCTTCGTCTCCCAGGGATTCGACGAGGACGGCAACTCCATCAGCTACCAGTTCATCACGGACTCGGCCCACGTAGTCCAGCGCGGTGCCGGCGGCACCTACGTCTCCGCCAACGTCGAGATCTTCGAGGGCGTCCTCGTCCGCGAGGTCTTCACGGTCAACTCGACGAGCACCTACGTGCTCCAGTCCGCGAACATCGACATCGACTCCATCGAGGTGGTCGTCCAGACCTCCAACACGGACACGACGAACTCCGAGTGGACGCGGGCCGAGAACCTCTACGGACTGACCGAGGAGGACGAGGTGTGGTTCCTCCAGGGCGCCTACGACGGCCGGTACGAAATTGTTTTTGGTAATGGAACAATTGGTAAAGAGCTCGAGACGGGCAACCTCGTCAGGGTCTTCTACCGGGACACGACGGGCGAGGAGGCCAACCTGCTCGGCACCTTCGCGTCCGACGACCTCGTCGAGGGCTTCGAGCTGGACACGGTGACCACGATCACCCGCGCCTACGGCGGCTCCGAGAAGGAGGACGTCGACGGCATCCGCTTCAACGCCCCCCGCCACTTCACGACCCAGGAGCGGGCGGTCACCAAGGCCGACTTCATCAACCTCGTCCGCCAGCGGTTCCCCCAGCTCGAGGCCGTCACCGCATACGGCGGAGAGGAGGTCACGCCCAAGCAGTACGGCAGGGTCATCATCTCCGTCAAGCCCGCGGGCGGGACGGTCATCTCGAACCAGCTCAAGAACGACATCATCGCCTACCTGACGGGCAAGAACATCGTCACGGAGTCGGTCATCCAGGACCCCGAGTTCCTCTACCTCAAGATCAACTCGAACGTAGTCTACGACAAGGACAGGACGACGAAGAGCCACAGCGAGATCGTCTCCCTGGTGAGGGAGGCCATCGAGACCCACGTCGACGACGAGCTGGAGGACTTCGGCATCGACTTCAGGTACAGCCAGCTCGTCAGGGACATCGACGACGCCGACGAGTCCATCGTCTCCAACGACACGGAGGTGACCCTCGTCCGCCGGTGGTCGCCGAACACGGGGTCGACCCAGTCGCTCGTCTTCTCGTTCGACAACCGGCTCAGGGACGAGACCCGCTCCTCCCAGCCCCTCACCCACGACGGCATCGTGTACAGCGACGCCTTCGGCTACGTCAAGAACCAGACGGAGTTCGAGGCCGTCCTCCAGGACGACGGCGACGGCACGATCATCGTCTACACGACGGACGACGGCGAGAGGGTCGTGCTCGAGTCGGACATCGGCACGGTCAACTACGCCTCGGGCGACGTCTCGCTGACCCTCAACGTGGCGTCCTACTCGGGCTACATCAGCATCCACGGCGTGACCGAGGGCAGGGACGTCACCGTCCGCGCCAACAAGTTCCTGACCGTCGACCCAGAGGACATCACGGTCACTGTGACCGACGCGGAGGACTAACGTGAAGGCCGCGGACCCCCGCATCGCCCACTTCATCGAGAGGCAGTTCCCCGAGGTCTACCGCACCGAGGGCCCGCAGCTCGTCGAGTTCGTCAAGAGCTACTACGAGTGGCTGGGAGAGTCCAACAACGTCCTGTCCGAGGCCAGGAACCTCCAGCGGAACCGAGACATCGACGACACCCGCGAGGCCCTCCTCGACAACTTCGTCATCGAGTACATGCACGGGCTCCCCGTGGAAATTCTTGGTGATAGAAGATTCCTCCAGAAGCACATCCTCGACCTGTACCGGTCCAAGGGCTCGAACGCCGGCCTGAAGCTCCTGTTCCAGCTCATCTACCGGGAGGACATCGACATCTACATCCCGTCCCGGGACATGCTCGCCCCGTCGGACGGCACCTGGCACCAGCCCAAGTACCTGGAGATCAACTACACCCGCTTCAACCAGGACTACCTGCTCAAGCAGATCACGGGCGTGAACTCCGAGGCCACGGCCATCGTCGAGGACTACGTCATCCGGAACGTCCGCGGCCGGCCCGTCTACCTGTTCTACCTGTCCAACATCGTCGGCGAATTCGAGGTCGGCGAGCCCATCTCCTACGAGGGCTTTGAGGACCCCACCAAGATCCCGAGGATCCTGGGCAGCGTGACCGAGATGGTCGTCACGGGCGGGGGCCTCGACAACCGCATCGGCGACGCCTACAGGGCGGGCGACGACCAGGGCACGGGCATCGGGCTCGAGGTCAGGGTCAGCGAGCTCCGCGCCCGCGGCACGGGCCTCATCGAGTTCAGCATCCAGTGGGGCGGCACCGGCTACACGATGGACTCCCTCGTGTACATCATCAACAAGGCCATCCTGACCGAGGACGGGGCGGACTACATCTTCTGCGAGGACGGAGTCCCCCTCGACGCGGCCTTCGTCGGCTCGGGCGCGACCTTCGAGGTAGGCTCGATCGTCAACACCGAGATCCTGAGCTTCTCCGACACGATCGTGCTCCCCTACGAGAACGACACCCTCGAGGACTTCACGTTCCTGTACAACCCGATGGTCCTCCAGGAGGACACGGGCGCGATCTACACCGAGGACGGGACGCAGGTCTTCGTCACCGAGACTCTCGCCTCCAATACGACGATGAACGACAACGCCCTCGTCTCCGACTGGGAGGAGGCGAGCAACACGACGGTCGGCACGATCGGCAGCCTCGTCAACATCAACCCCGGCTCGGAGTATACCGAGGACGTCACCGTCTGGGTCGTCGAACCTTCCATCCTCTCCTTCGAGCTGGCCGCCAACAACGGCTACATGGGCAACAACGCGGTCATCGAGGGGGAGGCCGTGGCGGGCTCCAACGTCGCGACGGCTATGCGCGTCGTCGACTCGGGCTTCGGCTACGCCAACGGCCAGGCGCTGACCCTCAACTACTCGGGGAACGACTTCCTGAGGAGGGAGAACGTCGACGAGACGCTGACGACCGAGGACGGCGAGGCCCTCGTGTGGGGCGACGTCGCCCAGGAGACGGAGCTCGAGGCCGAGGCGGTCATCGGCGCAGTGGGCTTCGGCAGGGGCGAGTGGACGTCGACCAAGGGCTTCCTCAACGCAGACAAGTACATCCAGGACTCGTTCTACTACCAGGAGTACAGCTACGACGTCCAGTCGAGCAGGTCCTTGGACCGGTACGAGGAGACCCTGCGGAAGGTCTATCACCCGGCCGGCGTGGAGCTGTTCGGCACCGCCGTGGTCCGGGACGAGGTCGACCTCGAGTCGACGGTCACCCCGAACACGAGCAGCGCCAACGTGGGCGCGGGCACGAGCTCCCTGACTCTGCTCGGCAGCGAGACGGGCATGGCGATCGACTTCTCCAACACCGAACCCAACATCACCATCTGGCACGGCTCTAACGGCGCGCTGTCCTTCGCCGGCGACCCGTTCGACAAGCTGACGCACACCCGGGCGTCCACGGGTACGTACTACAACGCGAACGGCATCCTGACCACCGCGGCGGTCGACGAGCCCCGCTACGACTACAATCCTACCAACCTGACGCCGAGGGGCCTCCTCATCGAGCCCCAGCGCACCAACCAGATGCTCCATTCCTCGGACTACACGCAGTCGGCATGGACGGTCGAGCGGGCCACGGTTAGCAAGTCCGTCACGGGGCCGGACGGGGTGGCGAACAGCGCGTGCCGGGTCACGGAGACCGCCACCACGGGTACGCACGGTTTCATCGGCAACACGGCGAACCGGCCTGCCGTGGGCACCTCCGACACCCAGGTCCTGTCCGTGTACCTCAAGTACGGGACCCGCCGGTACGTCTCCGTGATGCTCGCCGACGGCTCGGGCACGGGCGCGGGCATCATCGTCGACCTGCAGAGCGGCACGATAACAGACGACAACGCCGCGTCGTGGACCTACCTCGCCTCCTCGATCGAGGCCTGCCCGGACGGGTGGTACAGGGTCGTGCTCGCCGCCGACACGGGGGCAGCAACGACGGCGGTCCCCCACGTGAGGTTCGCCTCCGCGAATGCCTGGGGCGGCGCCTTCGGCACGGAGGACGCGATACTCAGCTACGCGGGCGACGCCGCCGCGTACGTGGACGTGTTCGGCATGCAGTTCGAGGAAGACGTCTCGTGGGCCACTAGCTACATCCCGACGACCACGGCTAGCGTCACACGCCAGCAAGACCAGACCGCCATCCTGACGACCCTATTCCCATACAGCGCCACGGCGGGTACGATCTCGGCCGAGTTCACGCCCCACCTGCGCTCGGGCAACCCGGTCGACTACGTCTGGGACCTCTACTTCAGCGAACCCGAGCGGATAGGCCTGTTCTGGAACGATACCCCGGAGGCCCGTCTCATCGTCGACGACAACAACTCGTCGGTCGTCAGCTTCACCAAGGGCATCAACGCCCTCGGCACGACGAGCAAGGTGGCCTTCGCCTGGGCCCTCAACGACGCGGCGGCCGTTTGCAACGGCGGATCGCCGTCTACAGACACCTCCGTCAGCCTGCCCGATGCCGCGACCGTGCTGAACATCGGCCACCAGAACGGCAGCAACGTGGGCAACGGCTGGATAAGAAAGCTTAAATACCTGCCACGCAGGGCCACCAATACCGAGCTGCAGACCTTTACGAGCTGATAAATGACCCACATGGTTCTAACCAACTACTGGAGGAGCTGCCTCCTCCAGCACTTCCTCGAGTCCCTCGCGAACACGAACCACTACGTGTTCGTCAGCCGGTACACGCCGTGGACGGACGACGACGACCCCGACGAGGCGGACGAGTCCCTCTACGTCAGCCACTACCTGCCCCACAGGGAGATGATCTACGCCAAGAAGTTCGACGACACGGACTGCGCCTACCTGGTCACCAGGAACGTCTGGACGACGAACACCCTCTACTCGGCCTACGACGACCGGGACGAGGAGCTCAGGGACAAGACCTTCTTCGTCATCACGGACGAGCGGAAGGTCTACAAGTGCCTGTTCAACAACGCCAACACCCGCTCCACCTCCAAGCCGACGACCACGGCGAACACCCCCTTCCAGACCGGCGACGGCTACATCTGGAAGTACATGTTCACGGTCACCCAGGCCAAGCTCGACGCCCACGAGACGAGCACCCTTTTCCCGATCGAGGCCAACGCCACCATCGAGGAGGCGGCCATCGACGGGGCTCTCGACGTCATCCTCGTCGAGACCAACGGCAACAACTGGGTCGCCACCACGAACGGGACGATCGTCTCGAAGGTGTCCAACACCCTGTTCCAGATCGCCAACGCGGCGTCGACCTCGAACGACATCTACGTCGACTCCGCCATGTACATCCAGGCGGGGAACGGGGCCGGCCTCCTGAGCGTGATCACAGACTACGTGTCCAACTCGACGGGCAACTTCGTCACCCTGGCCACAGCCATGTCGAACGTCACCCTCGGCTCCCAGTACCTCATCACCCCCCAGATCCGCATCACCGGCGACGGCTCGGGGGCGAAGGCCTACTGCACGGTCAACGCGAACACCTTCAAGATCCAGGACGTCTCCGTCATCAACGTCGGCTCGGGCTACTCCCGGGCCACGGTCAACGCGGTGGCGGCGGCGGGCGTGGGCAACACGTCGGTCGTCCTGAGGGCGGTGATCGGCCCGCCCGGGGGGCACGGGTCCAACCCGGTCGACGAGCTGATGAGCCAGCGCCTGTCCATCTCGATCGACATCGAGAGCTCGGACGCCATGCCCTCCAACGTGGACTTCAGGACGGCGGGCATCATCAAGGCCCCGCTGGCGAGGAACTCCGCCAACGCCTTCGTCAACGCCGAGATCGTCCAGCACTACCGGGCGAACATCGCCCTCGGCGTGGGCATAACCAGCCCCTTCTCCAACGACGAGGTCATCACGGGCCAGACGTCGGGGGCGACGGGCACGGTCCTGTGGTCGAACACGACCTACCTCCGCTTCAGCTCCGTCCTCGGCACCTTCGCCAACGCGGAGACGATCATCGGCGCGAACTCTTCCGTGGCGGCCACGATAAGCGCAATAAATACCCCGGACGTCGAGGAGAACAGCGGCGAGGTCCTCTGCGTACAGAACTTCGAGCCCATCGTGAGGACCGCGGTCACGAACGAGACGGTTCGCGTCATCCTGAAGGTCTAGCGGCTGAATGTCTGTCCTCAATACCGACTTTAACGTAAACCCCTACTACGACGACTTCGAGGAGGACGCGGACTTCTACCGCGTCCTGTTCAGGCCCGCGACCCCGGTCCAGGCGAGGGAGCTGACCCAGCTCCAGACGATCCTCAACCAGCAGATCAAGCGGTTCGGCGACCACGTCTTCAAGGACGGCTCCGTCGTCGACGGCTGCCACGTCACCTACCACGACCCGTTCCGCTACGTCTCCGTCGGCGACTCGTTCGCCTCCAACGCCGACCTGTCCGTCTCCGAGATCGAGTCGGATATGCTCCTCGTCGGCAACACGTCCGGCGTCAGGGCCATCTGCCACAAGGCGGTCGAGGGCTTCGAGGCCAGCTTCCCCGAGTCCAACCGCTTCTACGTCTCCTACCTGAGGACGGGCGCCAACTCCGAATCCACCTTCACGGCGGGCGAGTGGATCAAGGTCTACACCTCCGACCAGGGCAAGCACGACACGAGCCTGAACAACGGCAACCTCCTCGACCAGATCCAGGTCATCAACGACCCGGACGCGACGGGCGAGGGCTACGGCGTCACGATCGGCGACGGCATCATCTACCACAAGGGCTTCTTCCAGAGGGTCGAGAGCCAGACGATCGTCATCAAGGAGTTCGACACCGACCCGACCAACTACCGGGTGGGTTTCGACACGCTCGAGGAGATCATCACCGAGGACCAGGACGAGAGCCTGAACGACAACGCCCTGGGGTATCCCAACTTCAACGCCCCCGGCGCCCACCGCCTCAAGCTTACCCCCGTCCTCGTCTCCAAGCTCAGGACGGAGACGACCAACAACGTCAACTTCTTCGCCATCGTCGAGTTCGACAACCGCGAGCCGACCGAGCAGAACATCGACCCGGTCTACAACAAGCTCGGCGACGAGTTCGGCAGGAGGACCTCCGAGGAGTCCGGCGACTATCACGTCAAGCCGTTCACCATCGAGACCTTCCCGGGCATCAACGCCAACACGGGGCTCGAGGACGCCAACCTCTTCGCCTACTCCATCTCGACGGGCATCGCCTACGTCAAGGGCTACCGCATCGAGAAGATCGGCACGTCCAACATCGTCACGACCCGCGCCTTCACGACGCAGACCTCCGAGGCCCAGATCGTCACGGCGAACTACGGCAAGTACGTGATCGTCGACCAGATGCTGGGCACGTTCGACTACAAGAACCTCGACGAGGTCCAGCTCTACGACCAGGCGCAGGCCTCGATCACCGACCTCGAGGACCCGGACGCCGCCCGCTCGGGCAACAACATCGGCAACGCCCACATCAGGATGGTCGAGCACTACTCGGGCACCAAGGGCATCGCCAACTGCCAGTACCTCGTGTACCTCGACAACGTCCGGATGAACTCGGGCCAGTCGTTCTCCGACGTCAAGGCCATCTACGCCAACACCGCCGGCTACTCCGGGGCGAGGGCGGACGTCGTCCTCGAGACCCAGCACAACGCCAACGGCTCCACCTCCAACGTCGCCATCCTCCACGACGGCGAGCTGGGCTGCCTGGTCTTCCCGACCGGCGCGAGGGCGACCAAGAGCCTCTACGACAACTCCGGGGCCTCCGACACCCAGTTCGTGTTCCGCGACTACGCCAACGCCACGCTGGCCGTCAACGGCTTCATCTCCGTCACGACCAACCCGGCGGCCGCGGGCGGCTCGGAGAGGATCAACGCCTCGGGCACGATCACGTCCCTCGCCGAGAAGGCCAACTTCGACGTCGTCCTCACCGTCGACGTCCTGACGACCAACCTCGCGGGCACCGTCTCGGGCAACACGACGGTGGCCAACCTGGTCGGCACGTCCACCGCCTTCGACGTCCAGTTCAAGGCCGGCCAGTACATCAAGTGCTTCCACCAGGGCGGCGGCGGGTTCGACTACCGCAGGATCGTGTCGGTCACCAACGCGACGCACATGGTCCTCGCTGCGAACCTGACGCAGACCAACACGGCGATGAACTACGCCAAGCTGTACCCCGAGGGCAGCCACGTCGACCTCTCGTCCGCGTCGGCAAACATCATCGTCGCCTCGAACACGACCCTGCAGATCAACTCGGACCTCGAGCTCAACGCGGCCCTGACCGCGACCTCCACGGTCCACGTCCACTACCCGGTCCTCAAGCACGACGCCTTTCCCATCGGCAAGGACGTCCGCAAGGACAGGTACGTCAAGATCGACTGCTCGAACAACGGCATCACGGGACCGTGGTGCCTTGGCTTCCCCGACGTCTACGACATCCAGGCGGTCTACGCGGGCACGACCTACGACGTGACCAACCCCGACCAGAGCCACTGGTTCGAGTTCGACGACGGCCAGCGGGACGCGTGGTACGACCTGGCGACCCTGCGGGTCAAGCCGGCCTACAGGAGCAAGGTCTCCGCCTCGTCCAAGCTGCTCGTCAAGTTCAGCTACTTCAACCCGAACACCAACGGCGGCGTCGGCTTCTACTCCGTCGACTCCTACCCGACGAGCAACACCGCCAACTCGACGACGATCGAGTGGGGCGAGATCCCGACCTACCGGACCAGCGCGGGCGAGGTCGTCGACCTCAGGGACGCGGTCGACTTCAGGCTCCACAAGGCCAACACGGCCGCGGACGCCACCGCGGTGGGCTCGGCGACGATCAACCCCGCCAACTCCGGCGTGGGCTTCGCCGCCTCGACGATCGGCTATCACCCGGAGCCGGACTCCAACTTCCAGGCGGACATCACGACCTACCTGCCGCGGCGGGACCTGGTCGTCGTCAACAAGCTCGGCGACTTCACGGTCGTCCAGGGCCAGCCCGGCGTCTTCCCGACGACCCCGACCCACGACGACGACGTCATGCTCGTCGCCACCGCCTACGTCCCGGCCTGGCCGACGCTGAGCCAGCGCGAGGCCGAGTCGCTGGGCAGGCACGACCTCAAGGTCCGCCACGACATCAAGACGAACCGCCGCTACACGATGCGGGACGTCGGCGTCATAGACCAGAGGCTCAAGAGGGTCGAGTACTACACCGTCCTCAACGCCCTCGAGCAGAAGGCGAGGGACTTCACGGTCCCCGACGTCGACGGCCTGGACAGGTTCAAGAACGGCATCTTCGCAGATCCCTTCAACAGCCACTCGCTGGGCAAGGTCACGGACCAGGAGTATCGGGTCTCGATCGACCAGGACTACGGGGTCGCCCGACCGCCGTTCAGGACCCACGCGGTCGACTTCACCTACAACAGCTCGAACTCGACGACCCAGAGGACGGGCAACTACGTCACGCTCCCCTACACGCACGTCGCCTGGATCCACCAGCACTTCGCCTCCAAGATCAGGAACTGCGTCGAGAGCCAGTGGGCGTGGACGGGCAAGTGCACGCTCTACCCGAACTTCGACAACAAGAGGGACGAGACCCGCGTCCCCAACCAGAACATCACGATGGACCTGAGCCAGCCGTGGGAGGACTTCTTCGACAGCTCCTTCGGCAGCCAGTTCGGCGACTGGAGGACTGTGCAGACCTCCAACACGAGGCAGACGAACACCGTCACCTCGGGCAGGACGACCACGACGACGACCACGGAGACGCGGACCCGGATCGTCGAGGAGCTGCAGATGGAGACGATGACGAACCAGCACCAGATCGGCCCGTTCGTCCGCGACGTCTCGCTCGAGCCCTACATCCGGCCGAGGATGGTCGCCTTCGTCGCCACCAACCTGAAGCCCAACACCCGCATCCACGCCTTCTTCGACAACGTCAACGTCGACGCCCACTGCGCGCCGGCCGACTACTCGAACGTCACGAACCCCGAGGAGGGCCGCGAGGACAAGATCCTGACGAGGACGGGCGCGTTCGGCGCCAACCTGACGTCCGACAGCGCGGGCAACCTGCTCGGCCTGTTCAGCATCCCGGCGGGCACGTTCCGCCAGGGCGACAGGAACTTCCTGCTCTGCGACGTCTCCGACCTGGTCACGGGCAACACCGCCATCCTGACGAGGGCCGACGCCCGCTTCACCGCGGCCCAGCTCGCGGTCACGACCCAGGGGGTCACCCTCAACACGATCGAGCCCGAGATCGGCGTCGTCACGACGACCAACACCCAGGTCATCGTCACGACCACCACGCAGACGAGGAACCCGCCCCGCCCCCGCAACACCGGCGGCGGCCGAGACTGGTCGAACATGCGGCGCGGCTACCTCGACCCCCTCGCGCAGAGCATCTTCGCCAACATACCGACGAGCGACTCCGGCGCGTTCGCGACCAAGCTCGACCTGTTCTTTGAGTCCAAGGACCCGAGCCTGGGCATCACCGTCTTCGTGACGGAGATGAGGTTCGGCTTCCCCGACACGACGAGGATCATCGGCCGGGCCTACCTGACGTCCGACGAGGTCAACGTCTCCGACGACGGCACCGAGGCGACGACCTTCACCTTCGACCACCCCGTCTACATGACCAACGGCGAGAAGTACGCCCTCATGGTCAAGCCCGACGGCGACAGCCCCGAGTACCGCATCTGGATCGGCGAGACGGGCGAGTTCGACGTCGACACGGGCGTCCAGATCTACCAGAACCCCTACGCCGGCGTCCTGTTCACGTCCTCGAACATGAACACGTGGTCCTCCCACCAGAAGGAGGACATGAAGTTCATCCTCTACCGGGCCCAGTTCACCGCGGGCTCGAGCGCCGTGGCCGTGCTCGACAACGAGACGGACGAGTTCATCACCTACAGCGGCCTGGTCCGGTCCAACTCCGACATCCTCGTCCAGGTCGGCGACCTCGTCTACACCGCCAACGACACCCACGTCCTCACGGGGGCCAACACGACCCAGCCGTTCGGCATCGTCCAGTTCATCGACGAGCCCAACGAGACGGTCTACCTGGACTCCTCGACGGGCGGCTGGGCGGCCGGCGCCAACATCCAGTTCCACAGGCCCACGGCCGTCGGCAACGTCTCCCTGATCACGGCGAACTCCAGGATCGCCAACGCCGAGCTCGTCTCGGTCGACGACCTGGACTACCACGCCATCGTCCCCCGCTACGCCACGCTGAAGCCGAACAGGACGAACCTCGTCTTCACGTACAGGGGCTACGACTCCAGCGACGTCCAGGACGGCTTCAAGGACGTCGTCAACAACACGGAGACGGAGTTCCTCGACTTCACGAGGATCGTAAAGAGCTACTCGAACGAGCTCGCGGACATCTCGGGCAACAAGAGCTGCCGGTTCAGGGCGACCTTCTCCACCGAGTCCGAGTTCGTCTCGCCGGTCATTGACCTGAGGAGCAAGACGGGCCTCGCGATCGAGAACATCGTCAACAACTCCGACACCAACGAGGCCAACAGCAACTACGGCGAGGCCCTGGCCAAGTACGTCTCCAAGAACGTCGTCCTCAAGGACGGTCAGGAGGCCGAGGACATCCTCGTCCACGTCACGGCCTGGAGGCCGTCGGGCACGGACGTCCAGGTCTACGTCAAGTTCCTCAACCAGGAGGACGGCGAGGCCTTCGACACGAAGAAGTGGACCAAGCTGACCGCGGGCACGGGCGCCGAGATGTACTCGGACCAGATGAACACCCGCGACTTCGTCGAGATCGAGTATACCCTGCCCACCGCCGTCCCGTCCGACGGCTCCAACCCGCGGGCCGTCTTCGCGAACTCCTCGACGGGCATCGCCGAGTACAGCTCCGCGACGGGGGCCGTCTACCGGTCCTACAAGACCTTCTGCCTGAAGATCGTCATGCTCGCCGAGGACGCCGCGCTGGCCCCGAGGCTGAACGACGTCCGCGCGATCGCCCTGCAGGTGTAGCGTGCACGACAAGTTCGTCAGGGCGAAGAACAACCCCGGCGCGGTCCTGAACACGGACGACTCCGGCCTCAGGGCGTACAAGCTGAGGAAAGCCCGGTCGGCCGACCTAAATAGCATGAGGGACGAGGTAAAGGAGCTGCGGGGGGACGTCAACCGCATCCTGGGCCTCCTGGAGAAGCTGGTCAAGGATAGATGACCGTCGCGGTCGCAAACACCAATGCCAACAACTTCGTAAGCTTCTGGCGGACGAAGACGAACGAGCTCGCGACGGCGATGTCGAACGTCGTCGTCACCGTGAACTCCAACGCGGCCGTCGGCAACGCGGTCATCGACGGCGCCCTCCAGGTCAAGAACCTCTTCTTCACCAACGCCTACGGCGGCAACAACGGCGCCCGGGCGAACCTGACGTTCCACGACAACACCCACTTCGTCGCCAGGGTCAGCCTGGGCTTCGGCGCCAACGTCATGATCACGGCGGGCAACGCCACCCACAGGGTGCTCGTCGTCAACTCCGCCGACAACTTCAGCCTCATCGGCACCAAGCTACTCCTCGCCGACCTGAACGACTTCAACGTCTCGGCGCCGGCCAACGCCCACATCCTCAGGTACGACTCGGCGACCTCCAAGTGGGTCAACCAGAGCCTGGGCGACTTCACGATCGACGCCGACACGGTGGGCGGCAACACGGCCGCGTCCCTCCTCGCCGTCACCAACCACACGGGCACGATCCCGTCCGCCCGCCTCTCGGGCGCGTACACGGGCATCACGGGCCTGGGCACCCTGACGACCGCCCTCGCCGTGGGCGGCGTCAACGCGACGTTCGACACCAGCGTCCTCTACGTCGACGCGACCAACGACAGGGTCGGCGTCAAGAACGCGGCCCCCACCGTCTCGCTCCACGTCACGGGCACGGACGCCATCTTCGTCCCCGTCGGCAACACGACGCAGAGGCCCACGGGCTCCAACGGCCACTTCCGGTACAACAACGAGACGAACCAGTTCGAGGGCTTCGCGGCCGGCTCCTGGGGCACGATCGGGGGAGGCGGAAACACCTTCGCCCACATCGTCGTCTCGGGCCAGTCCAACGTGGTGGCGGACACCTCGTCCAACGACGCCCTGACGTTCGCCGTCGCCAACGGCGTGGTCATCACGACGACTGCCGCCAACGACACGATCCACTTCAGCCTGTTCCAGAACATCAACACGACCTCCAACGTGACGTTCAACGTCGTCACCGCGGCGGACTTCGTCACCACCTCCGACGCCCGCATCAAGAGCGACGTCCAGGACATCGCCGACCCGATGGAGGCCGTCCGCAAGCTGAGGGGCAGGCGGTTCAAGAAGGTGGGCTCCGACAAGATCCGCATCGGCCTCATCGCCCAGGAGGTCCTCAAGGCCGTCCCCGAGGCGGTCACCGAGGCGGACGTCGCCGGGGCCGGGCTCGACAACTTCATGGCCGTCCGCTACGGCGACCTCGTCGGCCTCCTCATCGAGGCGATCAAGGACGTCGACGACCGGCTCTACGCCCTCGAGAAGAGGAAGCTGCAGGCCGAGAAGGTCGTCTACATCCGCAGGGACACGGCCCCCGAACCCAAGAAGAAGTAAGGTTTTTTCATCATGAAGAAGTTCCTCCTCGCCCTCGTAGCGTACGTCCTGCTCTCGGTGCAGGCCGAGGCGGTCCAGCTCTGCAACAACGGCTGGATGAAGACCTCGACGACCGGCACCGGCACGATCACCCTCACCACAGCCGTCTTCGGCGCCCAGACGTTCGCCGACTGCGGCATCACCAACGGCCAGACGGTCCGCTACAGGATCGTCGACGGGGCCAACTGGGAGCTGGGCACGGGCGTCTATACCTCGTCGGGCACGACCCTCACCCGGACCGTCCTCGAGAGCAGCAACGCCGACGCGGCGATCAGCCTCTCGGGGAACGCGACCGTCCTCATCGTCGCCACCAAGGAGGACACCCCCTCCGAGACGACGCCGACCGACACCACCATCGACTCGGCCACGGTCTACGGCTTCGTGCTCGAGGGCGGGGTCCTCAAGAGGGCCCTCATCGACGACATAGTGCCGCCGTCGGACGCGATCACGGTCGACGTCCAGACGTTCACCGCGACCGGGGCGGGCACCTGGACCAAGCCCTCGGGCGGACAGAACATGTGCCTCGTCGAGGCGTGGGGCGGAGGAGGATCCGGCGGCGTGTCGGGCAGCGGCAACCCGGGAGGAGGAGGAGGAGGCGGCGGGGCCTGGGTAAGCAAGGTCTTCAGGATGGCCGACCTCGGCGCGACCGAGAGCGTCAGCGTCGGGGCAGGCGCGTCGTCCCAGACGGCAGCGACCGGAGGAGGCGGCACGGGCGGCACCACCACCTTTGGCTCGGGCGCGACCCTCATCCAAGCATTCGGAGGGGGCGGCGGGGCCGGAGTCACCACCAACAGCGGCGGCGGGGCCGGGGCCGGGGCGACCGCTGCGGGCCAGAGCGGCACCTCGGGCACGTCACCCACTGGAAATAGGGAGCCGCCCGACTACTGGGGCGGAAAGGGCGGCGGCAACCAAGTCGAGGGCGGAGGGGCCTTCGGCGGCGGCGGAGGCGGAGGCGGAGGTCTGGGTGGCGCGTCTACGGATCCCGCCACGGGCGGCAACTCGGTCCACGGCGGAGCCGGCGGGGGAGGGGGCTCGGTCGACAGCACCCCCGGCGGCTCGGCGGGCGGGAACAGCCTCTTCGGAGGCGACGGAGGGGCGGGCGCCCACGACTCGAACAACGCCACGGCGGGCTCACAGCCGGGAGGCGGGGGAGGCGGCGCCGAGATCGGCGATTCCGGCGCAGGTGGCGCCGGCATGGTCAGGGTGACCTGCTGGTAAGATGGCGATCGGCGGCAGCTCACCTCTCGGCGGACAGCCACTCGGCGGCAAGCAGACCCAGCCCGAGCACGGGGCCGACGGCGACGGCCAGTTCCAGGCCCACAGGCACACGGACGCCCGCTTCTGCCTGGCGACCACGGTGGTCACCCACCAGTCGACGGTCTTCGTCAACAACCTGCTCGTAGCGGTGGAGCAGGACGAGAACACCCACGGGGGAGGCGGCCTCATCAGCACGTCCCCGGGCACGGTCTTCGCCGAGAACAAGAAGATCATCGTCGTCGTGAACGACACGGCGGATCCGGACAACGCCCTGCACTTCCCCTCAGTGGTCGACCCGGAGGCGGGCAGCCCCGACGTCTTCCTCTACTGAGGTCCATAAATACGTCCCATGAGCAGCAAGGTCAACATCGTGATCGAGCAGGGGACCACGTTCTCCGTCGCCTTCGACGTCGAGGACGACTCCGGCACGGCCCTCAACCTGACCGGCTACACGGGCAGGTCCCAGCTCCGCAAGCACTATTCCTCCACGGCGAACACCCCCTTCACCGTCAATGTCGCCAACGGCTCCGTCACGTTGAGCCTGACCGCGAACCAGACGGCCAACGTCGTCGCGGGCAGGTACGTCTATGACGTCGAGCTCGTCGACTCCAACGGCGTCGTGTCCCGACTCATCGAGGGCATCGCGTCCGTAACGCCGGAGGTAACCCGCTGATGCCTACCGCGACCCTGAGGGCGAGCAGGTCCGTCGCCGTCCGCGTGACCAACCAGGGCGGCATCCTCAGGCCCGTGCAGACGAGCACGCCCACGGTCCAGACCACGGCGATCGTCGGGGTCGACGGCACCGCGGGCAGGTTCGACCAGCTCCTCGACGTCGTCGAGGGATCCCCGAGCGAGGGCGCGATCCCCCAGTACGACGCCGACACCGATAAATACGTGGTCGGTCAGCTGGCCGAGGTAGACGGGGGTACGTTCTAATGGCTGGTCCGACGACCGTTAAAATCAAGAGGTCCATGGAGCAGGGCACGCCGCCCGCTACCAACTTCGGCGAGCTCGTCTGGACCTCCAACGGCGGCGTCCTCTTCATCGGCCAGGAAGACGGCTCCACCTCGAACACCGTCGCCATCGCCGGCCGGCGGTTCCCCGGCACCCTCACCGCCAACCAGGCCATCGTCGTCGACTCGGGCAGCTTCATCAACGCCCTCAAGGTCGGCAACTCGACGATCAACCTCTCCGTCAACTCGACGGCGATAAAGGTCATGAACTCCACGTCGAACACGACGTGGACGATCCCGACCTCCGCCCAGTTCACCGACGGCAACTACTACCTCAACGCAAACGGCTCGTGGGTCCAGGTCGTCACGTCGGGCACCCCCGGCGGAGCCAACACCCAGGTCCAGTACAACGACTCGGGCGCGTTCTCCGGCTCGCCGGGCTTCACGTTCGACGAAGCGACGAACAACGTCACGATCGCGAACACCCTCACCGTGCCGCTGATCCAGGGCAACACGACCCTCATCGGCAACTCGACCGTCAACAACATCCTGTCGACGGGCAACTCCACGGTAACGGAGGTCAAGGTCACCTCGTCCGTGGCCAACGTCCAGTCCGCGACCATCGCGCTGGCGGGCACGACGACGACGATCACCTCGAACCTGGTCGTCACGGACACGACGGTCACCGTCACCTCGAACACCCAGCTCTACAAGTCCAACTCGACGATCTTCGCCGCGAACATCTTCGGCAACTCGACGACGACCCACGTGACCTTCCAGGGCCACGTTATGAACGTCGACTCGACGAACACGTTCATCCGCGGCACCAACATGTCGGTGACCTCGAACGCGACCTTCTCCGCCAACCTGGCGGCGTCGGGCGCGCTGACTAACCTGACATCGGCCAACGTCAACGTCGGGGGCACGGACCTCAACGTCACCGCCAACGCGAACTTCACGGCGGGCTTCACGGCCGTCAACGGTACGTTCTCGGGCGACCTGCTCGTCAACGGCTCGCTCGTCACTCTGAACGTCGCGACCATCTCCGTCGAAGACTCGATGATCGAGCTCGCCATCAACAACGGCACGGCGAACACGATCGACATCGGCATGTACGGCCAGTGGGGCAACTCGTCGGTCACCCAGTTCGGCGGCCTGTTCAGGGACGCCTCCAACTCGGGCATCTTCACCCTCTTCAAGGACCTCGAGGTCGAGCCGACGACGACCGTCGATACGGCGAACAACACCTTCAGGCTCGGCACCCTGCTCGCGGTCCTCGACTCGGGCGGCGCCCTCTTCGCCAACTCGACGAAGATCTCGATCCTCGCCGGCAGCCTGACCTCGGACCTGACCGTCCCCGACGGCGGCACGGGCGTCTCGGTCTTCGCCAACAACGGCGTCATCTACGGACAGAACGCGGCGGCCCTGGCCGTCACGGCGGCGGGCGCCCAGGGCAAGGTCCTGCAGGCCGGCGCCAGCGGCGTACCCGTCTTCGACGACATCGACGGCGGCACCTTCACCTAATCGTAATGAAACAGGAGTGAGACTATGGACATCAACAACGAGCTTGCCCAGATCTTCATCAACAAGCAGAAGGCGCTGCTCGAGACCGTACTGACCGAGAAGCTCTTCCTCGAGTCCCAGCTCGAGATGGTGACGAAGAGGCTCGAGGAGCAGAGCCGACAGGCCCTGGCAATCGCCGAGGAGGCCGACAAGAAGGTCGCCGAGGCCCAGGCCGCAAACGACGAGCTCGCCGAGGCGAGGAAGACCCTCGCGTCCCAGAACGCCCAGATCGAGGAGCACCTCGCCCAGGCCGTCAGGCTCCGCCAGGAGCTCGCGGGCTGGAGGGAGAGGGCGGAGAACGCCGAGTCCCAGAACACCCGGGTCACCTTCGAGAGGGACCGCCTCAAGGAGGACGTCGACCGACTGGAGGGCGAGACGAAGAGGCTCGCGGGAGAGCTCGCCGCAGCGAACACCCCAACGCCGCCACCCGCGGCCAACGAGACCAAGAGGGCGGCGAGGCGCAACGCCGCCGGGTAGAGGATAACCGGTGGCCGGCCCAACCAGGATCACGCTCAAGGCTAACACGACGGCGGGGGTAGTACCCTCGGCGGCGCAGCTTGCCGCGGGCGAGCTCGCGATCAACACGGGCGACGGCAAGCTCTACACGGAGCTCGCCAACGGCGCGGTCGTCCAGATCGCCCAGCCCATCTCCTCGGGGAACACGGTCGGGGTCGTCCTCGGCATCGAGTACACGAGCTCGAACACGGACGCCCAGATCCTGGATAGCTTCGCCATCGCGACGTACCGGTCGGGCGAGTACTTCGTGTCGGTGAAGGACAACACGAACAACGACTACCACGTGGGCAAGCTCATCGTCCTCCACGACGGGACCAACGCGTACAACGAGGAGTACGGGGTCGCCTTCAGCAACCAGTCGCTGATGACGGTCTCCTGCAACATAGCGTCGGGCAACTTCAGGCTCTGGGTGACCCCGACGATAGCCAACACGACCTTCAAGATGGTCAGGAGCCTGGTGGTGGTCTGATGCTCATAGTCACGACGGAGGTCACCCAGTTCGTCTCGACGGGGACCGCGATAATCATCTCGACCGAGGTCGACGACGAGGTCGTCTACCAGCTCGACTTCAGCGAGGAACACAACGCGATGTACGTAGGACAGGTAGTGTAGCATGGCAGAGGTAGCGACGATCACGGTTCTGGACTCCCAGGGCGTCGAGAGGGAGGTCCCGACCCTCCTCTCCGTCGAGGAGAAGCTCACGGCCTTCTCGGCCAGCGCAGACTTCACGCCCGCGGCGAGCTCCCACGCAGCGGGCGACTGCGTCGGGGCGGCCCAGGAATTTACGAGCATGGGAAACTCCGGCAAGCGCATCGTGCTCACGGGCGCCTCCCTGCTGATTGCATCCAGCGCGGCGGTCGCCTCCGCCTTTCGCCTGCATCTCTATAACGTCACGCCGCCCAGCGCCATCGCCGACGACAACGTCTTCAACATACCCTCGGGCGATAGGGCCTCCTACCTGGGGTTCGTTGATCTGGGGGCGCCGACAGACTGGGGCGATACGCTCTACTGCGAGGTGAACGGAATCTTGAAGCCCGTCCTGCTCTCCGGCACCAGCCTGTTCGGTTATCTCACAAACCTCACGACGGTGACGCTCGCCGCCGTGGCGCACAAGGTCACGCTCCACTCGGAACCGCGATCATAATGATCTATGCGCGCACGCACAGGCAGAAGCCGTCGATCGCTTATCACGCCCTCAACCGCAGCGACACGGACAACTCGGCCGGCGTGGCCTATAGCTTTACCTTCAATGCAGCCGCGGACTTCACAAACATGAAGCGCGGCCCGAACAGCCGCCTTCTCGTTCACGGGATGGCGACGGAGAATGGGACCGGGTCGAGCGGCGACCTAAGTCTGACTGTCAATGGCGTTCCAGCGACCAGGCTGGTTCAGGCGATCGACTTCACGACGGGTGGACATAGACAGCACGCTGCCTTTTTCCTTGCGCAGCCGCCGCAGAGAATCGACGAACTGGTGTTTGCCCTCACGCTGAATCTCAACGCGCGCCACGGGTTCGTTGCATTTTATAGCGTCGAAAATCTCATCGAACCCGACGAAGCTTTCGACACGCTCGGCCTCGCTGGGACCAGCGGGGCATTGGACATCCCCGAGAACGGTGTTTTCGCTGCGGCAATAGGCGAATCGGTGCTAACAAGCTTCACCTGGACGGCGACCCTCGGCGTAAGCATCACCGAGGCCTACGATCACCTTCACGACGCCATCTACACGACCGGCGGCGCCTATGGATTGAGCGCAGGTCCACTGACGTCGACCATCACCGCGACCGCCGCGTCTCCGAGCGATCCGGGCCCCATCATCGGGGTCAGCCTGCGCTGAGGGTTGGCCATAAATACCCCGTCGCGTGGACAGTGAAGCGCGGGGAGTAGCCATTGGCAGACAAGCAGTTTAGGGTCCGCAAGGGCCTGTACGTCGAGGGCGTGTCGTCCGTCGCGGCGGACATCCGGCCGACCTCAAACCTCAGCATAGACCTGGGCAACACGACCCTCTACTGGGGGAACGTCTACGCTTCGCGGTTCTTCGGCAACGGCGCGGGCCTGACGAGCATCTCCGTCTCCCCCGCCGGCTCCAACACCCAGGTCCAGTTCAACGACTCCGGCGCCTCGAACGGCTCCGCCGGCTTCGTCTTCGACAAGGTCGCCAACAACCTCACCGTCTCCAACAGCTTCATCCTCGCGGTCACGGGCGGATCGGGCGTCCTGAACATCGGAAACTCGACGATCAACGCGGTCGCCAACAGTTCCAGCCTTCGCGTGTCGAACTCGACCCTGGCGATCACCGTAGGCCCGGGATCGGTGGCCGTGGGCGCGAACGCCGACCTCTCCGCGACCCGCCTCCTGGTCGGAAACTCGACGGTCAACAACAACCTGACCCAGACGGCCCTGACCGTGGCCAACTCCACCCTCACGGTCACCGTAGGCCCGGGGACCGTGGCCGTGGGGGCGAACTCGGTAGTCGAGCCCGCCCGCTACTTCGTCGGAAACTCTACCGTCAACGCGGTCGTGAACCAGACGTCGCTTACGGTGGCCAATTCCACGCTGACGGTCTCCGTGGGACCGGCCCAGATCAACGTCGGGGCCAACGTCGGCGTCGAGGCGGCGCGGGTGTTCGTGGGCAACTCGACCGTCAACGCCGTCCACAACCAGACGAACATTACCGTCGCCAACTCAACCCTGTCGATCGTCGTCGGGCCGGCGGACCTATCGGTCGGCGCCAACGTCGACGTGCTCCCCACGGGCTTCTTCGTCGGAAACTCGACGGTCAACACGACCATCACGATCAACCAGTTCCTGAGCCAGAACTCCCTCGTGTCCACCACGGTGGGGCTGGCGTCGGTCGCTCTGGGCAACTCCACGGTCAACGCGGTCGTGAACTCGAGCTCCCTGAGCATCAACGGGGTCGTCCACGCCCCCCTCGGCACCAAACGCTACCGTCTGACGAACTCCGGGGGCACCGCCCAGGCGGCCACGGCGACGACGGGAAAGTCCCTCTCCGCCCTCCAGACCAACGACACGTTCCTATATAAGCCGACGGCCAACAACACGGCGACGGCCCCCACCCTCGCGATCGACTCGGTCTCGGCCCTGACGATCAAGGGGCCGGTGGGGCAGGCCCTGGCGGCCAACGAGCTCAACCTGACGAAGTGGTACGAGCTCCTGTTCGACGGCACCGATTTGATCATCATGTTCGGATGGTAAGATGACCACTAGATTCCTCGCGACCCTCCTCGTCCTCTTTGGACTGACCGTAGGGGCCCAGGCGGCCGCCTTCGACTACGACCCGCCGCCCGTCGGCTCCTCGGACGTCGAGGAGTTCAACGACCTCAACCTCGAGCTCGACGGCATCAACACCGACAAGACGGACTTCGTCGACATCGACACGTCGGCGGAGCTGAGGACGATCCTGGGCGACGAGACGGGCTCGGGCTTCCTGATGTTCGGCCTGTCCACGGACATGACCGACAACCTTACCTGCTCGGGCAGCCAGGTGGTCAGGAGGAACTCCGGCGACACCGCCTTCGAGTGCGCCACCCTCTCCGGGGTCACCGGGCCGGGAAGCTCGACCGACAACGGCATCGCTACCTGGGACGGCACCGGCGGCGCGGCGATCCAGGACACGACCATCCTCATCGACGACAACAACGTCCTGGTGTCCGGACACACGGCGGCCATCGCTACCTTCGAGAGCCCCGACGGCACCGACCTGACGCCGGACCTCCAGGCCCACAGCACGGGCAGCGACGCCTCGCTCGGCCTGTCGAGGTGGAACACCTCCGCCGGCAGCCCGGCCCGCCTCTTCATCGCCAAGTCCGAGGGGGCGACGATCGGCGCCTACGACCTCATCACCGACGGCGACGACCTGGGCCACATCGTCTTCCTCGGCTCCGACGGCACGGACTTCGAGGTCGGCGCGACCATCGAGGCGTCGACCGACAACTGGTCCGGCTCAAATGACGTCGGCGCCGACGACATGCCGGGCATGCTGATCTTCGCCACGACGCCCGACGGTTCGACCACGCCCGGCGACAAGATGTACATCCTGAGCGACCCGCTCGGGCGGGTCATCGGCTACAGCACCGACGCCGGCGCGTCGGGCGGACCCATCTACGAGCTGTACCGGGACAGCGGCTCCGCCGCCGCGAGCGACGAGATCGGCAACCTCACCTGGACGGGCCGGGACGCCGGCGGCGGCTACGAGGTCTACGCCAACATCGACGTCATCATCGACGACGCGACGGCCACCTCCGAGGACGCCACGCTGCGCATCCGCACCGACGGCGCGGGCACCGTCACGAACCGCTTGACCATCAACTCCACCGACGCGACGTTCGACGTCGTCTCGGTCAACCTGCACGACCAGACGGAGCTCCGGCTGCGCGAGGACGAGGGGAACGGCAGCAACTACATCGGCTTCATCGCCCCCTCGGCGATCACGTCAGACTTCACCTGCACCCTCGAGAACGACTCTACCCCCATCCCCGACAGCTGCGTCGGCGACGGCACGGACGCGGGCGGCTCCGGCGTCACCGGCCCGGGCACCTCGACGGACAACGGCATCGCCACCTACGACGGAACGGGGGGCACGACCCTCCAGGACACGGCCGTCATCGTCGACGACAACGACGTGCTTGCGTTCGGGGTGACCTCGACGTCGGCCCTTTGGAACGTCAACGTCAGGCCACGCATCCAGGTCGTCGGCAGCAGCACCCTCTCCGGCTCCAGCGTCGGCGTCGCCCGCCACGACATCGACGACGCGGACGCAGCCTACATCATCCTCGCCAAGTCGGCCGACGCAACGGCGGGCACCCACGCCAACGTCGCCAGCGGCGAGCGGCTCGGCACCATCTCCTTCGAGGGATCGAACGGCACCAACTTCGACACGGCGGCCCTGATCCGCGGCTTCGTCGACGCCGAGCCGACCACTGCCGGCGACACCACCGACATGCCCGGGCGCATCGAGCTCATGACCTCCTCCGACGGCTCGTCGTCGCCCACGTCGCGGCTCATGATCGACAGCCTCGGCCACGCGATGTTCGACTCCACCGGCACGATGGACCAGACCATCTCCGAGGGCGTCGACGCCAAGCTCGGCATCACGAACACCAACCCGGCCAACCTGTGGAACATGGTGCTCTCGGCCCACGCGGACGACACCAACGGCGCGAGCCTGAGCTTCTACAAGTCCGACAACGCCACGCCGGGCTCGGAGACCCTGATCGACGACGGCGACGACATCGGCCTCATCTCGGCCGACGGCTCCGACGGGTCGGACTCAAACAACCGGGCGGCCCAGATCCTGTTCGAGGTCGACGGCGAGTGGTTCACCGCCTCCGACTCGTCGGACAGCCCGGGACGCATCGTCTTCTCCACCACCCCCGACGGCGCGGGAGGCTCGGGCGGCGTGGTGGAGAGGCTCCGCATCGCCGCCTCGGGCGCGTTCGGCATCGCCGGCGCCAACTACGGCACGACGAACCAGGCCCTCCTGTCCGGCGGCTCCTCGACGACGCCGGCGTGGACCTCGATCATCGGCAAGAACGCCATCTGGATCCCGGCCGGCTCGCTGATCCCGCGGACGACCAACGGCTGCGAGGTCGCCGACCTCGAGCTCGGCACCAACGACATCATGATCCGGACGTGCAACTACGACACGGCCACGGAGGAGGGCGCGGGCTTCACGATCCGCATGCCCGACACGTGGAACGAGGGCACCCTGACGGTCGTCCCGGTCTGGACGCACCCTGCCACGGCCACCAACTTCGGCGTGGTGTGGGGCTTCAGCTGCCTGGCGACGAGCAACGACGACGCCATGGACGCCGCCCTCGGCACGCAGGTGACCTCGACGGACACCGGCGGCACCACCTCGGACCAGTACACCGGCCCCGAGACGGCGGCGATGACCTGCGCGGGCACGCCGCAGGCCGGCGACACCATCTACGTCGAGGCCGAGAGGGTCGTCGGCAACGCCTCCGACAACATGGCCGTCGACGCCTACCTGCTCGGCTACACCCTCTACTGGACGCAGTCCAGCTTCGTGGAGCCGTAACATGAAGAAGTTCCTCCTCGGCCTCATCGCCGTCTGCCTGCTCTCCCTGCCCGTACCGGCGGGCTCCATCGACGAGCTCGAAAGGCAGGTCAGCAGCCCGGCGACGGAGACCCACGGGGACCTCGCCTTCGGCTACGGGGCGGGCTCCCACCTGACGGGCTTCTGGGCCAAGAAGGTGGACTCCGCTCCCGCTGCCAACCCGACGATAGCCTTCATCGGCTGCACCAACAGCGCGTCCGACCTCACCACCTACACCTTCTCGGGCCACTCCGTGGGCGCGACGGGGACGGACAGGAAGACCCTCGTCATGGTGGGCGTCGAGGACTCCGCGACCGAGGTCTGGACCACGGCCCTGACCGTCGGGGGCGACGCGGCGTCGCCGCTGAACGGGAACCGCACCACCGCGGCCCTCACCACGGTCGACGCCTGGATCCTGGACAACCCCGCGGGCACGTCGGAAGACATCGTCGTGACCGCCTCCGAGGCCGCGACCGCGATGACCGTCTGCGTCTGGTCGATCACCGACCTGACCTCAATCATCCCGATCGAGCACACGTTCACCCTCGGCCAGAGCGGGGCCTCCATATCCATGGCCCCCAAGACGGCGGACTTCTCCGTAAGCGCCGGGATGTGCGTGGCCGACAGCGGCACCGCCGGCTTCAACTGGACGGGTTTCACCGAGAGTGCGGACGCCAACGGCGAGTTTCAGTGGTCGGCCGCGACCTTCACCGAGGACACGGGCGAGGAACCCAAGTCCGTCACCTGCGACACGGTCTCCGACGCCGTGAACTCGGCCGGCGTCGCGGTGACCTTCGGTAACGGCACCGAGGTCCGCGCCTACCTGACCTCCTGCGTGGTCAGCAACACCGCCCTGACCACCTACACCCTGGCCAACGCCGGCGTGGGCATGCCCGACGCCAATCGACTCTCCGTCGTTCAGTTCGGCGTCGAGGACGGCGCCACGAACTTCAACTTCAGCTCGGCCACCATCGGCGGCACGAGCATGACCGAGGTCAACGAGACCGCGACGGTCGGCCTCGAGGAGGCCGCCACCTACCAGGTGGTGAACACGGCCGGCCACATCGAAGACGTGGCAGTGACCATGTCGGAGGCCGTGACCAACGCGTCCGCCTGCGTCTTCGCCGTCTACAACCTGAACTCGACCACCGCCACGGGCCAGACGACGGGCGCCAACACCACGGCCGCCTCTCAGGCCGTCAACATCAATACCACCGCGGGCGGCGTGGCCCTCGCGTCCTGCTTCGCGCACGAGACGGGCCTCACGAACACCTGGTCGGGCGTGGTGGCCTGGGGCACCTTCTCAAACGGCGGCGCCATGTACAGCGCGGGCCTGCAGCGACCCCTCGCCACGACGGAGACCCCCCGGTCCATCTCGTGCGACTACTCGGGCACGACCGCCGACGTCGCGGCCACCGCGGTTGCCTACCAGTAAGGCCCCGAAGGCCCGGTCCTAAATAGCGGACCATGGGCTTCAAGGTCAACTCAAACCTCGTCATCGAGAACGACCAGGACGTCGTCCTCGCCAACGTCGTCGCCCGCTACGTCTCCATCTCGAACACGACCCCGGTCGGCGTCTTCCAGGGCATGGCGTACGGCTACTGCGCCGGCGGCACCCTCGGGCTGACCACCGTCGACCGCATCGCCCTGTCCTCCGGCAACCAGGGTGGTATGGGGTTCGTCGCCCAGCCCATCGCCACGGTGACGGAGGCCTCGTCGATAAGGGGAGACACGGCCGGCTTCACCGCGGGCACCCGCCAGCCCACCGTCGGCACCCAGATCAACAAGTACCCGTTCAGCGGCGACCAGCCCTCCACCGACGTCGGCGACCTCGACACGGCGAGGTCGAGCTCCGCCGGCACCTCCTCGTCGACCCACGGCTACGCGGCCGGCGGGTACACGTCCACGCCGGCGACCGTCCGCACCAGCGTGATCGAGAAGTTCCCGTTCGCCATCTCCGCCAGCACCTCGACCAGCGTCGGGGCCCTGACCCAGACCCGACACTGCGCCCCCCACGGGGCGGTCTCCGGCACCCACGGCTACACCCTCGGCGGCTTCGCCCCTCCCGGGTCGGTGGCCACCAACAGGATCGACAAGTACCCGTTCTCGGCCGACCAGGACGCCACCGACGTGTCCGACCTGCCCGCGGCCACGCACGGGGTGAGCGGCATCAGCTCCTTCGAGTCGGCCTACGGCATGGGCGGCACCAGTCCGGCGTTCATCAACACCTACTCCACGTTCCCGTTCTCGAGCGAGGGCAACGCCGTCAACGTCGGCACGCTCGCCAACAACAAGGGGGCGATGGCCACGGCGAGCTCGTACTGGCACGGCTTCGTCCTGGGCGGGGCCCTCGGCACGAACTCGGGCACGAACATCGTCGAGAAGTTTCCCTACGCCTCCGAGGGATACGCGATCGACCACACCGACCTGAGCATAGCCAGGTTCCTATCGGGCGGGTTCCAGGAATGAGCTTCAAGATCGGAGACGTCTTCGTCATCGACAACGACCGCAACGCGGTGTTCGCCAACGTCGCCGCGAACTCCGCCCTCGCGAACTCCACGATGGTGATGCTGCCCGCGGGCATGGGGATCGTCTACGGCTTCGTGTCGGCCTGGTCGAGCACGGACTCGACGCCCGCCTGGACCCCGAACACCGGCATCGATCGCTTCTCGATGGTCTCGAGCGACAACGCCTCCGACCACGGCGACCTGACCGTCGCCCGGACGGTGGGCATGGGCGTGAGCTCCGCGACCCACGGGTACGTCCTCGGCGGGGCGCCATCCAACAGCTCCAACAGCAACGTCATCGACAAGTTCGCGATGGTCTCCGCGGCCAGCGCCACGGACGTCGGCGACCTCCACGCCGCGACCAGGGACGGCGCCGGCACCTCGAGCCCGACCTCGGGCTTCTACATCGGCGGCTTCACCACCGTGGAGGTCCAGACGATCGGCCACATGCACCTCGCGAGCGACCAGAACGGCGAGGACACGACCACCCTCATCGGCTTCTCCCTGGCCGCCCTGGCGGGCATCAGCTCCGACACGCAGTCCTTCAACGCGGGGGGCCTCAGCAGCCCCGCCTCGTTCGACGTTTCGGGGCACACCGCGAGGTTCCCGTTCGCGAATTGGGCGAGCACGAGCACCATCGGCTCCCTGACGGAGGACCGCGGGCGCGTCGGGGGTCTGTCCTCGACCACCCACGGCTACGTGGTCGGGGGCACCGAAGTTTTCTCGTCCAGCTCAAACATCATCGACAAGTTCAGCTTCTCGTCTACCGCCAGCGCCGTCGACGTCGGCAACCTCGCCGTGTCGGGGAGCAGGTACACCGGTCTCTCGAGCTCGCATACGGCATGGATCGCCGGCGGCACGCTGAACATGCTCCAGCGCTTCTCCTTCGCTAGCGAGGGCAACGCGACGGACAGCGGGCGGGACATGACGAGCATCATGGAAGCCGGATGCACGCAGGCGTACTGACATGGCGAACACGTACAAGATAGGCGCGAACACGGTCATCGACGGCAACCTCAGTCTGACGACCGACGACCTGAGGGCGTCCAGGATCGAGCACCGGTTCTACACCACGCCCGAGACCGCGCTGAACGCGAGGCTCGACTGGGGCTTCGACCTCGGCGGCATCAAGCACTTCGGACCGTTCACCGCCTCCCACCAGACCGGCGACGTGGATAAGTTCCCGTTCGCCTCCGACCAGGACGCCGTCGCGCGGGCCAACGACCTGACGATCACCAACGCCTGGAGGGCCGCGGCCCGGAGCATCGGCATGGGCATGTCCTGGGTCTCGGGCGGCATGCAGGTCAGCCCCAACGCAGTCAGGCTGACGACAATCGAGGGCATGCGCCTCATCTCCGACCAGGCGGGAAGCTCCATCGGCAACCTTGCGGCGAACACGTCGGGACACACGGGCCACCAGTCGGAGACCCACGGCTTCGCGGCGGGCGGCCACTCCGGCGGCGACTTCAACACTCCCGGCGAGGTCTCGGTCACGCACATCCAGAAGTTCCCGTTCACCTTCACCAGCGTAACCGCCACGGACGTCGGCGACGTCAGCGTAGGGTTCATCGTCGCCCTCGGCCTCTCCTCCTCGACCCACGGCTACCGGGGAGGGGGCAGGAGCGCCGGCCCGGCCGGGGTGACGACGGACGACATGACCAAGTTTCCCTTCGCCTCCGGCGGCACGTCGACCTTCGTCGGAAACATGACGACGAGCAGCCAGGGCGAGTACGGGGGCGCGTCCTCCTCGACCGACGGGCACTTCGTCTGGACCGTCTCGTCGGCGACGGTCACGAGCATCGACAAGTTCCCGTTCTCGAGCGACGTCAACGCCACCAGCGTCGGCAGCGTGGCGACCGGCGTGGACGCCTTCGCGACATGCGATTCCTCCACGCACGGCTACACCGTGGGGGGCGCCCCGACGACCCCCGCCACCAGCCCGGGCCCGGCCACGGCCGTCTTCACGATCCAGAAGTTCTCGTTCGCGGGCCTCGGCGCGGCCGCGGACATCGCGGACCTCGTCGGGCAGCACGCGACTGGGCACTTCGCCATGGGGGCCTAAATACCCACGGACTTTTGATATGGAGCATCTATGACGACCGCCAAGCAGCACTTCGAGCGCTACGGGTGGGTGGTGATTAAGGACGCACTCCCCCGCGACGCATGCATCGAGCTCTCCCGCCGCCTCATCGACGGGGCCGCAGCCGGCCAGGCGACGAGGGACCCGCAGTGCCCCCTCTCCGACAGCTTCTACAGCCTCCCCGAGATGGACGGGCTCCTCGCCAGGCTCGCCAAGCCCATCGGCGAGACGCTGGGGAAGAGGCTGCTCCCGACCTACTCGTACGCGAGGGTCTACCGGAAGGGGGAGGAGCTCAAGCGGCACCGCGACCGGCCCGAGTGCGAGATCAGCGCGACCCTCACCCTCGACTACCCCGCCGGCCAGGCGATATGGCCCATCTACTTCGGCGAGGCGAGGGTCGACCTCCTCGCCGGCGAGCTCGCCCTGTATAAGGGATGCGACGTCGAGCACTGGAGGGCCCCGTTCAGGGGCGAGTGGCAGACCCAGATCTTTCTCCACTACGTCGACGCCGACGGCCCGTACAGGGACAGGGCGTTCGACGGCAGGGGCTCGCTCGCGAGCGAGAGGAAGACGGTCGTAGACCAGGCCCAGCCGACGCGGAGGCCCGTGTGGTACCCCGGGCTCGTCTACTCCATCGACCAGAACTACGTGCCCGACCTGATGGTCCTGCCCTGCTTCACGGACGAGGAGTGCGCGAGGATCGTCAAGATCGCCGAGGGCGGCTACGGCGAGCAGGCGTCGATCGGCACGATCGAGAGCAACAGGAACGAGCAGGTCCGCAAGGCCGAGGTCTTCAGCATAGACTACTCCCCCGAGACCTCGTGGATCTTCGACAGGATCTCGGAGCGGGTGCTGAAGGCGAACGAGCTGTACAGGTTCGACCTCGCGGGCATCACCCACGGGCTCCAGCTCCTCAAGTACGACGAGCCCGCGACGGCGACGGACGTCCCCGGCCACTACGACGAGCACTGCGACTGGGGGCCGGGCAAGGCGGCGACGAGGAAGATCTCGGCATCCGTCCAGCTCTCCGACCCCAGGGACTACGAGGGCGGCGACCTCGTGGTGAAGACGACGACGGGCGAGTGGGTCGCCGCGCCCAAGCACCGGGGCGCGATCGCGATATTCCCGAGCTTCGCCTGGCACGAGGTCAAGCCCGTCACGGCGGGGACGAGGTGGGCGATCGTCATCTGGGTGCACGGACACGTGCCCTTCCGATGACCATGCCGCCCGAGTACCTGTTTCTGTACCTAGCGGCCTTCACGGCCGGGTACCTGTTCATCTTCAGGAGATAGCATGTCCAGCAACACCGCGCTGACGATCATCGACACCGAGACCAAGAAGGCGCTCACCCTACCGTACCCGAACCACTCCGTCTCGCTCGAGACGGCGTTCGGTAAGACCAGCTACGGGCAGGTGAGGAGCTTCGGCGGCCTCAGCGTCCAGGACAACGCCAAGAGGGTCGACGAGGCCCTCAGGAAGACCGCCGACATGCAGCGGGTGTGGAACAGGAGCCACTCCCAGTTCACGTGGCGAAACCTCAACCTGAGCTACCTCGGCGACTTCAAGAACCTCAGGCAGATAGCGGCCGAGGTGGCGAACAAGAGGCAGGCCCTCAACGAGGCGAAGTGGCGGCAGATCCGGAACGAGGTCAAGCTGAGCAGGCTCGAGAGGGAGCTGGGGCAGCTGGAGACCCGGATCCGGGGCGACCTGACCGGAGGCGAGAAGGAGGCCACCGAGATCGAGGACAGGATGCTCGACATCCAGATCGAGATCGCCGAGCTCAAGGAGGGCATGGCGACGGGACTCACCTACATCGAGGGCGCCATGAAGGACGTCCTCGCGCTGAGCAACCTCTACGACGAGATGATGGCGAAGTACGAGGGCTGGACGGAGGAGGACTTCGAGAGGGAGGAGGCGAAGAGCCACCTGTGCCGCTCGATCGTCCAGTGCATCAGGGACGTCAGGCAGACGGGGACGATCACGAAGGGCGAGCAGGAGTACCTTGAGCAGCTCGGCGTCAACCCGTCGTCGATGCTCATCGCGATCCGACAGTACCTCAAGGACGAGACGAACATAAACACGTGGGGGATCGAGATCCTGCACGAGTTCGTCGTCGACGCCGCCGAAAAGCTGATGGCCCAGGCAGACGTGCGGGCCCGCCTGCTCGGCTTCGAGAGGGGGCCCGACGACAGCCTGTTCTGGAAGAAGGACTAGATGACGCCCGCGAAGTCGAGCTTCACGTTCTCGCAGAGCTTCAGCAGCTCCTCCTTCGACAGCTTCTCCGACGGCACCTTGGGTCTCTCCACCGCCCGGTGATGCATCCACTCCGCCGCGAGCCTGTCCGCCGCCTGGGGCGTCAGGTCCGACTGCTTCCCGACGGCGAGCATCGCCTCGAGGCCGAGGGTGAGGGCGTCCATGACCGCCTCTCCCCGCAGGTGGGCGCTGACTTCTTGGTGGAGCCTCTGCAGCACGGTGATGAATTCCGTGCCGTCGCGGTCGTGCCACCCCCGGGTGGAGACGCAGTCGATGGACACTGCCGTCTCGCTGTCGACCAGGGGGAACGCAGACGCATCCGTCGTCGAATATCGGGTCTTCGAGAACAGCTTCTGCATGTGCTGGCACAGGGCGGTCGCGTAGTTGACGAGCCTGTGGGCCTGCCGGTCCCACAGGTACTGGATCACGCCGGTGAAGAAGGCCGCCACCCTGCGGGCCTCGACCTCGGGCCTGTCGGCGCTGTGGGCGATCGCGAGGACGTGCTTCTTGAGGTTCTGGCGGTGCCGGTCGCTCGGGCCGTCGTTGATCAGCATGGCGACGATGCCGATGGGGCGGCTGATGTGCTCCGGGATCTCGAACTGGCCGCAGACGGGCCGGTACTCGTATCCCGCCATGACGTGGGCCATCTCGTTGATGCAGGTGCCTCCCTCGTGGCCGGGCCACTGGTGGGATCCCTGGAGCAGCTTCCAGTCCAGGAGGTTGCGGAAGGGCGTAAGGTCTTGCAAGCGGCTTCTCCTTGTTTTTTTCTCAATAAAATCTAAAGAAACTGGCGGTTCGTACCCGTCGCCATACCGACACGCGGGCGCCGGATTGTCAAGGCTTACTTCCATAAATACCCAAAAAAGAGGGGAATCATGGCCACGCCGACCACCCGGGAAGAGTTCAAGGCCTACATCCTCCGCGGCCTCGGCGCTCCCGTCATTGAGATCAACGTAGACGACGACCAGGTCGAGGACCGGATCGACGAGGCGATCAAGTACTGGCAGGACTATCACTACGACGGGTCCGAGAAGGTCTACCTCGACCACACGATAAACGCCAACACGGTAGCGAACAAGACGATCACCCTCGACGACACGATCATCGGCGTCGTCGGCATCTTCGACACGGGCTGGGGAGGCCTGACGGGCGACCCGCTGACGAACATCCCCTACCAGATCTACGTCTCCGACATCCAGAACGGCAGCATGACCGACACCATGAGCAACTACGTCGTGCTCAGGACGAACCTGGCCATGTTCCAGGAGATCCTCGTCGGCAAGGTCCCGATCCGGTACACCCGCCACCGGGACACGCTCTACCTGGACATCTCCGCGAGCAAGCTCCAGGTCGGCAACCACATCATCATCGAGGCCTACCAGAAGAACGACCCGGCGACGTACACGGACGCCTGGGGCGACTGGTGGCTGCAGAGGTACGCCAAGGCCCTCGTCAAGAGGCAGTGGGGGGCGAACCTGTCCAAGTTCTCGGGCATTCCCCTCCCCGGCGGTCTGACCCTCGACGGAAAGAGCATCTACCAGGAGGCCGTCGACGAGATCGAGAAGATGGAGTCGGACATGATCAACAGCTTCAGCATGCCCGTCCACGACATGACGGGGTGACGCATGAGGCTCTATCTCGTTGAGCGGGCCGTCCTCCACCACGGCACCGGCCACCACTTCGACAGGTTCAGCTCCGCCTTCGCCCGCGTCAAGAACGACTACTACGGGGGCGGCGACGCCTACCTGACGGACGACCCCGAGGTCGCCAAGGGGTACGCCAAGGCGGGGAAGTCGAGGGGAGGCAAGGCCCCCCAGATCATGGACGTCGACGTCCACATGAAGCGGGTCTTCGACGTCGACCACGTCTACACCGGGCCGCACCTCCAGGCCCTCCTGCCCAAGGACCTCGAGGCCTTCGCCCGGCACGCCCGGCTGCTGAAGCTCGGCGACGACAAGCACGCGGTCCTGGGCCGGCTCAGGGCGGGACAGATGAGGCTGACGGGGGACCAGCTCTTCCGCGGGCTCTCCGACGGCATGGTCAACACGGCCAAGGCGAGGGAGCTCCTGAAGAGGGCGGGCTACGACGGGCTCCGATACAACGGCGGGCTCGTGACGGGCGGGAAGAGGCACTCGGCCTACGTCGTCTACGACGCGAGGAACACCAAGGTGGTCGGCCGTCGGCCGGTCATGGACGAGCTCGAGGCGGAGAGAATCCAGCTCCTGGGGGCGAGCCAGCTCAATGAGGAAAGCATCGACGAGTCCGCCCCATTGAGGAGGATCGTCGACAGGACCGAGCCCGACCGCCTGCGGGCGCGCATGCTCGGCAAGAGGGGCAAGCAGTCCGTGATCACCTTCGAGTGCGGACACCAGCAGTGGGCGAACGCGGGCGAGGCCCGGAAGGGGAAGACCTACTGCTTCGACTGCTTCTACAACAAACCGGTCCCCGAGATGGGGAAGGCGATCCTGAGGGAGAAGGGACTCCTCAAGGAGGATAAGTTCAAGGTCTACACCCGCCACAGGGACGGCGAGGAGGCCCACGACGTCGAGGCGACGAGCGAGGTGTCCGCGAGGGCCCAGGCTTTCGCCAAGGCCTGGAAGTCGGGCAGGCGGGACATCAAGGTCTCCAAGGTCATCAAGGAGTCCAAGATCGCGATGGGTCAGTGCTTCAGCTGGGCCTGCAAGAGGGTCAGGGACGGGGGCAGCCTCGTCCACGGCACGGTCCAGAACCCGTGGTCGGGGGAGAGGTACGCCCACGCCTGGGTCGAGGACGGGGACAGGGTCTACGACTGGCAGACGATGGAGGCGGGCTCCTCCAAGTACGCGGGCAAGGGCTGGCCCAAGGCGGAGTTCTACAAGACGTTCTCCCCCGGCGTCGAGAAGCGGTACCAGCCCCACGAGGCGACCGTGAAGTCGATGGTCACCCGCCACTACGGCCCCTGGAAGTAGCATGCCGACGAAGACGTACCACAACCACTTCACCTCCGTCATGGAGCAGAGGCTCATCGAGGACCTCGTCACCGAGGCGATCCGCGAGTACGGCCACGACTGCTTCTACCTGCCGAGGACGGTCCAGAACCGGGACGGGGTGCTCAAGGAATCCGAGTACGACAGGTTCGACTCCGCGTACATGCTCGAGTTCTACGTCAAGACGACCCAGCAGTTCGCGGGCGAGGGCGCGCTCCTCTCCAAGTTCGGCATCGAGACCAACTACGGCATCGTCGTGACGGTACCGAGGAGGTCCTTCGTCGACGAGGTGGGGTCGCAGGAGGGCCTGGAGAGGCCCAGGGAGGGCGATCTCGTATTCGTGCCCATGACCAATGCCGTCTACCGGGTGGCCTTCGTGGACGCGACGGGCCTCTTCTATCCCCTCGGCAGCCTCCCGGTGTGGGACCTGAACCTCGAGCTCTACGAGTCCGACGGCTCGATCTTCAACACCGGCATCCCGGCCGTCGACGACCTGTTCACGCCGATCAGCGAGGACATCCTCATCAACGCGGTCAAGACCGAGGCGGGCGACCTCATCACCGACCAGCGGGGCTGGGTCCTCATCCTTGAGGAGAGGGGCGACGCGACCGACGCAGACCAGAACGCGGAGCTCGAGGACGAGGCGGACGACGCGATCGACTGGTCCGAGGACGACCCGTTCAGCGAGGGGACCCGGTACTAAATAGAACATGTTCGGAAACGACTTCTACCACGCCCAGCTGAGGAAGTTCATCGTCGTCTTCGGCACCCTCTTCAACGACATCGTCGTCTCGAGGACGGACTCCGACGGCGGCGAGGACCAGCGGATCCGCGTGCCCATCAGCTACGGGCCGAGGGAGAGGTGGCTCGCCCGCGTCGAGGAGGACCCCAACGCGCTCCCAAGCCAGAACCTGACGATGCCCAGGATCGCCTTCGTCATGCGGAGCATGAACTACGCGCCGGTCAGGAAGCTGCCGAGCACGATCCGCATCGCCGCCGAGAGCACGGCGGACGACAACCAGTACGACGGCGTCTACGTCCCGGTACCCTACAACCTCGACTTCGAGGTGTCGATCCTCGCCAACAGGAGCGAGGACGCGCTGAGGATCGTCGAGCAGATCGTGCCCTTCTTCACCCCCGACTGGACGGTGACGGTCAAGATCCTCGACGAGATGCCAGACATCGCCACCGACTGCCCCGTCGAGCTCGTGTCCATCTCCAACGAGGACACCTACGACCAGGGCTTCGAGAAGAGGCGGATGGTGATCTGGCAGCTCGCCTTCACGATGAAGGTCCAGCTCTACGGCCCGGTCAGGGAGAGGAAGATCATCAAGATCGCGGAGACCAACTTCTACGCGAACACGGACGTCGGCAACACGCTGCCGTCCTCCACCGTCACGATACGCCCGGGCCTCACGGCGAACGGCGAGCCGACGACGGTGCTCGCCGAGTCCGTCTCGATCGACCTCATCGACGAGGACGACGACTGGGGCTACATCATAACCCACGAGGAGTGGCCCGATGCCTAGCGACTCGAACCAGAAGATCGACGACTTCCTCGACAGGAAACCCGCCCCCAAGCAGGAGGTCGAGACCTACGACCCCAAGACGGGGGAGCTCGTGCCCATCAAGACGACGGACCCCGACTTCGACCTCGCGAGGAAGAACGTCAAGGAGGTCATCGAGATCGGCATGGAGGCGATCAACGACCTCAAGCAGAACGCCTCCCAGAGCCAGCAGGCCCGCGACTACGAGGTGCTCGACCGCATGGTCACGACCATGATCCAGGCGAACAGGAGCCTCCTCGACATGAACCGCGAGGAGAGGATGGACACCGAGGAGCAGGACAAGCCGTCCGCCGGGCCCGTGAACAACATCCTCATCCTGAGCCCCGACGAGCTGCTCAAGAGGCTGAAGCCCGCGGAAGAGGACGAGATGGAATGAAGACCTTCTGCCAGTACATCAACGAGGTCCGCAAGAAGGACCTCGACTGGTCGATGCAGGCCCGCGACCAGCGGGACGCCCACGGGCACCCGATCCCGCAGGCCGTTTACTGGGGGCTCCGCGACGCCATGCACGCCGAGGTGTCGACCCCGCTCTTCTATCCCGGCAAGTACCTCGTCCAGCCCGTCGGCGAGCACGAGTGGGACGCCCAGGGCGCCAACAACCTGGGGGAGGTGCGCTCAATCGTCAAGGAGCTGAAGCACGCCTATCCCCACATCAGGGTGTTCCGGGTATGAAGCTCCTCCTCGTCGCATTCATCTGCTCCGCCCTGTCCTTCCCGGCGATGGTCGTCACGGACCGGGCCCTGCCCCGTCCTCCCGCGCCCGAGAGGGTCCAGTGGCAGGAGGACCGGAGCTGGTTCCACAACATGAAGAACGAGACGACGGAGGCCGTGAGGGCCGACGCCCAGTGGTGGTCGAAGTTCCTCGCCTTCGTGGTGGTCACCCAGGCCGGCGTCATCGCGTACATGGGCGTCAGACGCCGAAAGTAGCATGACCGAGACCCAGCTCTTCCAGCCCAAGATCGAGGCAAAGCTCGTCCAGGGGGCGCTCGGCTTCCGCGGCAACCCGCGCCTGTACAAGCCCGGGGTCTCCTTCGAGTGGACCCAAGAGATGGTCGACGAGTACCAGCGGTGCGTCGTCGACCACGAGTACTTCATCCGCAAGTACGTCAGGATCGTCGACCCCGACCGAGGCCTCGTCGCCTTCGAGCCCTACTCGTACCAGCTCGAGATGGCGGAGAAGGCCTGCAAGAACAGGTTCACCATCTGCAAGCTCCCCCGCCAGAGCGGGAAGACGACGATCGTCGTCGGCATCATCCTGTGGCACCTGCTCTTCGAGAGGCGCTACCAGATCGCGATCGTGTCGAACAAGCTGTCCCAGGCCCGGGACACGATCATGAACCGCCTCCGGCTCGCCTACGAGTACCTGCCGCCCTGGCTCCAGCAGCCCATCGTGACGTGGAACAAGACGTCGATCCAGCTCGGCAACGGCTCGGGCGTGATGTGCGGCGCCACGACGACGAGCGCCATCCGCGGCTCGACCTTCAACCTCGTCTACATGGACGAGTTCTGCCACGTCCACCCGAACATGCAGCACGAGTTCTGGAAGTCGGTCCTCCCCACCATCTCCAAGGGCAAGCGCACCAAGATCATCATCACCTCGACGCCGAGGGGCCTGGACCTGTTCTACGAGATCTGGATGGGCTCCGTCCGCGGCGAGAACACCTACAAGAGGGTGGAGTGCAACTGGTGGGACACGCCGGGCCGGGACGAGAAGTGGAAGGGCGAGATGCTCTCGCAGATGACCCAGGACGAGTTCGACCAGGAGTTCAACACCGAGTTCCTGGGCTCCGCGGGCACCCTCATCAACGGCAAGGTCCTCGCGGCGATGAAGGTCAAGAACCCCATCGAGGTGACGGACTCGCCCAAGATCAAGGTCTTCGCCCACCCCGCCGAGGGTCACCAGTACGTCTGCACGGTCGACGTCGCGAGGGGCGTCCGCCTCGACTACTCCGCCTTCACGGTGGTCGACATCACGACCCTCCCCTACGAGGTGGTGGCGACCTACCGTAACAACGAGATCCCGCCCATCGCGCTCGCCGACGTCGTCTACAACGTCTGCCTGAAGTACAACCGGGCCGTCGCCCTGGTCGAGTCCAACGACGCCGGCGTGTCCGTCGTCGAGGGCCTGCTCTACCACCTCGAGTACGACAACGTCATCATGACGACAGTCAAGGCCAAGACGGGCACGAGGGTGGGAGGCGGCTTCGCGGCCGCGGCCCGGTTCGGCGTCAACACGAACAAGCAGGTCAAGAAGATCGGCTGCACCCAGCTCAAGATGCTGATCGAGAAGGGCCAGTTCGAGGTGTGGGACCCGGAGGTGAAGCTCGAGCTGTCTACCTTCTCGTCCAAGAAGAAGAAGGACTCGTTCGAGGCCGAGGAGGGGAAGCACGACGACCTCGTGATGACCCTCGTCCTGTTCGCCTGGCTGACGACGCAGGAGTACTTCAAGGAGGAGAACGACAAGGTCGACATCAAGGCGGCCATCCTCCAGCAGCAGGAGGAGCTGACGCTCCCGTTCGGCTTCATCGCCGACGGGCAGTCGGAGACCCCGCTCGATCCCGCCGACGGCGACGAGTTCGAGCAGCAGTTCCGGGGATGGAACCCGCTCGACGACTGGCCGACGGATAAGTTCCACTAAAACCGGCGGCCCCGGACCCAGCCTTCCCTTAGGAGCCTTTCCAGGAGGTTACCAGCCACGCACCTCGTCTCGCCTGAGAGGAGGTCGAAGACCCACGTCTTGCCCGTCCTAACCCGCGACATCTTTTGCCGTGATGACAAATCGTGCGACCGACCGTGCATGGGGTTCCCCTCACCGAGTCGCATGGCGCTCAGGTGTTTTCGGGCTCTATATGACAGTCTGCGAGGCATTAAGTCACCCTCGCCCATTTATCAAAGGAACCCCTTCCATAAATACCGCCAAAGAATAATCACACTTAGGGGGAAAAGATGGGATTCCTAGTCTCTCCAGGCGTCCAGGTTAACGAGATCGATCTGACGACGATCGTGCCGGCCGTTTCGACGACCGAGGGCGCGATCGCCGGCGTCATGGCCTGGGGTCCCGTCGAGGACCGCGAGCTGGTGACCAACGAGGACGAGCTCGTCCTCAGGTACGGCAAGCCGACCTCCTCCAACTTCGAGACCTGGCTCTGCGCCGCCTCCTTCCTGAGCTACGGCAACAAGCTCTACGTCTCGAGGGCGGCCTCCAACGTCGCGAACAACGCAGTCGCCTACGACGGCGGCACGGGCGTCAACCGCCAGATCAAGAACGAGGTCGACTACGTCAACTCCGTCGACTCCTTCGCGGCCAACAGCTATTACTACGCCAAGTACCCGGGCACCCTGGGCAACTCGCTGAAGATCGCCGTTTGCGACTCGGCCAACGCCTTTACGTGCAACCTCTTCACGGCGGACTCCAACGTCCTCATCACCGTCGCCTGGACGGTCGGCTCCAACGTCGCCACCCTCACGGCGAACTCCGCGACGGAGTCGAACACCGTCTGCAACACGACGGCGAACAGCTTCCTGAGCAGGATCTCGATCGGCGACTACCTCCTCGCGGGCAACTCGACGATCGGCCAGCAGTACATGAAGGTCAAGTCGAAGACCGCCCCGTCGGTCACCGCCAACGCGACGGCCACGGCGAACATCACCTTCGAGACCAAGTACTTCATGGCGGACGCCGCCAACCTGACCTCGTCGAACACGAGCACCTCCTCCATCCAGAGGTACTGGGAGTACTACGACGTCGTCGATACGGCCCCCGGCGCCTCCATCTACGTCTCGACGAGGAACGCCAACGGCACGGCCTCGGGCGACGAGCTCCACATCGTCGTCACGGACGAGGACGGCCAGTTCTCGGGCATCCCGGGCACGATCCTTGAGGTGTGGAAGAACCTCTCGAGGGCGACCGACGCCAAGGGCGAGCAGGGCGGCTCCATCTACTACAAGGACGTCCTGATGACCGGCTCCCGGTTCGTCTGGTGGGCGCACGACAGGGCGGGCGCGGCCTCGGCCAACGCCATCGCCGTCGCTCCCATGGCGAACACGATCCCGCTGAGCATGAGCTTCACGGGCGGCACCCAGCCCGACACCGAGGGCGCCATCAGCGTCTCCAGGCTCGCAGCGGCCATCGACCAGTTCCGGTCGGCGGAGGACATCGACATCAGCCTGATCCTCTGCGGCAAGGCGAGGGGCGGAGTCCACGGCGAGCAGTACGCCAACTACGTCATCGACAACATCTGCCACACGAGGAAGGACTGCGTCGCCCTGGTGTCCCCGGACATCAACGACGTCGTCAACAACCCGTTCGGCACGCACGAGGACATCATCGACTTCAGGAACGCCCTGACGACGAGCTCCTACGCGATGCTGGACTCCGGCTACAAGTACATGTACGATCGGTACAACGACGCGTACAGGTGGGTGCCGCTCAACGGCGACATCGCCGGCCTGATCGTGCGCACGGACACCGACAGGGACCCGTGGTGGTCTCCCGGCGGCTTCAACCGAGGCGTGATCAAGAACATCATCAAGCTGGCCTACAACCCGAACCAGGGACAGAGGGACCAGCTGTACAAGTCGGGCGTCAACCCGGTGACCACGTTCCCGGGCCTGGGCACGATCCTGTACGGCGACAAGACCCTCCTCGCCAAGCCGTCGGCCTTCGACCGCATCAACGTGCGGAGGCTGTTCATCGTTCTCGAGAAGGCAATTGCCACCGCGGCAAAGTTCAGCCTCTTCGAGTTCAACGACGAGTTCACGCGGGCCCAGTTCAGGAACATGGTCGAGCCCTTCCTGAGGGACGTCCAGGGCCGCCGGGGCATCTTCGACTTCAGGGTCGTCTGCAACGAGACGAACAACACGCCTGAGGTCATCGACAGCAACCGGTTCGTCGGCGACATCTACATCAAGCCGGCCCGCTCGATCAACTTCATCACGCTCAACTTCATCGCGGTACGCACCGGGGTTGAGTTCGAGGAAGTCATCGGTAAGTTCTAACAAGGGAGGACTCCCCCGATGAGGCTCTATAAGCCGAGATCGAACGTAGCGAGGCGCAGGGTCCAGGCGGCTGTGTCAAAGCAGCCCGCCGAGCGACCCGAGACCCACAAGCAGAGGGACGACCTCGACGACTGGGTCCGGAAGGTCATGCGGGGCGGCCAGGGCTTCATCAAGAACACGGGCTACTACAACAGGCACGAGGAGGTCGAGTTGGACGAGAGCAAGACCTGGAAGGACTCCTCGGGACCGAAGGCCGTGAAGCGCTGGAGGGAGTTCAAGGCGGCGTTCTGGGACGCCAAGGACGACGCCGAGGCGTTCGACTCCATGACCAAAAAGAGGAACGCCAGGCTCGCGAGGGTCGACAGGGCGTACAAGAAGGCCTACTCGCACGCCCATGAGTCCGTCGAGGTGGACGAGTCCTATGAGGATGCCGTTGCCAAGGGAAAGAAGGTCTGGCAGCCTCATGACAGGGACATCTTCGATCGACGAGTCTCAGCTGCCATGCAGATTCAAAGGGCCCACGATCGCAAGATGCGAAAGATGGGTGCAAAACCGCTCAAGGTCAAGGGCTATAATGAGTCCGTCGAGCTCGACGAGTCCAAGTACAACGCCACGATCAATAAGCTCAAGGCGCAGGTCGGTCGCGGCTACGACTCGGTGGGCAAGAAGATCGACCGGGACCATCCCATCCACAGGGAGATCCAGAACCTCCGCTCGCAGCGGAAGAAGGACGCCCAGAGGAGGATGGGTCTCAGGGCCGGCTACGAGCCCGAGGGCAAGCAGACCCTCCGGGAGTTCCTCGAGCGCAACCGCAATAAATAACTCCTAAAGGGGAAACTACCAACATGGCATTCGACATCGAGCAGATGAAGGCGGCCCTCCAGTTCGGCGGCGACAGGCCGAGCCACTTCGAGGTCCGCATGACGATCCCGGGCGCCGGCACGGGCGACGGGGCCGCCAGCCAGGAGCTGACGTTCATGGCGAAGGCCGCGCAGATCCCGGGCATGACCCTCGGCGTCGTCCAGGTCCCGTACTTCGGCGTCAAGGTGAAGGTCCACGGCGACCGGACCTGGCCCGAGTGGACGATCAACATCATCAACGACGAGGACTACCTCGTCCGCAAGGCGATGGAGCGCTGGAGCCACAGGATCAACACGGTCAGGAAGAACACCGTGTTCAACCCGTTCTCCGCCAACCCCGCGACCTACAAGACCGACGCCTACGTCTACAAGTACGGCCAGGCGGGCAACCTACTGAGGACCTACAAGCTGATCGGCGCCTGGCCGACCGTGGTCGCACCCATCGACCTGAGCTGGGACGCCACCGACGCCATCGTCGAGTTCCCCGTTACGTTCGCATTCGATTGGATGGAGAACGACGACAACGTTCTCGGCGGCGAGGGCTCCGGCGCGTCGAACAGCTAAGTAGTCCCGTAACACCATGAGGGACTGATGGCCGACGATCCAACGAATCCGCGCAACGCCCTGCTCGATCTGTTCGGCTGGACGATAGTCCGCAAGGACAGGAAGGAGGAGGAGCGCGAGGAGAAGCGACCGTCCTTCGTGCCGCCTCCCAACGACGACGGCTCCGTCATCGTCGGCGAGGGCGCCTTCTACGGCAGCTACCTGGACCTCGAGGGCTCGGCCCGCTCCGAGGCGGAGCTCGTCAACAAGTACCGCGAGATGTCGATGTACCCGGTGGTGGACTACGCCATCGACGACATCGTCAACGAGGCCATCTCCACCGACGCCGAGGACGTCGTCCAGATCAACCTCGAGAGCTTCGAGAAGGACAGCCCGTTCTCGAAGAAGCCCATCCAGGACAAGATCTACGCCGAGTTCGACCGGATCGTCGAGCTCCTCGACTTCAACAGCCACGCCTACGACATCTTCCGCCGCTGGTACGTCGACGGGCGGCTCTACTACCACGTCATCATCGACGAGAAGGCCCCGCAGGAGGGCATCAAAGAACTTCGCTACGTCGACCCCCGCAAGATCCGGAAGATCAAGGAGGTCAAGCGGGAGAAGGACAAGAATGGCGTCGTCCTGACCAAGCTCAAGAACGAGTACTACCTGTACTCGGACGTCGGCTTCACCGTGCCCAACAGCCGGAACACGATGGGCGTCGACTCCAACATCACCGGCCTGAGGATCGCCAAGGACACGGTCGTCCACGTCACGTCGGGCCTGACGGACACGTCGGGCAACCTGACGCTGGGCTACCTGCACAAGGCCATCGTGCCCCTCAACCAGCTCAAGGCGCTGGAGAACAGCCTCGTCATCTACAGGTTCACGAGGGCGCCGGAGCGCCGGGTGTTCTACATCGACGTCGGCAACCTGCCCAAGCAGAAGGCCGAGCAGCACCTGCGCGACATGATGGTCAAGCACAAGAACAAGCTCGTCTACGACGCCTCCACCGGCGAGATCCGGGACGACCGCAAGTTCATGACCATGCTCGAGGACTTCTGGCTCTCCCGCCGCGAGGGCTCGAAGGGCACGGAGATCACGACCCTCAACTCGCAGGGCACCTTCCTGAGCCAGCTCGAGGACATCAACCTCATCAAGAAGAACCTCTACATGGCGCTGAACGTGCCCATCTCCCGCCTCGAGCCGGAGACGAGCGGGTTCACGATGTCGAGGGTCACCGAGATCTCGAGGGACGAGGTCAAGTTCGCCAAGTTCGTCGACAGGCTGAGGAGGAGGTTCTCCGTCCTGCTGTTCGAGAGCCTGTGCAAGCAGCTTCTCCTCAAGAACATCATCGCCAAGGAGGACATCCCCGAGTTCTACCGGGGCGCGTGGTTCGAGTTCGCGATCGACAACCACTTCGCGGAGATGAAGGAGAACGAGATCCTCTCCCGCAGGCTCGAGATCGCCAAGGACATCCAAGACTTCGTCGGCAAGTACTACAGCCACGAGTTCGTCAGAAAGAGGATCCTCCGCCAGACGGACGACGAGATCGAGGAGATGGACGAGCAGATGGACGGGGAGAAGGACGACCCCCGGTTCCAGGAGCCGATCCTCGCCTTCGACCCGACCGCGAACGGGAACGACCCGGGCATGGGCGGCATGATCCCGCCCGACGGCACCCCGAACCCGATGCCGGGACAGCCCCAGCCCGCCCCTCCCTGGGGCCAGAAGCCGGGCGCCAATACCCTCATCTCGGGTGAAACCGTGGTGCCAATAAATACGAAACAAAAGAAAGTCTAGGGGGACTCGCATGCGCGACGCCATCAGAAAGATCATCCAGGGCTGCCTTGAGGCAGACGAGAAGGGCCTCAACGAGGCCGTCGACGAGGCACTCCGCGAGGAGATCGCGGGCTGGTTCACCCAGGACGAGATCTGGAACACGACCAGGAAGGCCGGCGAGGCCACCCCGACGGGCAGCCAGAAGGCCACCGAGATGGGCAGGGGCGGCGTCAACGACCCGTCCCACGCCACGAACTGGGACCGAATGGTCGCGGCCACGAAGAAGGCGGGCGCCGCCACCAAGTTCTCCGACAAGTGGAACCCCCGGGCGGTCACCGTCCTCGGCGAGCCCGCTCGCAGGAAGCAGGTCGGCGAGTCCAAGGAGCTCGACGAGGCCAACGTCGCCGCGTTCATGCACCTGAAGGACGGCAACACCTACCTGACGAAGGGCGGCAAGCCTGCCCAGATCGTCTCCCACGCCCCCGAGGCGGGCTGGTTCAACGTCCGGTTCAAGACCGGCCCGATGACCAAGATCAGCGGCGAGGACTTCATCATCGCCGGCAAGATCTATCAGGTCAGCACGACGAGCCCGAAGGCGAGGACCTAGCGTGAAGAGGCAGCTCACGGAGCTCTCCCGTCAGAAGATGGCGAGCTACGTCCGGGCTGCCGCCACGGACAAGGCCGACAAGGCGTGGAACCGCGGCTACGACGCGGGCAAGGGCAACTACAGCAACCACCCGCACGACAAGGCCGACCCCAAGAGGCAGGCCGACCGTCAGCGGAAGGAAAAGAACCGCTTCCAGGGCATATTCAGGGCCACGAGGAAGCTTGCGAAAGAGGAAACGGAAGTGGCCAAGAAGCAGATCGACGAGATCTCTAGAGGGGCGCTTCGAGACTACGTCAGCGCCGCCAGCGTGGACGACACCCACTTCGACCACAGGGAGCTCTCGTCCCGTAAGGGTTGGAGGAGCAGAAAGCCCTACATCGATCTGGCGAAGAAGAAGCTGCGCGACAAGGCCCGCCAGGAAAAGAAGGAAGAAACCAACATGAGCATCGGAAGAAGGATCATCGAGGCCGCGCTCGCGGGCAAGGCAACCGACGTCGCTGAGGCGATCGACGAGGAGCTCAGGCTCAGGACGCTGGCTCTCATCGGCGAGCAGGACCTCGGCGTCACCGACGAGGAGCTGATCGAGGAGTTCATCGAGGAGGGCGACTTCGGCGACGGTGACGGCGAGGAGAAGCCCAAGAAGAAGAAAAAGAACCCGTTCGACAAGGGCAGCGACGAGGGCTCCGACGACTCCGACGAGGGTGACGACAACGGCGGCTCCGATCCGAGGCCGACCTCGGACGGCGACGGCGACGGCAAGACCGACGACGACGGCGACGGGGACGACGACGACTCCGACGGCGGCTCCGAGCGCGAAGTCAAGCTGGTCATCAAGAAGAAGTAGTCCCGGGTGTGGGGATCATCCCAAAGAAGCAGCTCGATCCCTTCCAGCAGGCGAGGGCGGTCAAGCTAAAGCAGCTCTCCCTTCAGGCCGCCGTCCACAAGGGCGACATGGCGAGGGCGCAGCTCTCTGGGAACGAGATCCGAAAGAAGTTCATCGACAAGCGGTACCAGAGGGTCAAGAAGAACATGGAGCGCATCAAAGAGGGCGTCTGGTACTTCGACCTCACCGAGGAGAAGTGGAAGTACCGGTTTAGGGACCACAACGACCGCGACAAGGGCGGCGAGGGCGAGATCCACGCGCCCGACAGGAAGTCCGCCGCCGACGCCATCGCCAAGCGGCACGGCCACCGCATCTCCATCACGGGCATCGTCCCCCACAGCCACGACCTGAACAGGGAGCGCTCCGACCCCGCGAGGGAGAAGGAGTACGCCGCCGCCCGCGCAAAGAGGGAAGCGGGCTACAGGCGGGACTTCGCCAAGTGGAAGCAGCAGTCCGACGGGCGCTGGTACCACCCGCAGCACGGCTACGCCAAGAGCAAGAAGAAGTACGACGACAGGCCCGCGCCCGGCAAGGCGAGGTGGGCCCCCCGACACGAGTCCGTCGAGATCAAGTACCCGGGCCACATCGACACCAAGGCCGGCAACTTCCTCAGGACGAAGAAGAACAGGGACAAGAACTGGTGGTCCGCCGTGAGGAGCCAGAAGAAGGACGCGGTCGACAACGACAACGAGACCGACCAGATGCGCCTCCAGCGGGCCCAGCACATGAAGCAGTGGGCCGCCGACAAGATGTCGAACCCGAGCTTCGCCCCCATCGCCCGCAGGGTCGCCTACGACGCCGAGACCATCATCAAGGGCTACCGCCCGAAGGTCGTCAAGGAGACGGTCAGGAAAGACGGGAAGAACGGGTACGTCCTGTGGAGGGGCGACAAGTCCGTCAAGTTCAGCCAGGTCGAGCCCAAGAGCTGGCGGGTCCACGGCCACAGCGACGGCCACAAGAACTACGCCGACGCCAAGAGGGCGGCCGAGAGGTGCCTCGACGACGACAACGCCGACGTCGTCAGGTCCGCGAACCAGAGCCACAAGAACATGTGGAAGGTCCGCCACAAGCTCCTCGACGCGATCCGGATGCGGAAGGCCCAGGTCGAGTACATCACCAAGAACACCGCCCTCTCGTGGGAGGAGCGCCGGAAGAAGATCCAGGCCGTCAACCAGAAGATCGCCGGCCTCCGCAAGAAGGACCGGGAGAAGAACGACATCTGGCTCCGCCAGGTCCAGCGCATCAAGTCCTGACCGCGCATAAGTACGGGTAAAGATAGGGGAAGCCCAGAATGCCAGTCTACAGCAACAAGAGGAACGGGAACGCCACGGTTCGACTCAGCTCGAACGTGACGCTGGCCTTCACCGACCTGTCCCTGCCCCTCGGAGAGGCGGACCTGGGGGGCACGATCGCCGTCGTCGACACCCAGGCCAACGTCATCGGCACGGGCACGAGCTTCACGACCAAGTTCGCCAACGGCGACTTCATGTTCTACGTCGGCAACTCCACCTCCAACGTCGTCGTCCAGATCAACCAGGTCGTGAACGCGACCTTCATGAACGTCGTCGGCTCGACCACGGGCACCAACGCCGCGATCACGGACTACAGGCACGCGGAGACGATCGAGGCCGTCGACATCAAGGAGGTCAAGTGGTCCGCGAACGGGGCGTCCCAGGGCTGGATCATCAAGCGCGGCTCCAACACGGTCATGGAGCTGTTCGGCTCCGGCTGGTGGCCGATGGAGGTCGCCGAGACCGAGTTCCGGGGCGGCACCATCGTCGCCAACACGACCGCCTCGACGGGCGGCACCCTCATCCTCGAGCTGTCGAAGAAGCTCAGGGCCGCCGCCAACAACCACAAGATAGAGGTGTAGCCGTGAAGACCTTCAAGCAGTACATCGCGGAGCTCTCCAAGGGCACCCTTAGTCGGTACGTCAAACGGGCGCACGTAGATGCTAATCGAAAGAACTTCGAGAACGGCGTCGGCGCGGGGATCTACGACTACCGCGACCCCAAGGACGCGAAGCACCTCTCCGCCGCCTGGGCCAACCAGAGGAAGATTCGAAACCGCACGGCCGGGGTGGCCAAGGCCGTCGATCGACTCGCCGGATGGGCATATCCAAAGAGCAGGGGCGGACGCAACCCGTTCATCAGTAAGTACACCTACAAGGAAGAGACCGAGATCAACGAGCTCTCCAAGGGCACGCTGAGCCGGTACATCGGCAAGGCGACCGACAGCGCCGTCTATCAGACCGACAAGAAGCACGAGAAGGCGAAGTCCGCGGGCCTCGCCTATCAGCACCACGAGTGGGATGTCGGCAAACGGCTGGATAAGCAGGTCGCCGACGCCGGTCGCAAGGTCGCCAACCGCATGAAGGGCGTCCGGACCGCAGCCAAGAAGCTCGCAAGGGAAGAGACGGAGATCGGCGAGGCCGTCTTCGGCGGCGAGAAGTACCGGGGCCGGAACAACCCCAACATCCGTCACAAGACGGACAAGGAGCTGTGGGCCAAGCAGAAGAAGCACGGCGAGCGCGAGACCGACCTGAAGCGCAAGTCCGAGTTCCACATGAAGCGCTGGCATAAGTACGGCAACGACATGGCGGCCGAGCAGGGCTTCAAGCAGGAGCGCCAGGCCGAGAGGCACGGTACCGCCGCCGACGCTGCGGCCATGCTCCGCAGACGGCTCGCGGCGAAGAGACGCGCGGGTAGGGGATACAGGGACTAACATGAAGCTCATCACCGAACTTACCGAGGACGTCCAGGTCATCGAGGAGGCCGCCGCAGACGGTAAGAAGAGCCTCTACATCGAGGGCATCTACCTGCAGGGCGGCATCCCCAACAGGAACAAGCGCATCTACCCCGTCCAGACGCTGGCCCGGGAGGTGAACCGCTACGTCGAGAACTACGTCCAGAAGGGACGGGCCTACGGCGAGCTGGGGCACCCGACCGGTCCCCAGATCAACCTCGAGCGGGTGAGCCACCTCATCAAGTCCATCCGCCAGGACGGCGGCAACTTCATCGGCAAGGCCAAGATCACCGACACCCCGTACGGCAACATCGCCAGGGGGCTGATCGGCGAGGGCGCCCGCCTGGGGGTATCCTCCCGCGGCATGGGCTCGCTCAAGCCCGGTAAGGACGGCATCATGGAGGTCCAGGACGACTTCCACCTCGCCACCGCGGCCGACATCGTCGCGGACCCGTCCGCCCCCGATGCCTTCGTGAACGGCATCATGGAGGGCAAGGAGTGGGTGTGGGAAGGGGGGGCCTTCAAGGAGGTCGACCTCGAGCACGCCCGGATGTTCATCAAGCGCCAGAGCTCGAGGGAGCTCGAGGAAGCCAAGCTGAGGGTCTGGAAGAAGCTCATCTCGAGCTTCTAAGGGCCTGAAGAAACGCGTACAATAAATAATCACAACAAAAAGTTGGGAGCAGCATCAATGCCCGAGAAGATTAAGGAAGTAAAGAAGGTCAGCCTCGACGAGGAGCTCGCCACCCTGTTCGGCGAGGACGCCTCCGAGGAGATCAAGACCAAGGCCAAGACGGTATTCGAAGCTGCTGTCTCCGCGAAGGCCGACGAGGTCCGCGCCGAGGTAGAGGCGAAGATCGAGGAGGAAGTCGAGAAGAGGCTCGCCGAGGCCGTCGCCGGCATCGAGGAGAACGTCGACAAGTACCTCTCGTACGTCGCCGAGCAGTGGAAGGAAGAGAACCAGCTGGCGATCGAGTCCAGCCTGAAGGTCGAGATGGCGGAGTCCCTCCTGTCCGGTCTCGCCCAGCTCTTCACCGAGCACAGGATCGAGGTCGACGAGGAAGGCAACGACGTCGTCGAGCAGCTTGTGGCCGCGAACGAGGAGCTCAAGACGAAGCTCGACGAGGCGACCCAGCTGATCATGGACCTGTCCGAGAAGGTCGAGGCGAACGAGCTCGACGACATCGTCGTCGAGGCGGCAGCCGGACTGACGGACACCCAGGCCGAGAAGCTCAAGGCCCTCGCCGAGGGGATCAAGTACACCGACGTCGAGGACTTCAAGGCGAAGGTCGCGACCATCCGGGAGTCGATCTTCACCAAGGTCGAAGAGCCGAAGAAGGACCCGGTCACCGACAGCATCAACGAGGAAGTCGTGAAGCCGACCGATCCTCGGATGAAGGCCTATCTCGACACCGCTCGTAGGCTTGCGTAAAGCTGAAGAGTTTGCGGTAATAAATAAAAACCAATAAGAACACAAAAGGGGAAACGACTATGGAGTCCCAGTTCACCATCAACGAGGAGCTCATCGGCAAGTGGAAGGATCTGCTTGAGGATAGCGCCTTTGAGCCGATCAAGGACAGCTTCGGCAAGCCGGACAGGTGGAGGGCAGCCACGGTCGCCCAGCTCCTGGAGAACACCGAGAAGGACCTCAAGACCTCCGGTAAGTACAACAGGATGTCCCTGACCGAGGACGCGCCCACCAACAACTGGGGCGGCGGCCAGATCGAGTATCAGGACCCCGTCCTCATCACCCTGCTCCGCAGGAGCATGCCCAACCTGATGGCATACGACGTCGCCGGCGTGCAGCCGATGACGGGCCCGTCGGGTCTCATCTTCGCCCTGAGGGCCCTCTACAGCAACACGACTGGCGACGAGGCCTTCTACGACGAGCCTAACACGAGCTTCTCCTCGGTGGTGGCCGGTGCCAACACCCTGGGCGACAAGCACGTCGGCGGCTACCCGGGCAACACCACGACCGGCACGGCGAACCTCGCCCAGACCGGCATCTACAACTACGGCGACGCCATGGCCACCCTGCAGCTCGAAGCTCTGGGTAGCTCCGGCAACGTTGCCTTCCCTGAGATGGCCTTCACCATCGACAAGATGACGGTCACGGCCAACGGCCGCGCCCTGAAGGCCCAGTACTCGATCGAGCTCGCACAGGACCTCAAGGCGGTCCACGGCCTCGACGCCGAGAAGGAGCTCGCGGGCATCCTCTCGACCGAGATCGTCGCCGAGATCAACCGAGAGCTCATCAGGACGATCAACATCACGGCCAAGAGGGGCGCCGCTTCCGGCACCACCACGGTCGGACGCTTCGACCTCGACACCGACGCCAACGGCAGGTGGCTGGGCGAGAAGTTCAAGGGCCTGGCGTTCTTCATGGACCTCGAGGCCAACCAGATCGCCAAGGAGACCAGGCGCGGAAAGGGCAACATCGTCATCTGCTCCTCCAACGTCGCCTCCGCCCTCCAGATGGCGGGCGCCATCGACTACACGCCGGCGATCACGTCGAGCATGACCGTCGATGACACGGGCAACACGTTCGCGGGAATCGCCTTCAAGCGGTTCAGGGTCTACATCGACCCGTACGCGACGGGCAACTACATGACGATCGGCTACAAGGGTTCCACCCCGATGGACGCCGGCCTGTTCTACTGCCCGTACGTCCCGCTGCAGATGCTGAGGGCCGTCTCCTTCGACACCTTCCAGCCTGCAATCGGCTTCAAGACCAGGTACGCAATGGCTCAGAACCCATTCTCCCTGGGCGTCCTCAACGGCGCGGTTGGCTCCATGGCGGCTACGCTGATCAAGGACTCCAACGTCTACTACAGAAGGGTCCTCGTCGACAACATCCTCTAACGAGGACGAGTCAGCCGGACGTAGGCTCCGGTTAAGAAGGAAAGCGCACTACATTAAACTGTGGGGGAGGGTCAAACCTCCCCCTCTCTTGTATCTAAAGGGGACCGATGGCTGACAAGGACAAGGACGGCGACATCGCCATCCACAGGGAGCTCGCCTCCCACGGCGGTCGCCTCGATCAGCTCGAGGCGGAGATCAAGGCCATAGCGGCGGACGTCAGGGAGATCCGGGACACCATCTCGGGGGCCAAGGGCTCCTGGAAGATGCTCGTCGCGATCGTCGGCCTCTTCACCGGCGCCATCGTGATGCTCGCAAACAAGCTCTGGGCATTCCTCACCGCCCAGGCCGGCTAGAGAGGTCGCCATGTTTCTAACTACCAAGCAGCTCCTCGTCCTCATCGTGCTCGGGGCCTTGAGCATGGCCATAGGGTCCTCGATCACCAACGTCGCGGTGAACGAGGTCGTGGAGTACCGGGTGGAGCGGATGCAGCTCGAGCAGCTCCAGGCCGACATCCCACTCTCCGCTTCCGAGAAGTGACCTAAATAGCGGCATGCCCGCGCTCACCCGTCAGCCGACGAACATCAACTTCCTGACGAACCAGAACTTCCGCTTCCTCCTCAAGCGGGCGCCCAACGTCACCTTCTTCGTCAGCCGCTACCAGTTCCCGAGCTACGCCGTCAACCCCGTCCAGAGGACGACCCAGCTCAACCCGATCCCCGAGCCCGGCGACAAGCTGTGGTACGGCGACCTGAGCATCACGTTCAACGTCGACGAGGACCTGAAGAACTACCTGGAGATCGTCGACTGGATGACGTACCTGGGCCACCCGACGGACTACGACCAGTACAAGGTCCTCTCCGATCGGGACTTCAGCAGGATGCAGAGGGCGAGCGGCGAGGGCGTCAAGTCGGACGCCACGCTGATGATCCTGACGTCGGCCAAGAACCCCAACTACGAGATCCACTTCTGGGACATCTGGCCGACCTCGCTGACCGGCCTCGAGGGCACCTCCGAGGCGCCCGAGTCGGAGATCCAGAAGGCCACGGTCGTGTTCAAGATTCGACACTACACCTACGAGTGGCTCCGCGAGCCTTAGAATTTAATTTGACTTTCGGCTCGGCGCCTGCTTAGGCTGTACGGGTATAGTGGAGGTCGCATGGGCGTCGTCGTTCAGTTCCCCAAGCCGTACAAGAAGTCCCGTCGGAAGCGCGGGCCGAGGGCCAAGGTCATCGTATTCCCCAGCATGAGATCGATGTTTCGACGTGCGGTTAGACGAAATAAACAATGAGTGGGCGAAGGACGCCGTCATAGAGGCCGACCGCCTCGACGACCACTCCCGCGACATCCCCCGACTCCACGCCAAGTACAGCAGGTTCCTCTCCGAGGAGCGCATGATCATGCGCAACCTGGAGGCCGACCGGGACAGGCTCCGCCTCGCCAAGTGGGAGAGGCTGACGGGCATGATGTCCGTCGACGAGCTCAAGGAGAGGGGCTGGGAGCCCGAGCGGAAGAGGGTGCTGAAGAACGACGTCGACATGTACCTCGCCGCGGACGACGACATGATCCAGCTCAACCTCAGGATCGGCCTCCAGCAGGAGAAGGTGAAGCTCCTCGAATCCATCGTGCACTCGATAAATAGCCGAAGCTTTACCATCGGCAACGCCGTAAAGTACCTCCTCTTCAAGGCCGGCATATCATGATCCACATCGGCGAGCACACCTACAGAACGGGCCTCAACGTCCACCCCAGGAGCGACGGCTTCATCGTCGCCTGGCGGTGGGGCGACACGCTCTGGTACCTCCGCTACAGGAAGGAGATCCGACCTCACTTCGTCTACAAGAAGATGAAGGCGGATCCCGGTAATTGGACGTCGTAGACGTCCGTCGCGTCGACGAGACATTCTGCTTCGTTGAGTGCGACGACGGAATAGCCCAGGAGCTCGCGGACCTCTTCACGTTCGAAGTGCCCGGCGCCAAGTGGAGCCCCAAGGTCAAGCTCGGCGTGTGGGACGGCAAGATCCGGCTGTTCAACCCCCTCCTCCGCATGCTCTACCGGGGCAACATCTACCGGCTCGTCGAGTTCTGCCGGCAGCGTCGCTACGAGCTGAGGATCGACCCCGAGCTGTACCCCGTCGGCTACAAGCTTGACGAGACCTGGTGGTCGCAGGCGGTGAGGTCGGCGTTCGAGAAGCGCGACTACCAGATGGTGACGATCCGGAAGTGCCTCGAGCGGGACCGGTCGCTAGTCATCTCCCCCACCTCCTCGGGCAAGAGCATCATCATCTACGCCCTCTGCAGCCACTACGCGCAGACGACAGGTAGGCCCTCCCTCGTCATCGTCCCCAACAAGGGCCTCGTAACTCAGATGGCCGGCGACTTCGCGGACTACTCCGGCGGCAGGGTCGACCCCTATCAGATAGTTGGGGGGGTTCCAAAGGACGTCGAAGGAAAGGGGCCATACGTGGTTACCACCTGGCAGAGCGTCTACAAGCTTCCCCGGCCATGGTTCAACCAGTTTGGGTGTATAATAGGAGACGAGGCCCATGGGTTTGACGCCAAGTCCCTGCAGGGCATCATGGAGAAGGCCAACGAGGTCCGCTTCCGTCACGGCTTTACCGGATCCCTCGACGGCTCCAAGGTCCACCTGATGGTGCTCGAGGGCCTGTTTGGTCCACTGATCAAGGAGGTCGACACAAAGACCCTGATGGACCAGGGCTTCGTCGCCAAGCTTGAGGTCAACGTAGTTCGTGCACGCTACAGCGAGAACGTCCGTAAGCTTAACTACGCGGGGGTCATGGCCGCCAAGAAGCTTGGAGACAGGCATGCCTTTCAGGAGGAGATGCGCACCATCGTCGGCCACCAGGGCCGCGTCCGCATGATCGCAGACCTGGTCAAGGGACTTAAGGGCAACGTGCTCGTCCTGTTCAGGCTGGTGAAGCTTCAGGGGGAAGTTCTCGTAGAGGCCCTTGGACCCGAGACACACTTCGTACACGGAGGGGTGTCGAAGGAGGAGCGAGAGGAGATCCGACGCGCCGTCGAGCTTTCCGACGGGTGCGTGACCGTCGCCAGCTACGGCGTCTTTTCCACTGGGATAAACATTCGCAGGCTTCACCACGTCGTCTTCGCCTCCCCGTTCAGGTCCAAGATCCGGCTCCTCCAGTCGATCGGTCGCGGGCTGAGGACGGCCGAGGGCAAGAGCCGCTGCACCGTCTGGGACGTCGCCGACGACCTCCGCTGGAAGAAGTGGAACAATCTCACGTGGCGGCAGATGGAGTCAAGGATTGAGCAGTACGGCCGGGAGGGGTTCAAGTACCGCTTCGTCGACGTCGACCTCATCGGGGCCTGGGACGGTACTGTCAGCAAAGCCGGGGGAACTGGCTTCTCTTTCGACGACAAGGAGTTCAATGAAGCACTCGATGAAGGTTTCTAGAAGCTTGATTGATGTTCCTTGAGCGGACCCTGATCTATTCCGCGCCCGTCGCTGGCGCGCCGAGTAAACATTGGATGAAGCCTTGTCAAGTTAACTCGCGTTAATCGCCGGCGGTGGTTGAACCGGGCCTCGATCACAAATTCCCGTAGGAAGGTTATACCAATTTAAGGTCGATTTTTGGCACATTTTTGTTTGACTCCCAGCGAATCAGCTGTGTACCCATAGTCTCGACGGTCCGGATGGACAGAGAGGTCGGATGACCCAAGAAACGAAGATGGGGGCGAAACCCCCCAAGGAGAGCCGCCACTACGTGAACAACAAGAAGATGTTCACGGAGCTGGTCAAGTTCAAGAGCGCCGTCGAGGACGCTGAGAGGGAGGGCGGGATCCGCCCCAGGATCCCCGAGTACATCGGGGAGTGCTTCTGGCTCATCGCGAACCGCTACTCGCTCAAGCACAACTTCATCAACTACCCGTTCAGGGAAGACATGGTCGGCGACGCGATCGAGAACTGCGTCTCGGCCATCGACAACTTCGACCCGGCGAAGAGCACCAACCCCTTCGGCTACTTCAGCCTCATCATCCTGAGGGCCTTCCTGAGGAGGATCCAGAAGGAGAAGAAGCAGCTCTACATCAAGCACAAGGCGACGGAGGCGTACGTCATCAACAACGCCCACCTGATCGACCAGGAGCAGGACGGTAGACCCACGGGCTCGGCCGGCGCGGAGAAGAACTTGGCCAACCCCTACATGAGCGAGCTCGTCCGGAACTTCGAGGCGAAGGAGGAGGAGAACCGCCAGAAGAGGCAGGGCAAGCGGGTCGACGACGCCGAGCAGGCCTCCCTCGATGACTAAGATCGCGATCATAACCGACACCCACTTCGGCGTCCAGGACTCGTCCCAGATGGTCCACGACGCCAACGAGAAGTTCTTCGGCGAGGTGTTCTTCCCCAAGATCGACCAGCTCGGCATCGAGACGGTGCTCCACCTCGGCGACCTCACCCACAAGAGGCAGTCGATCTCGTTCTGGACCGCCCACAACATGAGGTGCACCTTCTTCCACCCGCTCGCCGACAGGCGGCTCCACCTCTACGGGGTGGTGGGCAACCACGACTCCTACTACAGGGACACCCTCCAGGTCAACTCGTGGCGGGAGCTCGCGGGCTGGCTGCCCAGGATCCACGTCATCGAGTTCCCGACGGAGACGACGATCGGCGACTGCCGGTTCCTCCTCCTCCCCTACTCCACGAAGGAGAACCAGGGCGCGATCCAGGGGGCCATGGCCGCAACCAGCGCGCGGGTCGCCGCGGGCCACCTCGACATCCAGGGCTTCCTCTACCGCAAGGGCGTCCTCTCCGAGAAGGGCTTCAGGGCCGGCGAGTTCAGCAGGTTCGAGCTCGTCCTCTCGGGACACTACCACAAGAAGCAGACCAAGGGAAACATCACCTACCTGGGCTCCCACTCCCAGCAGGACTGGTCGGACTTCGGGGACGAAAGGGGCTTCCACGTACTAGACACCTCGTCATTGGAGCTCGAGTTCGTCCCCAACCCATACAACCTCTACGAGGCGTTCGTCTACGACGACGTCGGCTTCGAGGACTTCGGCCTCCTCCCGGGCGACTACGAGAAGTACAGGGGCAAGCACGTGAAGGTCATCGTGAAGAACAAAGAGAACCCGTTCCTGTTCGACAGCATAATCGGCCAGCTCGAGAAGGGCGGACCGGCGGGCGTGCAGATCGTCGACGACCACAAGAACGCCAACCTCGTCACGGACGAGGAGGTGCTCGAGGGCACCGAGGACACGATCACCGCGATCAAGAAGTACGTCGAGGGCGTGGAGACGCAGGCGGACAAGGCCCGCGTCGAGTCCCTCGTGCTCGACCTATATAACGAAGCCCTCAACCTCGAGTCGTAATGCAGATCACCTTCAAGAAAGTCCGGTGGAAGAACTTTCTTTCTACCGGGAATACCTTCAACGAGATCCAGATCGACGCCGCCAAGACGACCCTGTTCTGCGGGGAGAACGGGGCGGGCAAGACGACGTTCCTGGAGGCCATCAGCTTCGCCCTGTACGGGAAGCCCGTGCGCAAGCTCAACAAGAGCGGGGTCGTCAACTCGATCAACAAGAAGGACTGCCTGTGCGAGGTGGAGTTCGTGGCGGGCGGGTCCAACTGGCTCGTCAGGAGGGGCGTGAAGCCCAACCTCTTCGAGATCCTACAGAACGGCTCCTCGCTCAAGGCGCTGGCCTCGGTGAGGGACGACCAGGAGTTCCTCGAGCGCATCCTGAAGATGAACCACAAGACGTTCATGCAGTGCGTGATCATGTCGAACCGCCACGTGCCCTTCATGGAGCAGCCGGCGGCGCAGAGGCGGGAGATGATCGAGAAGCTGCTCGACATCGAGGTCTTCTCGGTCATGAACGTCCTCCTCAAGACGCGGGTCGACGACAACAGGGACCGATTGGCGGACGCGGACAGGAAGCGGGCCTCCCTGGAGGACAAGATCGCCATCCACGAGAACCTCAAGAGGCAGGTGGCGACCAACGTCGAGGAGGAGATCGAGGACCTCAACGCCGAGAAGCGGGCCGCCGAAGAGAAGGGCGTCGCCACGCTGAACCAGTTCGAGGAGACCCTGAGGAACATGCGGGCCCTCGAGCCGTCGCTCCACAAGGAGGACGAGAACAAGCGGGAGCTGCAGTCGGTCCTCAAGATGATCCACACCTACGACCACCTGATCGCCGAGAAGCACGACGACATCGCCTTCTACGAGGACAAGACCTCGTGCCCCACCTGCGGGCAGGAGATGGACGACGACCACCGGGCGCGCGAGACGTCCCAGGCGAGGCACGCGATCCAGCAGTACGAGACGCTGAGGAAGCAGGAGGAGGACAAGCACGTCGCACTCGACGAGGAGGCCCGGCGGATTCGCGATGATAAAAAGGCGTACCAGGACCTCTCAACGGAGCTGCTCCTCCACAAGCAGACGATAACCTCCCTCGCCGCCGAGATCCGGTCCATCGAGGCGAAGATCAAGAAGGCCCTCGAGCGGGACCCCAACGTCTACCACGGGGAGTACATCGAGAAGTACCAGCTCGAGCTCGCCGACGTGGACCTCGAGAGGCGGGAGCTCACGAGGGAGAGGGAGGCGCTGTCGACCGTGTCCACCCTGCTCAAGGACTCGGGCATCAAGGCGGCGATCATCAAGCAGTACATCCCCGTGATCAACAAGCTGCTCAAGAAGTACCTGGCCGACCTGGACTTCTACGTCGGGTTCGAGTTCAACGAGAACTTCGAGGAGACGATCCTGGGCCGGGGCAGGGACGAGCAGAACTACCACAACTTCTCGGCGGGGGAGAAATTCAGGATCGACATCGCCCTCCTCTTCACCTTCCGGGCCATCGCCCGGCTGAGGAACTCGGCGAACACGAACCTGCTGATCCTCGACGAGATCATGGACAGCTGCCTCGACAAGTACGGGACGGAGACGTTCCTGAACATCCTGCGGTCGCTCGACTCCGACAACGCGTTCGTCATCAGCCACAAGACGGACCAGGTGCTCGACCAGTTCGACAGGGCGATCCTGTTCGAGAAGGCGGGCAACTTCAACAGGCTGACGGCGATCTGATGGGCTTCGAGAAGATGCACGTCGGCAACCGGGTCAAGGAGGGCCGTGACAGGAACCCGAACGACCACTACCCGACCCCGCCCATCGCCACCTACGCGCTCCACCTGCACGAGAGGCTCCCGCAGAGGATCTGGGAGCCCGCGGCGGGGAGGGGCTGGATGGCCCGCGAGCTCGCCCGACTCGGCTACGACGTCCACGCCACGGACCTCCACCAGTACGAGGAGCAGCTGTTCGACGTGTGGCCCTGGATCGACTTCATCGACCCGTCCATCCGACTGGACGTGGACGCGATCGTCACCAACCCGCCCTACGGGCAGGACATGGCGGAGAAGTTCATCCACTCCGCCCACAAACTGGGCTACCTCTACACCGCCTTCCTGTGCCGGCTGACGTTCGCCGAGAGCACGAGGCGGTACCGAAACCTGTTCAGGGACACCCCGCCGACCCGGGTGCTCGCCTTTACGGCCCGGTTCAACTGCGACGAGTCCCTCTTCGACGAGGGAAAGCAGCTCGGCGGCATGGTCCCGTACGCCTGGTGGATCTGGGACAGGCGGGACACGGAAGGTCGCTGGACGACCACCACCCAGCTCAAGTGGATCGACACCCTGGAGGCGAACAGACTATGGCTAACGGAAACGGCTTCAATCCCCGCGCTAAGGTAGGGTTCACCTGCTCGACGTTCGACCTGCTCCACGCGGGCCACGTCAGGATGCTCGAGTTCTGCAAGCAGCACTGCGACCGCCTGGTCGTCGGCCTCCAGACGGACGTCGTCGACAGGCCCGACAAGAACCGGCCCGTCCAGACGGTCTACGAGAGGTGGGTCCAGGTCAAGGGTGTCCGCTGGGTGGACGACGTCATCCCCTACTCAAGCGAGTCCGACCTCGACAACCTGGTCAGGACACTCCCCCACGACGTCCGGTTCGTCGGCGAGGACTGGAAGGGGAGGAGCGTGACGGGGAGCCACCTCTACTCGCCGATGGGGCCGATGAAAATAATCTACGTGCCGCGGGGTCACACGTGGAGCACGACAGAGCTTAGGCAGCGGGTGAAAGCCGCGGAGGCAATAAATACGGCCAACGAAGAGAACATTAAGAGTAACGAGGGTCGTAATGGTAAACTCTCTCCAGTGGCTTCCGGGGGTGCTGAGGGCGGCGGGTCTCAAGGTGGTTGAGTACCCGGGCTGGCGGGACCGAGGCAGGGGCCCGCTCAATCCCAAGTTCATCATCTGTCACCACACCGCCTCGAACAAGAAGTCGGGCAACGCCCCGTCCCTCAAGCTCGTCGCCGAGGGCAGGCACGACCTGGCCGGGCCGCTCTCCCAGCTCGTGCTGGCGAGGGACGGCACCTGGCACGTGACGGCGGCGGGCAAGAGCAACCACGCGGGGGCGGGTTTTTGGAAGGGCGTCTCGAGCGGAAACGCCTGGGCCATCGGCATCGAGGCCGAGAACGACGGGATCGGCGAGCCGTGGCCTGAGGCCCAGCTCGACAGCTACGCCCGCGGGGTCGCCGCGATCCTGAAGAAGCTGGACAAGGACGAGTCCTGGTGCTGCGGGCACAAGGAGTACGCGCTGCCGAAGGGGAGAAAGATTGACCCGAGTTTCGACATGGACGCTTTTCGCGCTCGCGTCGCTAAGCATCTGGCTGACTAGCATGCGGATGTGGAAGCAAGGAAAGAAGCGGGACCAGGTCTGGTGGAAGGACTTCTGGCCTCCCAGGCAGCCGCCCGTGGTCGAGCCCGATGAGCCGTGCGAGCCGGAGGAACCGACCCCTACCCCCCAGCCGAGCAGTAACGATGACATCATACGCGCAATCAACGAATCCAAGGAGGAACTAATGAGCGCAATTGACAAACTGAGGGCTTCCCTCGAAGGCATCAAGGCCGACCTCGCCCGCAAGGACGCGATGATCGCGGCAGCCGAGAAGGCAGCGGCCGACGCACTCGCCGCGGCCGAGGCAGCCAAGGCCGACGCCATAAACGCATGGAACGCAGCCGAGGCTGCAGTCGCCGACGCGGCGTTCGCCCGGGCCGAGTTCGACGCCTACAGGGCCGAGGTCGAAGGCGTGGCCGACGAGGCCGTGGCCGTGGACAAGATGAACGAGCCGGCGGTCGAGGAGCCGACCGACCCGGGCGTCAGCACCGGCGGCATCGTCGACGCGTAGCATGGCCTACAACGTCGCATACATCATCCGTCACACCCCGAACAACAAGTTCAAGCTGTATCGGGGCTCCGACGTGAAGACCGCCGCGCCCCTCGCGGAGTTCGACTCCAAGGAGGACGCGGAGGCGGCGATGATGCGATCGGTCAACAAGGACAAGCTTACCTGGTGCTACGACGTATCAGGTAAGCCCATCGACGAGGAGCGATGAACACGATCCTGGCACCGTCCGTCAACATGACGGCGAGGTGGGAGGTCTTCGTTCCCACGGTCTACCCCGACAAGGACGGGTCGCTCGTCATCGGGTTCGGCCACACGAACAACCTGGGCACCCCGCCCTTCGTCAAGGAGGGCATGGTGCTGACGGAGCAGGAGGCCTGGGAGATCCTCAGGAACGACCTGGAGTTCGTCGGCAAGCAGGTCCGCATCCTCTACAAGGGCATCGAGCTCAACGACTACCAGTTCTCGGCCCTCTGCGACGTCTGCTTCAACCGGGGATACGGCAGGCTCCGCGACTCGGCGGTCACCTACTACATCAAGCACCCCGAGATCAAGAACAACATGGTCGAGGCCGCGAAGGCCTTCATCATCCGACCCGACTTCACCAACCCCGACACGGGGAAGGAGTTCTCCCGTCTCAACTACGCGATGGACCTCGCCCTCGGCCACGAGCGGGAGTACCTGGGCCTCACCGCCCGGCGCATAGATAACGGGGCAATGTTCCAGGTGAAGACCCCCTACTGGACCTAAACTTATGGAGTTTCGCAATGGGTAAGTACCGCAAGAAGCCGGTCGTGATCGAGGCCGTGCGCTTCGACGACAAGTTCCTCTCCTCAAAGCAGCCCGTCTGGATCGAGACCGCGATGTTCGACTACGTCATCGAGGTCAAGGACAACGCCTCGCCCAAGCACCTGACGATCCGCACCATCGAGGGCATCATGCGGTGCAACCCGGGCGACTGGATCATCCGGGGCGTCAACGGCGAGCTGTACCCCTGCAAGCACGACATCTTCGAGAAGACCTATGAGTCGGCCGAATAGGCTCGGCCCCGAGGACTACGTGGAGATCGAGATGAGGGCCAGGATCCTCTTTCGGAAATACCTCACGGGCTATCGCGGGCAAACGGTGACCGTCCGCGACGGCCTCGACTACTGGATCATGGTGGCGACCGAGGAGCACCTCAATGCTGCAGCTGACTAGGTGGGACGACCCGCTCCTCTCAGAGAGGATGCCGGAGATCGACGCCTTCAACGACGAGACCGTCCGGCTCGCCAACGACCTGATCGCCGCGATGTGGAGGGAGGGGGGCATCGGCCTCGCCGCCAACCAGGTCGGGGTGAGGGCCAGGCTGTTCACGGTCCGCTCGAGTCCCAATCTCGCCTGCTTCAACCCGAGGATCATCGACCAGTCCCGGGAGGAGATCGAGCTCGAGGAGGGCTGCCTCACGTACCCCGGCGTCGTGGTCAAGGTCAAGCGACCGAAGGTCGTCAAGGTCAGGTTCCAGACGCCGACGGGGCAGACCTCCAACATGACCCTAGACGGCATCGGGTCCCGCATCTTTCAGCACGAGCTGGACCACCTCAACGGCCTGAGCCTACTCTCCCGGCTCACCCGGCTGTCCAGGGACGTGGCCCAGAGGCGGTGGCAGAAGATACTCAAACGGACGGGAAACCAGCCGTACGGCCCCGCCAGGCCCGGGGAGCCACCCTCCTATCGGCTTCGACTGAGGGACCCCGAGCCGGAGATTAAGATTCTTTCAAACGAGCCTGCAAAAAAGTTTGACTTTCAGCCGACGCAGGTTCCAGACTTCATCACTATCAAGACCGGTTAGGAGCTCGGATGAGTCGCGACTGGGTAAAGGACATCCGCGCCATGCACGCCCACTACGGGTTCCATGGCCGGGTCAAAGACTTCGACGCCAGCAAGCTCGAGGCCATGCTTAGGTTCAGGAAGGCATTCCTGGACGAGGAGTTGAGAGAGATGGGTGCGGCGATGTCGCTTCAGGATCCGGACGGGGTCGTCGACTCCCTGATCGACCTGTGCGTCGTCGCGATCGGCACCCTCGACCTCTTCGGCGTGGACGGGCAGAGGGCCTGGGACAGGGTCCACAGGGCGAACATGAGCAAGGAACCGGGGGTAAAGGCGTCAAGACCGAACCCGCTGGGATTGCCGGACCTGATCAAGCCGGTCGGCTGGGAGGGTCCGCAGCACAAGGACAACCTCGGGACGCTTCCCAAGGCTCTGTTCGTGGGAGAGGAAGATGGACCCGTTGATCAAGTGGTTGGTTTTTGCGATCATTCTTGAGCTAGTCGTCTTTATCGGGATCACGAAGCAGCCGTCGCTCGGCTACGTAGACCCCGTCAGCGTCTTGACCATCGAGCGACCCGCCTACGCCTCCGACGAGGGCGACCACTGGACCGAGGGCACCCCCGAGCCCGAGAAGACCGGCTCCCTCTTCGAGGAGATGGCGGAGACGATCACGACCGGGGAGACCCGCATCGTCGACGAGCAGGCCCTGACGAAGGAGCTCGAGGCGGCGGGCATGGAACACGTGTGGAGGGAAGGCGAATGATCTGGTGGTTGATCCCGACGGCAGCCACGATCCTGGGCTTCGTCGGCGCGGTGTGGTGCGGCAGGAAGATGGGAGTCTTCCGTGGCCGTGGCAGCTACCATGATTACGACTTCGCGAGCCCGATCGTCGAGCTGTTCCTGATCGTCATGGGCCTCGTCGTCGCCCTGATCGCCTGGCTCGTCTACTTCATCATCGTCTGATGGTCAGCAGGGGCAGGGGGCTGTGGCGGCAGGAGTGGTACTCCATCTGCTCCGCCCACCGCGACGGGGGACCCGACGACCCCTGCGAGCTGTGTCAATGCGGCTCGTGGGTCAACGTCCACGTGCAGAGGATCGACCACTTCATGCACGACTACTTCTACGACTGGTGGTTCTGGTGGCACAACCGGCGGAACTCCAAGTGGCGCCGACAGATGCGGCAGTGGTTTCCCAACTTGAAGTGAGTGGCGGAAGGCGGAGGTCTCGATCCCCAGCCCCTTTAGTGGGGGCCCGTGCGCTTTCGAGGCGTCGCCGTACCCCGTACGGTTCACCTTCCGTCTAGCAGAGCCCGTCGTCGGGCACCTTCGTCTCGTCCCTGGCCACCGCCTCTTCGATCAAGTCCTCGAGTCTCTGCAGAGACCGGTTCCAGACCTCCAGCGACCAGAACGTAATCTTCCCCGCCGCCTCGGGAGGGAAGCGGAACAGGATCGGTCGCACCAGGGTCTTGTAGTGCGTGGCCCCGAACTCAAAGAGCCTGCAGACCCAGATGTCCGCTATGAGTTGGAGACGACCCGTACGGCGCATCGCCATCTCACGGCCGCCCTGAGCTCCGCGACCGTGGGGGTCTCGAGCCCTAGGTCAGTGAACACGTTCCCGCACGACGTCACCACTCCCACCTCAGCCTCGGAGGGGGGCAGTTCCGTGGAGGGAGGTTCACCTCCCACTGTCTTCGACATCGCGTGCGGTCCTTCCATGACTTCCTATTGGAGCCGAAGTTGAGATCGTCCCAGGCGTTGGGAAGATCCATCCGGGTCCTCATCCTGAACTTCACCGGCCACCGCTCCTCTCGGAACTCCTGCCGGTGGCCCTTGTTCGCCCGCCTCTCCTGGGTGGTCGCGATCGCCCGGTGATAGCCCCACCACCTGTAGTCGACGAACCAGTCCCAGTACATCCCCCAGGTCCCGTCGTGCTTGGCCCGGTAGATCCGGTCCCTCACGACTACCTGGTACTGCGCTTTCTCTCGCATCTAGACACTCCATAGTTGGTCACTATGTCATGTCTTTCTTCCTTCTCTCGTGCTCGCGCCTGTGTCCGCGGAGCATTTCCCGCGCGAGGGAACTAGTGGCGGAAGGCGGAGTACTCGAAACTCGAGCCCCTTTTGGAGGCCCACTGCGCTTTCCAGGCGAGTCCGGCGCGCCTGTCCGGTTCACCTTCCTTTTGAGTCGTCGTAAATTATCTTTCTCGATCGTTTTGTCAACTGCGAGCTTGGCCTGCTCCGGGGTCGTCGCCTTGGGCGGCTCCCTCTTCTCTGGCGTCTGGTCGAGGACGAGCCACATGAAGACCGCCACGAGGAGGATCAACAGGCAGATCATGTACTGGTTGAACGTCATCGTTCACTCGTTGGTGGCGGAGAGCCGTGTACTCGAAACACAGACCCGACCGGGTCCGGCATCCTTAGCAGGGAGCCCCGGGAACCTCCCCGGTTGACTCTCCGTATTTAGTTGGCGCGCCCGGTGGGATTCGAACCCACGTCGTTCTCCTTGAAAGGGAGACATCCTTTCCCGTAGACGACGGGCGCTTTATCTCAGCAGCAGGAACATCGCGAGGCCGACGACGATCAAGACGAAGTGGGCGGCAATCCCCCAAACGTAGTCCATGACGATGTCCATCTGCCGCTGCTGTTGGATCTGTTTTTCCATCTGCCGGTGGAAGTGATAGAGGTCGCCGCCGTCGATCCTATGTACCCTCAGTTGCCTCCTCAGGTGGTAGGAGTAGGTCTTCTCCCAGCTGACAGGGTGACCCATCTCCATCCTCGTCTTGCCCCTCGGCGTCCAGATCTCGTACCACTGCCTCCCGGTCATCATGGCGACCTCTTCGAAAATTGGCGCTCACGGCAGGACTCGAACCTGCATCTGCCTCCGGTTACCTTTCTCGGACTTCGCAAGCCCGGGGGTTACGTGAGCTTTGGAGGCCACGACAGGATTCGAACCCGCCTTCTCAGCTCCAGCTACGGTTACGACGTTCGAAGCGTCGCTCGGCTACGTGGCCTAAAGAAAGTTCCTCCAGTTTACCCCCCTAAAGATGCCGCCCCTCGGCAGCACCCGGGCGTTCACCTTGCCCTTGTTGTACCCGTTCCTGTACAGTCCCTGCCGGTTCGTGCGCTGGTTCCTCCGCTCGCGGAGGCGATTCTCCACCAGCTTGTCCGACTTGACTACCGGTCCCGACCACTGCGGCTCCGCCGGCCCGCCGCCTCCGTCCCAGCCTTCCATGACATCTTCACCCTTCTGTCTACCTTGCCCTTGTGGATCCCGTTCAGCCTCATCAGCAGCGGCACCCTCCTCAAGAACCTCCGCCTCACTAGCGGCTTGAGCTCTTCGAGGTATTTGAGGCCAAGACCCACGGAGCGACCGGGCCCTTCCTTCGGCCAGGCAATGCCAGGTACTTGTTCCGCTCGATCCGCTTCAGCAGGTTCCGCCTCCGCCACGGCTCGCTCTTCTGCCACCATACGATGTACCTACCGCAGTACTCGGCGACGAGCGCGTGGTCGTGCTTTTCTCTTCTCCTCCTCAACGAGCATCCGGGCCACAGATCTCGTAACATAGGACCTCCTCAGCCTCTTCATCACCCGCGGGTTGACCTCCCCCTTGATGTCCTGGTTGAGGTCGTCGACCCTCGACACCCGATCGGACCACTTCTCGGCGCAGTCGTCGGACTTCTGCCACCGCTGGATGTACCTCTTGTGGAGGCGGACGGGATCAAGCTCCGACATCGAGGACCCGGTTCATCAGGACCCGGCGGGAGACGATGCCCTTCCGGCCGCCGTTGGGGATCTTGCTCGCCGCGATGGAGCGGTTGAAACGGCGCCGTCGCTTCCTCTGCAGGCGGTCCTTCCACTCGAGCTCGCGCTCGTCCTCGGGCTCCTTGAACCTGAGCACGTTGGTGGTCAGGGATCTGCCGTCCCACACGACGAGCTCCTCCGGCGCGTATTCGCGGAACTGGATGGTGCCCTCGAGGACCGACAGCCCGTCTTCTTCCATAGCGAACCTCCAAAGTTGGTGGAGCCTGACGGAATCGAACCGTCCCAGTCTGCTTGCAAGGCAGTCTCGCCCCCTTGGTACATGAGGCCCCGGTAGTGGAGTGGACGGTGGGAGTCGAACCCACATGTACGCGACGTTGCAGGTCGGCCCCTAGCCATTCGGGTCACGTCCACATGCTCTGGCGTCCTCGGCAGGATTCGAACCCGCATTCTCAGCTCCGGTTACGGATAACCGCTTAGAAGGCGGCCTCGGCTACGAGGACAGGAAACGTGGCTTTAATTATACCGGATTTTTAATGCGGTAAACTGTTAATTTCCGGGCCTTTTTCCATCACCAAAAAAGATGTTGACTTTCCCGGCCGGCTGGGGTAGGATGGGACCATGATTTTCGATGGACAAAAACCCGAGAGGATCAACATGGCCCAGAAGATGAACATCGACGAGTGCCGGTCGTACGCGACCGAGGACAAGCTCCTCCAAGGCCTCAGGATGAAGAAGCTCGATCGGTTCGAGTACCTGATCGTCAAGAACACCCAGAACAGGTTCACCGCGATTTTCCCGCTCGGTTGGAACCGCGAGGCCCAACCCATCTGGTTCGCCCAGGCCGGCTTCATGGTGGTCGGCTAACATGATCACTCCCAACGACGTCTCGAAGTCCCGCAACGGTCGGGACTTCGTCTGCGAGGCCAGCGACCTGTCACTGAGGGGCTGGCCCGCCTCCCTGCCGACCACGATCGGCGACGGGACCGACTTTGTCCGCACGAGCAAGCGGGTGGACGACGAGGGCGACATCCTCCACGTCCGCTACGTACAGAAGTCCACCGACATCCACCTGATCGTCATCAACGACTAGCCGAGGAGGGATCTCCCATGAAGAAGTACACCGTCACCGTCAAGACGCACGGCGGCCACTGGTTCACCAGCCAGTTCGAGTTCCTGGACCACGCCACGAAGGCGTACGAGTCCGTCGACCCCCGCGGCCAGATCATGGCCGTGGAGATCACCGAGCGCCAGCCCGACGGCCAGGAGTTCGTGATGGTCACGAAGACCGAGTCGTCCACGGGCGATAACCACGAGACGTACGGCTCCAAGTACGACCGCATCTACTCCACCACCAAGCGGGTGACGAAGGCCCGCCGCCGCCGTCGGAACCCCCCGACGACAAAGTCCGGTCGGGTCGACCTCCCCTTCTGGCACCCGTACTGGACCACGGGCAGGTACTAATTTTCATCACAACAAAAGGTTGACAATCCGGCCGGTTCCTGATAGATTGTCAACCATAATCTTCGATGGACAAAAACCCGAGAGGATAACATGAGCCACCTTCAGATCGCCTTCCCCAACTCCGACATGGTCGCCCTGTACGAGCTCGAGCTCAAGGGTCAGATCTCCGACGGGCAGTGGGAGAATTCCCGCCCGATGGACCACTGGCACGTCATGTGCGACGCCAAGGCCGTGGTCGACCCGACCAACGTCGGCCCGAACTTCCGCCCCCGCCGCCGGTACGCCTTCGCGAGCCCGGACCTGATCGAGGTCATCGGGACCCGCATGATCGCCTACGTCAAGCTCGCCCGCCGGTACGGGCTCGAGGCCGCCCGCAAGCTCGAGCACCTGCTCAGCCTCGACGGGACCTGGCAGGGCATCCCCAACTACCCCGGTGAGTACTGGGACGAGGTCCGCGCCTACCTCCGCCACTTCGACATCGACGAGGTCCGGGCGGTGGTCGAGGCGCCGACCTACGACGAGAAGCAGCTGAAGAAGGACCTTCGGCAGATGTCCAAGATCGTGAACGCAGGGAGGGACTGATGGGCCTGCACCACCGCGCGGTCATCCGCGCATTCAACAAGGGCGACATCCTCGTCCGCAAGATCGTCGACATCGGTTTCGAGTGGGGCACCGACTGGAGGAACGACGTACGGGTCGTCTCCGAGGTGCAGAGGCTCGAGGCGGTCTACGACGTGGTCAAGGTCGACGTGAGGGACGCAGGATGAAGACCCGGTTCAAGGACCCCAAGCTGCAGCAGTTCTACGAGAACTGCCGCAGGCTCGGCAAGGACCCCTCGAGCGAGTTCTACTACGCGGGTCGACCCCACCGCGGGGCCGGCCACCGCAACGCCTACTGGAACGGCCGCCAGGGCCTGCCCTGCAGGTACATCAGGGGCACCTTCGCCTACTCGGCGTGGGCAGCCGGACAGGACGATCGGAAGGAGGAACAACCATGAAGCGCAAGTCTGTGATCGACCAGCTCGTGGACCAGCAGCGCTGGATCGAGGAGCACGGCGGCACGCTGGCCGGCTACGTGGCGCGCTACGGGTCCAAGGACGACCCCGACCACTACGGGAACGGCGGTGAGGCGATATACGCCGCCGACATGGACGAGTTCAACCGGCTCGCGCGAATCGCGCGCCAGTTCGCAGGGAGGAAGTGATGGACCACGTGTTCGAGCAGGTTCTGAAGGTCCGCACGAGCGAGACCGACGACGCCGAGACGGACATCGGCTGGGTGTCGTGGAGGGTCCACTACATCCTCTACCGCACCGCGGACGACGACGGGGTCGAGTGCTTCGACCTGTACTGCGGGGACGACCGGGGGAACGCCAAGATGGTGTGCCGCGGCCGCCGCCAGTCGGACATGGTCAGCCTGACCCTCAAGCTCGGCGAGTTCGTCGAGTGGCGCGAGGGCCAGACCCACGTCACCCTCGCCGAGTACCGCAAGAACATGAGCGACGGAGTGGAAATCTAAAGGAGGACCGGATGCCAAGGATCTACGACTCGAGCAACGAGCCGCTCGACTTCTGCAAGAAGCACATGCCGACGGAGACGGAGGCCCTCCTCTCCTACGGCGACGTCAACAAGACGGGCGAGGGGCCCGACGGCCGGGGGAACTGCTTCGGCTACGACGCCGAGCACCCCGACTATCAGGACGAGGACTACGAGTGCATCGTCTGCGGCTGCCACCTGAGCGGGAAGGACAACTGATGATGACCAGACCTACCAAGGACCAAGTGACCGAGGTGCTCTCGGAGTGTCTCGACAAGGCCGACGTCCTGTTCGACGTCTGGGACGACGAGGAGGCGGCCATTGCCCTCCAAGGCATGGAGACCGTGGACGGGGACAGCGCCCGCGACGTGCTGATCGCGCTGATCGAGGCCCTTGGGAAGGACGAGGTCTACAACCTCGTGTTCCCCGAGTGAGGTTCCTGTTCGTCGGCGAGAAGCCGTCGCCCACCGCCTACAGGCGGGGCTGGAACTGGCAGTCCGGCCAGCTCGCGGGCAAGACCCTCGCCGACGCTCTCCGCGAGGGCGTCGGGGTCGACGTCCGCGACTGCAGGTTCTTCAACATCTTCGGCGACGACCCGGACGCGCCCGAGTCCGGCGACAACTCGAGGCGGGTGACCATCCTTCTGGCGATGGTTGACGACCACGTCGTCGTCGCCCTCGGGTCGAAGGTGGCCCGCGTCCTCGAGCGGTACAGGATCCACCACGCGAGGCTGATCCACCCCGCCGCCCGGGGCAAGATCCGGAACCGGGAGGCGTACATCAACCACGTCAGGGCCGTCCTCGGCCCGTTCAGGGAGGCCATCGATGCGTAAGCTTGAGCTCGTCCTCTATGCGTTCGGCTGGAGCTGCGGGGTCGTCGTCAACTCGGTGACGTTCCTCGCCCACCTGAACAGCCTGCGGGGGGACGCGCCATTCCTCGGCGGCTGCGGCCTGCTCTTCTCATTGATGGGCCTGTTCGGCTGCATGCTCTATCTCCGGCAGTCCCTGGTGCTGCTGCGGGACCCGGACATCCGATGAACGCGCTCCTCAGGCTGTTCAGGCGGAAGCGCAGGCGGCGGGCCCTCCACCCCTGCCACGCCTGCTGGGAGATGATGGAGGCCAACGGCTGGGGTCTCTGCCCCGCCTGCATCGAGGCCGAGGCCAGCAACGACCCGGAGGACCTGTACCGGCGGATCCGGCCCAGATTTACACAAATTTTACGTGACGAAAAAAGTGGTTGACTCCCGGCGGAATCCCTGGTAGGATGGCACAATAATCTTCGATGGACAAAAACCCGAGAGGATGACATGACCGACCACCTTGACTTCCACCCCCACCGGATGACCGACGGCCTGACCGTCCAGAAGTTCATCCTGGCCGGGGACGCCCGCTTCACGATCGTCTCCAAGAAGACGGGCAAGCGGTTCACCTACCGCGTCTGCAAGGCCGAGAACGCCAAGCCCGGCAGGTTCCCCGACGTCTTCTTCGTCAAGGTCCTCGACGGACCGGACAACGACTCGCACTTCCGCTACATGGGCCGCATCAAGCTCAACGAGTTCGCGCGGACCGAGAAGGCGAAGGTCTCCGAGACGGCCCCGTCCTTCGTCGCCTTCACGTACTTCTGGAACTGGCTCGTCGACCGCGGCCAGGTCCACAGGGACATCGAGTTCTGGCACGAGGGCCGCTGCGGCTGCTGCCACCGCCCCCTGACCGTCCCCGAGTCGATCGAGGTCGGCATCGGCCCGGTCTGCGCCGAGCGGATGGGCATAGACCTCTTCCCCAACGGCCGCCCGAAGAAGGGCACGGTCAACGCGATCATCGAGGGAGGGCTCAACTGATGCGGGGCACGGTCTACTTCATCACGCTCACCGACGAGCAGCGGGCCGCGATCAACCGCGGCGGCTGGTCCTCGATCCCCGAGGGGATCGCCTACATGGACGCCACGATCGGTGGGCTCGCGGGCGACGGCAGGGCGTTCGCCCGGGCGGTCGAGCTCGACATGTACGAGAAGGCCGCGGAGGTCGACGTCGAGTCGGCCGACCAGGTCTACAGGTTACTGCAGAACGGGATCCCCCGTCCTGCGTGGGCGACCCAGGGGATCAAGGTACAGCGTATCCCCGGGGCGTTCGCCCGGTCAATGATGGTCGGCGACTACATCGAGTGGGAAGACGGGTCGCTTGAGGTTTGCTGCTCTTTGGGATGGGAGAGGATCGATGGGAAAGTTCAAGACGATGCTCAGTGAGGCGTACGACGAGGGCGTAGACGCCCGCCTCAAGGGGGTGGGCAGCCTGCTCAACCCCTACATGAAGCGGGGCGACGAGGCCAGGCACGTGCAGTGGGAGGAGGGCTGGATGTACGCAGACCGGACCCTCCGGACGGGGCAGCTCTGATGTCCCTGACCCAGCACGACATGGACATGCTCACGGGGATGTCATACGTGGCGTCCCTCGAGCAGAGGGTGACCGAGGCGGAACGCCTCGCCCACATCCTCATGGACGCCCACGTGGTCATCACGGGCGGTTTCCTGATCGCGACCTTTTGTATATGGTTGCACAAGGTGTACACACGGAGAAAGAGGAGGTTGGTCCCAGCATGACGGTACAGGAGCTCATTGACCATCTGAGCAAGGTCCCGCCCGAGCATCGCAGCGCGACGGTGAAGGTGTGGCTGCCCGGCTCGACGATCCGGCTCAGCCCGATGGAGCCGAAGCCGATCCAGTTGAAGCGACACGAGCAGCCCTTCGTCGGACTCGAGGGCAACGTGGACGAGGGCTCCGCCCTCTCCTACGACGCAGATTCAGTGGGGTGGCGCTGATGTCGATGAAGCAGGTGATCAACCTCGTCTTCCACGGGAAGCGTCTGACCGACGACGAGACCGTCTACAGGGTCACCAGCCTGACGAACAGGCTGGAGCCCCAGGTCGGCGACTTCCTCAGCCGCAAGCAGGTCGACAAGCTCCTGTTCGAAGTCCAGCAGAGCGACGGGGCCCTCATAGTCAACATCAGGGAGAAGTAGGATGATCGACGAGGGACCGATGTTTGACGTCGACGACGAGGTGCTTGAGCAGCTCCACGCCCGCGAGCCGGACGCGATCATGCACACGGGCAATACGACCGGGGTGGTCGCCGCCGAGCTCCACGTCTATCGGCATGGCGGCAACACCTACGTCATGACCGTCGGCGAGGCCCAGAACGCGGAGCCCTACATGTTCAGGGGCGAGCCGGCATACACGGACATCCTCGAAGAGTACAAGGAGGCCGTCAGGGAGGTCGCCGAGGACGACGGTCCCTTCTACGACGACGTGCCCCAATGAACACGCTTATGGCGATCATGCTCGCCTGGTGCTACGGCTGGGGGTGCGCCTTCACCTACTGGATCATCGAGGACGAGAACTGGAAGCTGGGGAAGGGAGTCTCCCAGCTGGAGTTCTGGCTGATCGTGGCGACGTGGTGGTTCACCGTGCCCGTGGCGTATCTCATGCACAAGTGGGAGGTATGGAATGAGCGAACGAAGTGAGCTGGCCCAGCGCCTCGCGGACATCTGCAGCCGCCACGGTATGAACAACCCGCTCGGCTGCGACGTCAACCGGTCGGGAGACAAGAAGTACTACGACTTCCTGTTCAGCTACCCGGCGACGCTGGACGGCTACGTCCGCGTGTACTCGCCCAAGTACATCCTGATCCAGGCGCAGGGCCGGCTCGCCCAGCTGAGCGAGGTCTACGACTCCGAGGAGAACGCAGCCCGGGTGTTGACCCTGATCGCCGAGTACAGACCGTCGGAGGCCTATGCGGTTCCGACCAAACCGGCAAAGGTGAAGGCATGACGAACGAGAAGAAGATAAAGCGGATGTGGAGGGAGTGGTCCCGCACGGGCTGCCGCCTCCCCGCAGACCAGGACAACTGGACGGGCGCCCACGCAGAGAAGCTGGTCAAGCGGGCGTGGCGGTTGTTTGAGATGTACGAGGACCTCGTCGACTTCGAGGCGATGACAAACGAGGAGGTCAACGAGCTCTACCGCCCCTACATGGACGCCGCCGACCTCGCGAGGGACGTGGCGAGGGTCACAGTGTGGATGACGCAGGAGGCCGCGAGACTGCCATGACTGACAAGAAACCCGTTTCCCGAGAGGAAGCCCTAACCGCCGCGGACAATATCCGCGGGCTGGTGAGATTACACGTCATCCGCATGGCCATCGGGCCTAGGAACGCGGACAGGACCCTCGAGAACGTACAGACCATCGAGGACTACATCTATAGGAGCGAGGAATCCTGATGGCCAGGCACACCCTTAGGGAGCGGCTCGAGATCCACGCCTTCGCCATCGAGGAGACGCTCAAGGTCTTCCCCCACATGAAGGACTGGAAAACGAAGGGCGAGCTCGCGAAGGACCTCAGGTCCGCCGCGGAGGGCTACGAGCGGGTCACGACCCTGCTCAACCGGGCCCGCAAGGAGCTCGAGTGGGCGGATGGCAACGACGGACTCGTGGAGCAGATTCGGAAGACACTCGAAGAGGAGGCTAAGAGGTGACATGCAAGAGCAAGACGGCGATGCGGCTGGCCTGCCGGGTGGAATACTTCGGGGTCGACGGGCAAAAGATAAGCGAGGACGCTATGCGCGTCAGGAGCGCGAGCGACCTGTACAGCCTCCACTACCTGTGGGTCGGCAACCCCGAAGAGGTCCACAGCATCGTCGTCACCGTGGAGAAGGAACCCGGGGCATGACCCTGCTGCTCGCGACCAACGCGGCGGCGATCGTGTTCTTCGCGACCTTCGTCGGCGTGTCCCGGGTCGAGGCCCTCAACGTCTCCGACCTGGTGGCCGAAAAGGCGGCGGCGATCCCCGACGCCAAGTGCGGCGGGATCACCTACATCCCCAAGATGTCCACCCGCTCCTACCCCAGGGCGACGATCCCGCCGCCCAAGTTCGTGAGGGACGACCGATGATGCCGAACTACCTCATGGGCCTCGGCTGGATCGCAGTGATCGGCATCTACATCTGGGGCAACTCCATCAGCGACAACCCCAAGGCGGGCAAGTACGCGACGCTGGCCATGGTCCTGTGGGCCCTGTTCAGCGCGATGGACCTGGTGGCGGACATACCGAGATGAAGCGACCGAAGTGGACCAAGACGGACAGGTACGTCGTCAAGAAGCGGCTGAAGCTGCGGGAGACGTGGCGGGACCGGGCCCGCAAGCGCCAGCAGAAGGGGATCGTGGCGTGGCAGTCGCGCAGGGACTACCAGAGCATCCGATGACCTGGCCCAAGACCGAGCGGTACCACCACAGGCGATGGAGCAGGGTCGTCGGTACCGTGGAGCAGAGGCACGAGAAGCGTCGCAGCAAGCGCGGCGCTCTGGGTCGCAGGATGCTCGGCATGACCGGGTACCACATCGCTCCGCACCCCGATCACAACTACGAGCTCGAGTCCCTATCGCTCGAAGCAAAGATAGACCAGCTCAGGCAGGAGTTGGACGACTGATGGCCCACGGTGAGAACAGATACAGGTTGGCGGTCCACTGGATCGCCATGAACGACGAGACGGCCGAGAAGGACCTGGAGGTCATCGGCAGCCTTATCAGCGTGCAGCTGGTGGCGGACGTCTGGAGCAAGCCCACGAGCGAGGTCGCCAGGGACGTCGCGTGGGCGAGGCGGAAGAGGGACCCCCAGTGGGAACCGACCCCGCTCAGAAAGAGGAGGGCATGAATGATTGAAGTCGGTAAGAAGTACCTGTTCACCTACAGCCAGGGCGGTGGTCCGCAGCTGTGGTTCAACGACGTCCACATGGAGGCGAACGGGCAGGTGGTGGAGGTCGTCGGGTTCGACGAGGTCTACCCGAAGGAGCTCATCCGGGTCAAGACGGCGGCGGGGAACACGTTCCTCGTCTGGCACGGCGAGTTGTCGGAACCGAGGTTTAACTGATGGGACCCGCCCGCGCCGTCTGGTGGCTGTTCCGGTTCCTCGTCTACGTGGCGATCGTCTTCGCCCTGTGCGTCGGCTTCCTGACCTACGCGGCCCTGTCCGCGGAGAACGTCACCCACTTCCACCTGTGGGACGAGCAGGAGCTGATGCCCATCGCCTTCGACCTGAACGGGCTCTGCCGCGGGTCGATCCCCAACGTGACGATGAGCGAGAAGTCGCTCGAGTACATCTGCGAGCTCAGGGACGCGATGTTCGAGGAGCTCATCGTGCGGGGCCGGTGCTACAACCCGCAGGCCGCCAGCAGGAGCCAGCTGTGGTACGCATGTTAAGAATAGGACGCCGCTGCTTCGTCACCTGGCTGCCGAAGTACGCCCGCTACTGGGGCCGATTCAAGTACGGCCACGAGTACGGGAACGCGGGCTTCGGCTTCTGGTACTTCGACGTTTTAATTGTGATAGAAGAAGGGAAACACCCATGAGGTGGCTGGTCGCCCTCGCCCTCATGGCCCAGCCTGCGTCGGCGGGCTGGGTCCTCTACGGGAAGTTCGGCGACGGCAAGGAATCCTACGGCTTCTTCGACACGCTCGAGGCGTGCCTGTCCGACGTCGACCGGACCGAGCTCCTGTTCGGCCGGCTCCGCACCCCCGAGCCCTGCCGATTCGTCGAGGACGGGGACGTCATCGACCTGGGCCCGAACCTCGAGTACCACGGGGTGCCGCTGGGCGAGTAGCCGAATCTTAAATTTTTCTAACGAACTCGTAAAAGAGGTTTGACTTCCAGCCGCGGGCATAATTACGCTCGTGGTCATGAACGTCGCCGTGAACATAGAGTTGGATCTGGAGAAGCACTCCAGCACCAACGTAGCCCGAGTCCTCGACAACCTCAAGGCGGCCCTGCCGCTGAAGATCACGCTCCTCAGGAACGAGGTCCCCGAGGGCTGGCTCGAGAGGCAGATTCAGCACATCACCGACGACCCATTCCGAGCGAACGGCCGGTCCCCCTACAAGATCAAGCGCAACGTCCAGTACATCCTGATCGAGCCCGCCGTGGCCAAGGCCCTCGGCGTGCGGTACGTCTTCCGCGAGACGGCTGATCCCGGCTGGGACATCCTGTGGCGGGGCTACAAGATCGACTGCATCGTCTTCAAGACCGAGTACCTCTCGATCGGCGAGCTGAATCTTCAGAAAAAACTTCGAAGAATCCGCAAGGGAAAGATTGACATCATTCTCGGCGCGAACATATACGAAACGGACGAGGGCTGGGACGTCTACCCGAGGATCATCGTGTGGGGCCGCTACATGGACGGCCACATACAGGCGTCCCTCCACAAGGGCGGCAAGCCCTGGTTCAACCACCACACCGAGGGGGCCAAGCGGGTCAGCCGCCTCCTGAACGCGGATGCGAGGTCAGAGGATGATGACGATTGAGAACAAGCGGGCGTCTGTAAAGGTGCTCGAGGAGTGCATCGAGCTCCAGAACTCCAAGAGCAGGGACTACCAGAACCCGGCGAGCACGGTCAAGCAGGCGGACCACTACCTCCGCGGCATCGACACGATCTACGACATGCTCCACCAGAAGATGCTGAGGGCCCGGTCCCTCATCGAGACGGCGAGGGTCGCCCCGGGAGTAGGGCCGAACCACGAGCCGCTCGAGGACACGTTCAAGGACATCATCAACTACGCCTCGTTCGCCGTCTCGTACCTCAGGAAGCAGATGGACGGCCAGCTGCCGGCCCGCGACATGTTCAACCGCCCGACGCCGATGCTGAACACCATCGACAACGGGATGGGCTCATACGTCATCGGCGTCGGCATCCAGAACATCGATCCGGGCGTGGCGGGCGACCAATGAACCCGGGACACCCAAACGTCTACCAGGTCCGGAAGCGGTTCGGCAACCTTTTTTCATCGGGAAAATTCCTGGGGAAGGCGCCGAACAGGACCTGCGAGATCATCGCCGCGAGCTTCGAGGCGGACTTCCCCTACATCCTGGGCGAGCCCAACCAGGCCTACCTGAAGAAGGAGCAGGACTGGTACTACTCGGAGTCGCTCAACGTCAACGACATGCCCGATCCCCCCGAGATCTGGAAGCGCGTGGCCACGCCCGAGGGCTTCATCAACTCGAACTACGGCTATCTCGTCTTCAGCCCGGGCAACGGCAACCAGTACCACAACGTGCTCAAGGAGCTCGTGAGGGACCCGACGTCCCGGCGGGCGGTCATGATCTACACCCGGCCGACCATGCACGTCGACCAGAGGCGGGGCGGGATGCAGGACTTCGTCTGCACGAACACCGTCCAGTACTTCATAAGGGACGGCCAGCTGATGGCCCACGTGTGCATGAGGTCCAACGACGCCTGGGCCGGCTACAGGAACGACTACCACTGGCAGCACCACATCCACCAGAGGCTCGCGATGGACCTGGGCATAGAGCCCGGCGAGCTGTGGTGGACGGTGGGCTCGCTCCACTTCTACGAGCGTCAGTTCTACCTGCTGGACTACTTCGTCGAGACGGGCAAGTTCAGCTGCACGAGAGACCAATACGACGAGCTCAGGTCCGACAGCCCGTGGGCCTGGTGGAGGAAGAAGGATGGTTAAGCTTATCATCATCGCGATACTGACGATCAACGGCGCGTGGGAGGTCGAGTCCGACTTCGAGACCGTCGTCTATTCCGACCTCGAGTCCTGCAAGAAGGACATGAGGGCCGCGGCCGACGGGGCGAAGAAGCTCCTCGACCTCGCGATCGGAGAGAAGTCGCCGAAGGAGTACCGGGTGTTCCAGGTCTACTGCGAGGAGCGGAAGGAAGACGGCACCCTCGGTCCATACTACCTGGGCACGTTCTGATGTCTCACGACCCCTGGACGGTCAGGAACCCGTACAAGCTGCCCAAGGGCGCGACGGTGACCAAGGACCTGCTCAGCTGGAGCGACGCGGCGGAGCAGGACGACGAGGCCGACGACAAGCTGACGTGGGACAGCCGCTGGCTCTCCGTCGCCCGCCTCATCGCGACGTGGTCGAAGGACCCGAGCACGCGAGTGGGCGCGGTCTGCGTCGCCGAGAACAGGCTGATCGTCCAGGGCTGGAACGGCTTCCCCCGCGGCTTCGACGACGACCCGGCCCACTACGACGACAGGGACGTGAAGTACAGCTACGTCGTCCACGCCGAGAAGAACTGCATTTACAACGCCTGCCGGGAGGGGATATGCTTGAAGGGGGCGACGATATACGTCGAGGGCATGATGGTCTGCTCCCAGTGCGCGCTGGGCATCGCCCAGGCGGGGATCGCGAGGGTCGTCATGGCGGCCCCGACGGCGGCAAGGTTCAAGGAGAAGTGGGTCCATGAGTTCAGGCTCGCCTGCGAGATCTTCAAGAAGACGGGGGTCGCCATCGACTGCTACTCGACCCTTGGTGATCGGTATGAACCCAGCTCGGCAGACTGGTTTCGAACGCCCGTCGGCGAGGGGCTCTACGTTTCCGAAGCTTAGCGCCTGGTTCCCGGACTACTACTCGTTCGTCAACGTTTCCCACCAGCCCGGTCAGTTCGACAAAAAGACAGTTGACTTGGACTTCCTCGCTGGTGTGTTGTCTTTCCATCGCGGGCCGATCGTGGCGCTCGGTGGAGAAGTAAGCGGCATCTTGAAGCGACTCGGGATAGAGCACTTCAGGATGCCGCACCCCTCCCCTCGCAACCGGCAGTTCAACGACCGGTCCTTCGAGGAAAAGTCTGTGCGGAACCTCCGCAAGCATCTCGCCGGATGGCAAGAGGAAGAGAATGAAGCGTATCCTGATCACCGGGATGAACACCAACCAGACGACCAAGGACTACTACCTTAGGCAGGAGCTGCAGGTCGTCGCCAGCCACTACTCGCTGATCCGCTGCCTGGAGGCCATGGGCTTCGAGGTGGAGCACCGCCACGTCACGGTGGGCGAGGACCTCTCCGCGTGGGACGAGGTCATCGTGTTCCTCCACTCACCCAAGGGCTACTGCCAGCGCCTGTTCGCCGGCTTCTGGGCCGTCCACGCCCGACCCGATTGCATCCTCGCCTTCGACGACTGGCAGACGGACCAGATCATGTCGAGCATCAAGCTGTTCAGGGCGTACTTCACGGACAACAACGCCTCGTACGCGTTCAGGGCATACACCCTCGACATCCAGAAGGAGCACTACACCGAGGAGTTCCTCGCCAAGCACACGATGGACTTCGTCCACGCGATCGACACGATATGCTCGAAGCAGAACCGGCTGCTCATCTCGGCCTTCGCGGGCGGGGACATCGACAAGCTCCGGACGGGCTGGCCCAGGGACAGGATCTTCACCTACAACCCCAACCCCTACCACCTCAACCGCCGGCCCGACAACAACTACGGACGGGGCGTCGTGGACATGTTCGGCTCGTCGGTCGTCTCCAACGAGGCGAAGAAGAGGGAGTGGAACTTCTCCTCCCTCGTCCAGAACAAGACCCGCTCGTGGCTCGACCGCCAGGGGGTGACCTGGCCCGTGAACATCTACGGGGGCAGGCGGGGGGAGAACCAGTCCGAGAGGGTGACCGAGGACACGATGTGCGAGATCTACGCCCAGCAGTGGGGCTGCCTGATGCCGGGCTACTTCCACCGGGGCTCGGGCTGGTGGCGGGCCAGGCCCCTCCAGGTCGCCGACGCCGGCTCGATCCTCGTCTGCGACGACGACGAGGGCAGGGTCTACGGCGAGGCCTACGTCGGGCTCAGGGCCCGGGACGTCGAGTCGAAGGACCTCGACGGGCTGGTCGCCCTCGCCCGCCAGCAGAGGGACTGCCTCTACTCCAAGCACCCCCTGGACAAGGCCACCGAAAGGGCGGAGCTGCAGGCCATACTGGATGCCCGCAAGTGACCGGCAGCACCATCCAGCCCATTCCGGGTAGGCAATCCCGGAATCTCGTGCTCGTGGTCGGCGCCGGCTTGTGCGGGGCCACGATCGCCCGGCTGCTGGCCGAGGGCGGGGTCGACGTCCAGGTCCTCGAGCAGAGGAACCACGTGGCGGGAAACGCCTACGACGAGCTCGACGAGTACGGCATCCGGGTCCACCGCTACGGCCCCCACATCTTCCACACCAAGAACCAGCGGGTGTGGGAGTTCGTCTCCCGCTTCGTCGTCTGGATGGGCTACCAGCACCGGGTGAAGGCCCGGCTGTGGGAGGGCACCCTCGTCCCGTTCCCGCCCAACAAGCGGACCCTCGAGTCCGTCCCCCGCGAGAAGCTCGTCGACGTCTTCTACCGGCCGTACACCCAGCTCATGTGGGGCAGGCCGCTCGAGGAGGTCTCCCCGGGCGTCCTCAATCGGGTCCCCATCCGCGAGGACGACAACGACCTGTACTTCCCCAACGACCCGTGGCAGGCGATGCCCATGGACGGCTACACGGACTTCGTCCGCGAGCTCCTCTGTCACGAGAGGATCCGGTACAGCACCGGCGTGAAGGTGGACCCCGACTACTTCGACGACTACGACCGGGTCTTCTACTCGGGCTCGCTGGACGAGATCTTCGAGTGCGACGAGGGCTGGCTGCCGTACCGCTCGCTCAAGTTCTTCCACTCGATCGCGAGGACCGAGCCCCACGAGACCTACCAGCCCGTGGCGACCATCAACTACACGGACGGGCGGTACTTCACCCGCAGGACGGAGTGGAAGCACTTCCCCGGGAACTACGACCCGCACCCGTGCTACTCGAAGCTCACGGAGGAGCACCCGTGCGACTTCATGGAGAACGACTACGAGCGCTACTACCCCGTGAGGGACGAGCGGAGCCTGGACCTGTACGACCGGTACGCGAAGAGGCTCGCGGAGAAGCACCCCAACGTCGAGCCGATAGGCCGCTGCGGCAGCTTCGTCTACATCGACATGGACCAGGCGATCAACATGGGCATGCAGACGGCCCTCCGCTACCTGAATAAATAACTCAGTTCACCATTGGTTCGTCATGATCCTCCACGGCACATCCGCTGCACGGCTCGATTCCATCCTCAAGCGCGGTCTTCTGACCCGCCGCATGGCCGGAGGCTTCGACAACTGGCAGGGCGTGATGACGTCCTCGCCCGACCGGGTCTACTTCTCCTACTGCTACGCCCCCGCCTTCGCCTGCGTCGTCGCCCACCGCGACTGGGGCAGGGTCCCGTACTGCGAGGGCGTGGTGTTCGACACGGAGCCCGACGAGGCCAACTTCTGCGCCGACGAGGACGCGATCCTGTTCACCGCCGTCTACAAGGACAGGCCGTTCCCCGTCATCCAGCGCTACTGCCGGATCCAGGCGGGCATGTGCAGGGACTGGGCGTGGAGCGCGGACCGGGTCGGCTCGTTCGCCCACAAGGGCCCCGTGCCCGTCGACAGGATCAAGGGGTACGTCCGCTTCAGGGTCAACGAGGAGGCGTTCACGCTCTTCAAGCTGCCGACGAACCCGGCCGACCACATGGCCGACGGCTTCATCTTCTCGACCCGATGCGCCGCCCTGCTGGACAAGAACTTCGTAACGGTAGAGCGCTACAGGCTCGAACCCCTCGTCATCGAAAGGGTCACGCTTTGATCGACCACGCGACAATCATCCCCCTCATCGGCGGCGAGGCCATCGCCTCCGAGCAGGCGTTCGGCTGCCGTCCCAAGTACATCGTGTCGTACTCCCCGTTCGTCGCGAACGACAGCCACCTGCTCAACCACTGGGAGAACGAGGTGCCCTATCACCTCATCGACCAGGGAGGCTTCCCGGCCGACGCCAAGGTCGACGTCGTGTCGAGCGTTTGTCCTTGTGCGGGGCTTTCTATGTTGAGCCTTACGGCCTCCGGGGACTCCAAGGTCAACGACTGGCTGTACTCCGCGGCCGAGTGGGTGCTCGAGCACGCCCAGCCGAGGGTCTACTGGGGCGAGAACGCGCCCAACCTGATGTCCGGCATGGGGGACAAGGTGAGGGAGAGACTCGAGTCCATCGCCGCCAAGCACGGCTACACCGTCTCGTACTACAAGACGAAGACGCTTCTCCACGGGCTCCCTCAGGTGAGGAACCGCTCCTTCTACTTCATGTGGAAGGGCGACATGGCCCCCGTGCTCCCGTACTACAATAAGCCCTATCCTCGCATCGAGGAGCTGATCCTCGGCGTCAAGTCGAACTTCCAGCAGGAGCCGATCAACAAGAAGAAGCCGTCCGACGAGCCCTTCTACCGCTACCTGCTCGAGGAGGTCCACCAGGGGGTCGACCACCGCAAGTACATGACGGACATCCTCGAGCACATGCCCATCCGCGGGAACGACTCCAAGTCGCTGATCGAGATGGCCGGCCACAGCTACGAGCGGGTGGCGGACTGGATGGACGCGAGGGGCGAGCACAAGGTCGCCAAGAAGTGCCGAGAGATCCATGAGAAGCTCAAGGCGGGCGGCTCGATCATGAAGCGGGACACGATCCTCGCCAAGGACTACATCGGCGCCTTCGTCGGCCACTACCCCCACATGCTGGCGCATCCCAGGGAGGACCGCTACATCACCTACCGGGAGGCCATGTCGATCATGGGGCTCCCCGACAACTTCGAGCTGCTCAACCCCGAGAGGAGCGTCAACCACATCTGCCAGAACGTCCCCGTCCACACGGCGAGGGACATGGCGGACGCGATCAAGCAGGCCCTCGAGAGGCCGGATTCCCTCGAGTGGGTGTCGGGCACGGTCTACCAGTACAACCCCAGCCGGGAGCACCGGGTGGAGAACTACCAGCCCAAGCAGACCCTGGAGGCGTTCCTGTGAGCATGATCCCACGAGACGACTGTCCCAACTGCAAGGCCCCGTACAGGAGCGACACGCCCGGCTGGTGCCGGTCCTGCGGCTTCGGTACGACCATGCCCATGGCGACCCTCGACCATGCGATCGAGAAGTACAGGCAGGCCCTGCAGGCGTCGAGGACGCCCGCCATCCTCTACCTCAAGGACAAGCACAACGACGACGGGTCCATCGGCATGGAGGCCTGCTTCGTCGACACGGACAAGACGGAGCGGCACTTCACCCTGACGCCACGGCTCGCTGTTTTGATGATAGAAAAACTCGCCAACTACGTAGCCCGGATGGACGCGTGGGAGCGGGAGAAGAAAAGTACACAAAAGGAGTAGTTCCGGATGGAATTGAAGGTAGCTATCGAGGACCTGCGGAAGAGGAAGCTCTTCGTGGCCACCCCAATGTACGGGGGGCAGTGCGCCGGCATGTACACCAGGTCCATAGCGGATCTGACGGCCCTCTGCGTAAAATATGGAATCGAGTTCAAAAGTTATTTCCTTTTTAATGAAAGCCTGATTACAAGGGCAAGGAACTACTGCGCAGACGAGTTCCTCAGGAGCGGCTACACCCACCTCATGTTCATCGACTCCGACATCGGCTTCGACGCCAACGACGTGATCGCCCTCCTTGCCATGTGCTCGGAGGAATCCCCCTACGACGTCATCGGCGCCCCGTACCCGAAGAAGTGCATCAGCTGGGAGAAGATCCGGGCCGCCGTCAACAAGGGCGTGGCCGACGAGGACCCCAACAGGCTCGACGAGTTCGTCGGCGACTACGTGTTCAACCCCGTCGTCGAGCCGGGAGCCCCCCGGACGATCCAGATCTCGGAGCCCGCGGAGGTGCTCGAGATCGGCACGGGCTTCATGATGGTCAAGCGGACGACGTTCGAGGAGTACGAGCGCCACTACCCCGAGCAGCTGTATCGTCCCGACCATGTCCGTACCGAGGCATTCGACGGCTCCCGCCAGATCATGGCGTACTTCGACTGCATCATCGAGCCCAAGTCCCGCCGCTACCTCTCCGAGGACTACATGTTCTGCCAGAACGTGCGGAAGATGAAGGCCCGGAACAAGGTGTGGCTCGCCCCCTGGATGAAGCTCCAGCACGTCGGCAGCTACATCTTCGGCGGGTCCCTCGCGGCCCTCGCCTCGATCGGGGCGTCGGCGACGGCGGACCCCGGAGTTCTCAAGCGACCCCAGCAGGTGCGGGCGGTCGTCCCACAGGTCACAATGAAGGAAGTGAAGGATGAAGATAAGTCAGGAAACGGTGGAAGTACTCAAGAACTTCAACTCGATCCAGCCGTCGGTGCTGATACGCCCGGGGCAGACGCTGGCCACGATGACGCCGAACAAGACCATAGCGGCGTGGGCCCGGATCTCGGAGGAGTTCCCGGCGAGGGCGGCGATAGCGGAGCTGGGGAAGTTCCTGGGGGCGCTGAGTCTCTTTAAGGGCGTCGACCCTGAGCTCGAGGTGGGCGAGAACCACCTGACGATCACGGACGGCCGGCAGACCATCGAGTACACCCTCGGCGAGGAGTCGCTCATCGCGGTGCCCCCCGAGAATCCGCCCGCGGGTCCGCCCGTCGTCGTCGAGTTCGACCTCCAGTGGGCCGACCTCGACAAGGCCGTGAAGGCGATGAACGTCCTCGGCCTCCAGCACCTCGCGATCAACGGCGCCGGCGGACACGTCGTCCTGAGGGCCGTCGACCGCAAGAATCGGGCGAAGGACCACTACAAGATCTACGTGGGCGAGACCGACAAGGAATTTGAAACGTTCCTTGACAAAGACAACCTGCTGGTGTTAGCAAAGGACTACCGCCTGCAGGTCTCAGAGGGTCTCGTCAGGTTCGTCAACCCCGCCGTGACGTACTGGATCGCCGCGGCAGCCCCCGTCAAGGAATAGATGGCGAAGATCGGGATCATATCCGACCTCCACCTGGAGTTCGACGACATGTACGGGTTCCAGCGATGGGACTTCCTGCCCGAGAAGGGCGTACACTACGTCAACGCGGGCGACACCCACTCCAGGTTGGCGGAGATGGTCCGGTGGACACGCCGGCACGACGAGGGCTACATGTCCATCGTCTACGGCAACCACGACTACTGGGGCAGGCTCTTTCCCGGTCCCGGCGACGGCCAGTTCGTCACCGAGACCGAGGAGGGGGTGAGGGTCGTCGGGGCCACGCTGTGGACCCGCATCGGCCCCCTCGACTGGGTCCACTTCCAGGGCCACATGAGGGACTACCAGAAGATCGTCCAGTGCGACGAGTACCGGATGCAGCAGGCCCACGAGTACGACACCGAGTGGGTCTTCAACAGCGACCACCGGGCCGACGTCATCGTCACGCACCACAGCCCGTCGTGGCTGTCGATCGCAAAGCCGTACAAAGGGAACCCGTTCAACAAGTTCTTCCACAGCGCCTACGAGGAGAGGATACTCGATATGAGGCATCCCCCCAAGCTGTGGGTACACGGACACACCCACGAGCCGATGGACTACATGATCGGCTCGACGAGGGTCGTGTGTCATCCCCGGGGCTACCCCGGCGAGACGAACCATGCGGGGTACGCCCCCAAGATAGTGGAGATTTAGCATGCGAGACGCATTCAAGAAGCTGGGCGAGGCCATCGGCGACATCGCCGGCGAGGCAGCCGAGAAGATCCAGGACGCCGCGGAGACGGTCGGCGAGAAGGCCAAGGAGTTCAAGGACGACCCGTACAGGTTCATCCCCAAGCAGAAGCCATCAGTGGGAAGAATTGTCCAGTTGACCGGTGCCATCGACACCATTAAGTGGTGTTGGCCCGCCATTATCACTCGTGTCCATGACGAAGATACCGTGGATGTTTTCATGTTCAATGGTGACACTGGTCAGGTGGAACTCATTAAGAACAAGACATTCAGTGGCGGTCAGGTCAAGTGGCCTGAGAAGGTCTGATGTCGGGCTGGATCGGGGTCGACCTCGACGGCACGCTCGCCGAGTACGGCGGGTGGAAGGGACACACGCACATCGGCCGGCCCGTCTGGCCGATGGTCGACAGGGTCAAGGCCTGGCTCGAGAAGGGACACAAGGTCAAGATCTTTACGGCCCGCGTCAGCGGGGACGCCAAGGAGGCCGCGGAGGTCACCGAGGAGATCCACCGCTGGCTCAGGGACCATGCCGGCCTGCCCGAGCTCGAGGTCACCTGCGTCAAGGACTACGCGATGATCGAGCTGTGGGACGACCGGTGCGTCCAGGTCAAGATGAACACTGGGCAGCCGATAGGGCTGTCGACGAGGGGTCTGTGATGGAGTGGCAGGACTGGCTCATTCTCTATCTCGCCGGTGACGTCGTCGTCTTCATCGGGCTCCTGATCGCCTGCCGCTTCTCCCAGCTCGAGCTGACCGGCAGCGCCCGGTTCGATCGGGGCACGTGGCCGGCCATCTTTCGGTTCGTCCTGTGCTGGCCCGCCCTGGCCGCCGCGTTTCTGGTCAATCTGCCGCTGTTCCTGTTCATCGGCAAGTGGTTCGTCGGGTCGTTCTTTGCCTGGACGGTCAGGATCAACAAATAGTTGTACATCCGCGCGGTCGCTGGTGTAGTCGAGCAAGATGAAAACCGCACTCCTGATTCTCTTCGTTTACCTGGCCGGCGCGTGGGCGACGATCGGGCATAACTTCCATGAGTTCCCGCAGGACTGCCTGCGCCTCCACGCCCAGTCCACCGTCTATGACAGGCAGACCGCCGCGTGGTGCATCGACCACGCCGAGACGGCTGCCGTCGGCTCGGGCCTCATTTGGCCCCTGTACTGGTTCGTCGAGTCCGCCAGGATAGCGTTCGCCCGATGACCGAGCCCCTCTGGATAGAGCGCTACCGCCCGCGGACGGTCGAGGACTGCATCCTTCCCGACCGCATCAAGGCCAAGCTGAAGTCCTTCGTCGACGCCCGGCTGATCCCGAACCTCCTTCTCACGGGGTCGGCCGGCGTCGGCAAGACCACGGCGGCGAAGGCGATGATCCGCGACGTCGGCGGGGACGACTTCTTCATAAACGCCTCCCTCCACGGCAACATCGACACGCTGAGGACGGAGATCACCCAGTTCGCGTCCGCTAGGTCCTTCTCGGGGGGCAGGAAGTACGTCATCCTCGACGAGGCCGACCACCTCAACGCCCAGTCCACCCAGCCCGCCCTCAGGGCGTTCATGGAGGAGTACAGCGGCAACTGCGGGTTCATCCTGACCTGCAACTTCCCCTACAAGATCATCGAGCCCCTCAGGTCCAGGCTGGTCGAGGTCCCCTTCCAGGTTCTTCCTGAAGAAGAGCCCTACGTGATGGCCGCCTTCATGAAGAGGGTAAAGGGCATCCTCGACGAGAACGGGATCCCCTACGAGGCCCCCGTCGTCGCCGACGTCATCCGCAGGAACTTCCCCGACCTGAGGAAGACCCTCAACACGATCCACCAGTACAGCTACCACGGCAGGATCGACTCCGGCGTCCTGTCCAAGACCCCCGCGACGGAGGTGCTCGTGAAGGAGCTCGTCGGCCTGATGCGGTCCAAGGACTTCCAGGGCATGGTCAAGTGGTGCGCGACCAACCGCCACATCGAGGCCCACGAGCTGATGCGGAAGGTCTACGACCAGATGTACGACCACTTCACCCCGTCGACGATCCCACTCGTGGTGGTCAAGACGGCCGACTACATGTACAAGAGCGCGTTCGCCGCGGACCAGGAGATCAACACCCTGGCCTGGCTGACCGAGCTGATGATGGACGCGAAGTTCCGTGATTAGGGGGATCCTGACGAGATGGGAATGGTGGTTTTTCCAGATGGTGATGGCTTTCAACGGCGAGATGCTCCGCCGCGGCATCGACCCCTCACACGACTTGTAGCCTGGGTCGTCGGGATCTTGAGCTTCGCCGCGACGTCCGCCGCCACCTTCTACGGCCTGGTCTGGCTCAATGGGTAGGCTCCTCTCCCTTCTCTACCCGAGCTTCTGGTACTACCTGTTTCAGAGGAAGCGCCGGGACGAGAGCTGGCACACGGTGATCTGGTGCCGGTTCCGCGGCCACCCCTACCCCGTCGTGTGGTTCAACCCCGACGCGCACGAGCCCGACATGCACTGCACCAACTGCGGGGACGACCTTGGCTAGACTCAGAGACAGGTTCTATATGTTCATCGCCCATCTCCTCGGGGCCTGGATGAACTACTGCAGCAAGAGGAACAGGGACAGAGGCATTGGTGGCTAAGCCCTTCGACTACATCGACGCCGCATCCCACACCAAGAGGGACCTCATCCGCGAGGACGTCGACCCCGCGAGGGCGGAGCGGGAGTACAACGCCTGGTTGGCGAACCGGCACTTCTCGATGTTCGAGGACTCCGTCTTCTACGCCAACGACATGAACCTCTGCCCCCACCTGCCTCCTCAGCTCCAATTCGACTACTACCTAAATACCCTTCGGCCGAGAAAGCGCTTCGGGAAGTGGCACAAGCCTGACCAGGATGTCATCCTGGACGCCGTCCAGAGGCGCTACGGAGTAAATCGAGCAAGGGCCCTCGAGATCGCCCGCACGCTGTCGCGGGGGGAGCTCGAGGCCGCAACGAGAAGAACAAGGGTCGATGAACTCGGTGGTGGAAAGCTTCGTGGAGGTTCGCCTCGGTGAGCCCCAGGACTTCCTGAAGATAAAGGAGACGCTGACCCGGATGGGTCTGGCGGTCGAGCGGGACGACGGCCGCTACCTCTACCAGAGCTGCCACATACTCCACAAGCGGGGCCGCTACTACATCACGCACTTCAAGGAGATGATGATCCTCGATGGCAAGCAGACGGACATGGACGACGTCGACCGGGCCAGGAGGAACACGATCGCCTACCTGCTCGCCCAGTGGGGCCTGTGCGAGGTCATCGACCGGACGCTCATTGAGCAGAGGGTGGCCTTCTCCGACATCAAGGTGATCCCCCACAAGGAGAAGGGCTCCTGGAAGCTCGTCTCAAAGTATACAGTCGGAAAGAAGAGGAATGATGATGATCCTGCGTCGTGACTTCGAGCGCTACGAGCTGTCCAAGCACCTGGTCGAGAGGCTGGGGCTGGATTCCAAAAAAGTTTCGGAGATCACCGATGCGATAATTGACTTCTATCTCCACAGGGGTGTAGACCTCAGAAAGAAAGCAGGAGGGTCCTATGGCTGCGATTAAAGAGGTGAAGTCCGCCGAGCAGAGGGTCGTCGAGCTGACGAGGAAGGACCTCGTCGACGAGAAGAACCTATACTTCAACGTCGTGACGGACACGGAGGGCGGAGTCATGGTCGTCATCCGTGACGTCACCAGGAACGAGAGGCCGATGGTGTTCACCGCCGGCGTCATCCACCAGATGTCCAGGATCATCGACGGCGTCATGGACTCCCAGGCAAACGTCTTCCGCAAGTCCCACCAGGTGCACTGATGCAGTTCTCCAAGAGGCCGTTCATTACCTGGCTCGTGACCAACGCCCTCGTCGCCACGGGGTCGTTCTGGGCGTACAAGGTCGGCATCGCCAACATGATCTGGGAGGCGGACCACACCAAGCTGACCCTCCTCGCCTACGTCCTGTTCTGGCTCGTCTCGTGGCACATCGGCAGGGTCTGCCGGGACATCGAGTCCTATGACGGCGACTCCACCCACGCCTACGAGGTCCTCAAGATGAAGACCAACGTGGGCTTCTTCTGGGGTCAGATCTGTTTGTCCGTCGGGCTGATCGGGTCGCTCATCGGCTTCATCGGCATGATGCTCGTGGCCTTCGGCGACGTCAACCTGACCGCGGACGCGGCGGCCCTCCCGAGCATGCTCGCGGGCATCGGCAAGAACTACGGCACGGCGCTCTACGTGACGCTGATCGGCGTCATGGCCGGGGTTGTTATGCAGGTCCAGTCCTTCGCGGCTGACTACGCCCTGGATATGAAGCACCATGCTCTCGACTAAGCGCTCGTACTCGTCTAAGACCAGCTTCATCGACTTCCTGCTCAACTCGAGCATGACGATCTTCGTCCTGTTCTTCCTCACGATCCTGCTCGCGAACCCGAACAAGAAGCAGAGCGAGGGCATCCAGCACAAGGCCGAGGTCATGATCACGGCCGAGTGGGACAGCAAGTCGGACTGCGACGTCGACCTGTGGGTCCAGGACCCGACCGGGGCTAAGTCCTTCTTCCTCAACAAGGACGTCGGGCTGATGCACCTGGAGAGAGACGACCTGGGCAAGAGGAGCGACACGGTGGCCGTGGGCAACCAGGTCTATACTGTGGACGAGAACAAGGAGTACACGATCCTGCGGGGACTCCTCCCGGGCCGGTACACGGTCAACGTCCACCTCTACACCTGCATCTTCGACGGCGCCTACGTCCAGACGGGCCAGGCCAAGCAGCCCATCCCGGTTAAGGTGCAGCTGCAGAAGCTCAACCCGCACATCCGCCTCTACCAGGACAAGCAGGTCGTCCTCAACAAGGTGTGGGAGGAGCAGACCGCCTTCTCGTTCAACATCGACGCCAACGGCATCATCGGCAACATCGAGTACCACCAGAAGAGCCTGGTCAAGGTGCTCCGCGACGGGGCAGGCATCCCATGAACAAGCTTCTGATCATCTACTGCGTGGCCTACGCGGTGCTCCTGTGCAGCACCCTGTACTTCGTGCCGGCCAAGTACGCGCTCAAGACCGTCGTCGTCGCGGCCTCCTTCTTCCTCGCGAGTTCCATCTTCTTCTCGATGGAGAGCTACAAGGGGTGGCCCGTCGGCGGCGTGGAGAAGGAGCGGGCCAGGCTCCTCTCCGTCATCATAGAGGAGCCCGACGACAAGCAGGAGGGCGCCATCTATATCTGGATCGTCAGGAACCACAAGTGGATGCTGACCGGGATGGAGCTTCTCGATCCCCGCGTGGCCCTCCGCTACTCGGGGGAGAACCAGCCCCGCGCCCACAAGCTCCCGTACACCCAGGAAGACGCCAGCGGGTTCAGGAAGGCCCAGAAGGCGATCGAGGAGGGGATGTACGTGGAGATCTTCGGCGACAAGGAGGGCGAGGGCGGGAACGGCGAGCAGACGGGCACCGCCGGCGGCAGCCCGGAGTACGAGGGCATCGAGGACACCCCGTACGCGCTGACGATCGAGGACCCGCGCAGGCTGATGCCGAAGTCGCTCAACCCCTAATTTTCTTTTTGACTCCCAGCTTACGGCCTAAATAGGGTCGTTCCCGACATGAGATTCTACACACACGCCATCCTGAGGCGGGGCGAGTTGCTGCTCCGCGAGATCGACGACGGCAAGCACGTCCAGCATCGGTTCAAGATCAAGCCGTACCTGTTCGTCGATTCACGAAGACCCGACGCCGAGTACAGAACCCTCGACGGCAAGCCCGCGGACAGGATCGACTTCCCGTCCGTGTGGGAGGCCAAGAAGTTCGTCGAGCGCTACGACGGGGTCGAGAACTTCAACTACTACGGCATGACCGACTTCCTCTACCCGTACCTCAACGACAGGTACCCGGGGGAGGTCAAGTTCGATTCCAGCTGGATATGCGTCGCCAACATCGACGTCGAGGTCGGCGCGAAGGGCGCCTTCCCCGACCCGAGGAAGGCCGAGTCCCCCGTCACCTCGATCACGGCCAAGATCGCCGGTCGGGTGTACGCCTTCGGCGTGAAGGACTTCGCCCCGCACCGGAACGACGTCCTGTACCACCGCTGCGAGGACGAGGTGGACCTGCTCTACCAGTTCCTGCAGACGTGGCGGGCGAACCCGATCGACGTCATCACGGGGTGGAACATCGACTTCTTCGACATCCCGTACCTGGTCAACCGGATTCGACGGGTGCTCGGCGACGACTTCGTGAAGGCCCTGTCCCCGTGGGGCATGATAGAGGAGAGGGAGGCCCATGACAAGTTCGGAAAGACCCAGCAGACCTTTGAGTTCATCGGCATCACGGCTCTCGACTACAAGCGCATGTATGAGAAGTTCATCATGGAGCCCCGTGAGTCCTACTCCCTCAACTACATCTCCTACGTCGAGCTCAAGGAGAAGAAGCTCGACTACTCCGACTTCAGGGACCTACAGGATCTATATGAGAGGGACCACCAGCGGTTCATGGAGTATAACATCCGGGACGTTGACCTGGTAGACAAGCTCGACGCCAAGCTCGGCCTTCTCAACCTCGTCTACTACCTGAGCTACGACGCCAAGATCCCGTTCACGGACGCGTTCGGCACCGTCAGGATGTGGGACGTGATCATCCACAACCATTTGCTGTCACAGAAAATAGTCGTGCCGAGGAAGCCCGTCGCGGTCCCCGACAGCTTCCAGGGCGGGTGGGTGAAGCAGTCCATGCCCGGGCTGTACAACTGGGTCGTCAGCTTCGACTTCGACTCCCTGTACCCCCACGTGATAATGCTCTGTAACATCTCCCCCGAGACCTACCTGGGAAAGAGCTACGAGAAGAACTGGGACGTCGACGAGCTCCTGGACAGGCTCGAGGACCTGGGCGTCCCCGAGGACGAGTGCTTCACGGGCTCCTGCCATCGGTACAGGCGGAACCCGCAGGGCTTCCTCCCGTACCTGATGGAGAAGATCTACGCCCACCGGGCCGCGGTCAAGAAGCAGATGATCCCCGTCAAGCAGGCCGAGGAGGCCGAGAAGGACCCGGTCAAGAAGGAGGCCCTCGAGAGGGAGGCGTCCACCCTCTACAACATCCAGCTCGCGAGGAAGTACCAGCTCAACTCGGCGTACGGCGCCCTCTCCAACGCCTACTTCCGCTACTTCTCCATCGCCCTCTCGGAGTCCGTGACCCTCACCTCCCGCCTCGCCACCAGGTTCGCGATCAAGAGGATCAACGAGTACCTGAACAAGCTGCTGGGCACCAGGAAGGACCGGGTGGTGGGGGCGGACACCGACTCCCTCTACCTGTGCCTGGACGACCTCGTGAAGGCGATGTTCCCCAATGAGACGGACAAGCGGGTCCTCCTCGACTTCGTCGACCAGACCTGCGCCATGCTGAGGGACAAGGTCATCAAGCAGGCGACGGACGACCTCGCCAAGTACCTGAACGCCAGGGAAGCCAAGCTCAGGATGAAGCGGGAGAAGATCTGCGACCGGGCGATCGTGCTGACCAAGAAGAGGTACGTCCTCAACGTGCTCGACGCCGAGGGGGTCCGGTTCAAGGAGCCCAAGATCGACATGACGGGAATCGAGGCGGTCAAGTCCAGCACCCCCGAGGTGTGCAGGGAGGCGCTCAAGGACGCGATCAAGATAGTGATGTCGGGGACGGAGCCGCAGCTGCATAAGTTCATCGACGCCTTCAGGCACCACTTCTATACGCTGGGGTTCGAGGACGTCGCCTTCCCGAGGACCGTCAACAACCTCGGCGACTACCGGGACTCCCGCTCCATATACAAGAAGGGCACGCCCCAGCACGTGAGGGCCGCCCTCCTCTACAACAAGGCCATCGCCGACGCCAAGGTGCCGGCCCAGACGATCACGAGCGGGGACAAGATACGGTACTGCTACATGAGGACGCCCAACCCGCTGAGGGAGGACATCCTCGCCTGCCCGGGCTACCTGCCCCGCGAGCTCGGGCTCGATCGCTACGTAGACTACGACATGCAGTTCGAGAAGGCGTTCCTCGAGCCGCTGGATTCCATACTCGAGGTCGCCCGCTGGCACCACGAGCCCGTCGCCAACCTCGATGCATTTTTGTAGTTGACTCGGCGTAGCGCGCGCCTGTAGGAGATAAGGAATGAGCAACGACTTCTTCAAGAACATCGTCGACCAGCTGAAGGACGAGGACCTCTCGATCGCAGCGGACGGCACCAACGCCGCGGAGTTCACCGGCTTCATAGACACGGGTTCGTACACGCTGAACGCCGTTCTGTCCGGCTCCATCTGGGGCGGCATGCCCAACAACAAGTTTCTCGGCTTCGCGGGTGAGACCACGACGGGGAAGACCTTCTTCACCCTCGGCATCTGCAAGTACTTCCTCGATAGCAACCCGAGCGCGGGGGTCGTCTACTACGACTCGGAATCCTCCGTGAACCGGACCCTCCTCACGGAGCGGGGGATCGACCCGCGCCGGGTTGTTATCGGGGAGCCAATCACAGTCCAGGACTTCAAGCACAAGGCGCTGAGCTTCATAGACGCCTACCAGAAGGTTGACAAGAAGGACAGGCCTCCCCTCCTCCTCGTGCTGGACTCGCTCGGGCAGCTGTCCACCTCGAAGGAGATGGAGGACACCCGCGAGGGCAAGGAGGTCAAGGACATGACCCGGCCCCAGATCGTCAAGGCCGCGTTCCGGACCCTCAGGCTGCCCTGCGCCAAGCTGCAGATCCCAATGATCGTGACGAACCACACCTACGCGGGCATCGGCGGCATGTACCCGACCCAGGAGATCTCGGGCGGCGCCGGGTTCAAGTACTCGGCCGACTCGATCGCCATGCTGTCCAAGCGGAAGGAGAAGGTCGACGACGAGGTCATCGGCAACGTCGTCCACGTCCGCATGTGGAAGAGCAGGATGTCGCGGGAGAACAAGGTCGTCGACGTCCTCCTGACGTACGACAAGGGCCTCGACCGCTACTACGGCCTCCTGCCCCTCGCGGAGAAGTACGGGGTGCTCAAGAAGGTCTCGACCCGCTTCGAGTTCCCCGACGGCTCCAAGCACTTCCCGTCCGCGATCAACAAAAACGGCGCCCGGTTCTACACCAAGGAGATCCTCGAGCGCATCGAGGAGGGCGTCAGGAACGAGTTCCAGTACGGCAAACCCGTTGACACGAGCGCCGAGGAAGTGATGGAGATGGTCGATGAGGCTTGATACGTTCATCCAGATCCTGAAGAAGTTTCCCGGCGAGTGCGAGGTGGTGATCGCCGCCGACTCCGAGGGCAACAACTTCTACGAGGTCGACCCGAACCCGGGCATCTACCTCATGAGCCCGCACAACGGGGACGTCATCGACGAGATGGACCTCAAGGACGCCGACACGGCTAAGAACTACAACAGAGTGGTGATCATATGGCCCGTAACGTAAAGAAGAAGAACGAAGCTGCCGAAGTCAATCCCGAACTGACTTCTGTCGAAATCAAGAACGCCGTCGCCCAGCAGGTACCGATGTGGACGCCGACGCCCTACCTGCGGGTGGTGAACTTGACGTGCTGGGGCTACCTGTGGCCCTTCAGCATGAAGAGGACCGTGGTCAGCCAGAGCCACCACATCGAGCAGAAGTGGCTCGACGGCCTGGGCAACGAGGAGTGGAGGAGGCTCGACGTCATCGACCTCCAGAAGAACGTCTAGCATGGAAGCATTCGTCGAGCTCACGATCCTCAGCCACCTCGTCTTCAACGAGACCTACACCCGCAAGGTCATCCCCTTCCTCAACGAAGACTTCTTCCACACCCCGTCGGAGAAGCTGACCTTCCAGCTGATCAACGACTACGTCGGCAAGTACAACAGCCTGCCGACCCGCGAGGCGCTGCTCATCGACCTCCAGTCCAAGGAGGGCGTGCCCGAGGAGCACTACCGGGACGCCAAGATCGTCATCGAGAACCTCAGGTCGGAGAACACGGACCTGAAGTGGCTCTGCGAGACGACGGAGAAGTTCTGCCAGCAGAAGGCCCTCTACAACGCGATCATGGAGTCGATCGGCATAATGGAGGACAAGTCGGGGAAGAGGACCGTCTCCTCGATCCCCGAGCTGCTGACCACCGCCCTGTCCCTGTCCTTCGACACCCACGTCGGCCACGACTACATCGAGGACTCGACGATGCGGTGGGAGTACTACCACACGAAGGCCGAGAAGCTGCGGTTCGACATCGACATCCTCAACAAGGTGACCAAGGGCGGCATCGAGCGGAAGACCCTCACGGTCATCCTGGGCGGCACCGGCGTGGGCAAGACCCTCGTCATGTGCCACCAGTCGGCGTTCAACATGATGGACGGGAAGAACGTCCTCTACATCACGAACGAGATGGCCGAGGAGAAGATCGCCGAGAGGATCGACGCAAACCTGCTCGGCGTCACGGTCGACGAGCTGATGAGCCTGAGCCGAGAGATGTACGACCAGCGGGTCCAGCGGGTCAGGGAGCGGACCGTGGGCAAGCTGATCATCAAGGAGTACCCGACCGCCACGGCCCACGTCGGTCACTTCCGGGCCCTCCTCAAGGAGCTCAGGCTCAAGAGGAACTTCACGCCCGACGTCATCTACGTCGACTACATCAACATCTGCACGAGCTCGAGGGTGCGGGCGGGCACGGGGGTCAACTCCTACACCCTGATCAAGTCCATCGCCGAGGAGCTCAGGGGCCTGGCCGTAGAGCAGGGCGTCCCGATCATCACGGCCACCCAGACTACCAGGCAGGGCTACGGCTCGACCGACGTCGGGCTCGAGGACACCTCGGAGTCCTTCGGCCTGCCCGCCACGGCGGACTTCATGTACGCGATCATGCAGTCCGAGGAGCTTGAGAAGCTCGGCCAGATGATGATCAAGCAGCTGAAGAACCGGTTCGGCGACCCGGCCTACTACCGCAGGTTCGTCGTCGGGATAGACAAGAGCCGGATGCGTCTCTTCAACCTCGACGACAAGGCCCAGTCCGAGCTTGCCCAGGAGCCCGGGACCAAGGTTGACCAGAAGGTCAACGGGAAGGACCAGGACGAAACCCCGGTCTTCGACCGCGGGGCCTTCGGCGGCTCGATGCGCGACCGGGCGGCCAGGCTCAAGAATCTCGTCGGCTGACATAAATACCCCCATCCTGAGGGGTGGGGGATATGCGGGTGGTGTTCAGGCGCCGCCGCGGCGGCAAGCTGGGACGACGGGAGCGCAGGCTCGTCCGGGATCTAATCTTTTTTTGTGCCGAAAAATTTATCCGACCCGACGTCCGCCGACGAATCACCGTGGAAATCGTGCTGGACGGTAAACTTTACGAAACGGAAAAGAACTGGGGGATAGCGAGCTGGGAAAACGATCCCCGCTGTCGAAACTTCCTCATCGAGGTCGACACGAGCAAGCGGGTATCGACCGTCTTCAACACCATCGCCCACGAGATGGTCCACATCAAGCAGTGGACAAACCGCGAACACTGGCAGCATAAAAACCGCGAAGAAGTTTACAGATTCGGCGACGAGGTCGTCGACGCCAAGAAGCTTGACTACTGGGACCTCCCCTGGGAGATCGAAGCCCACGGAAGGGCTTACGGCCTCGTGATCCAGTGGGTGGACGCCCGCGGCCTCAGGGGGGAGCGCTGGGTAAGGACCGCGATTGACAAGCACGCCGGATGAAGATATATTTTTCATTATGGTTTGCGATTCCCCTGCATGGAGTTCCCCCTGACCGGTCTTCCCCAAGCGGATCGGTCCACCTGGTCCCCGGCAAGCGAGCCGGGGACTTTTTTTCCAACGTACGCAAAAATAATTTTACATTTCGGTAATCATGTGGTATGATGGCCGGGTTGGTCGCGAAAAACCGTGGCCAGCGGGCTCTTTGAAAAAGTGGAGAATCGTAATGACTGAAACCAAGTCTGAGGTGAACCATGCGTTCACCATCGAGGGCGACGTCTTCGACGCCGACCTGATGTCCCTGATCAAGCAGATCAAGGACCTGGGTTACACGGTCGCCATGAGGCAGCTGGGTATGACGGCGGAGACGGAGACCGACGACGAGGAGGACGAGCACGCGGACGAGACGTCCAACGGCCACGCCTCCCCGGTCGTCAGGGAACATAGGAAGGGAGCGGTCAAGCTCGCCCACCTGTTCCTCAAGGACAAGGGTACGTCCTCCCGCAAGGAGGTGTTCGCCTTCCTCGACAAGGAGGGGTACGCCTACGGGACCGCCCACTGGGCGCTGAGGCAGCTGTCGGTCGTCCAGGGCTACGTGGACGTCCACGAGGACGGGACGGTGGTCTGGCGGAAGCGCAAGCGTCCGGTCAGGGTTGCCGCCCCCAAGCGGCGGAAGAAGAAGCGGACGGCGGTGAAGATCGCCACCCAGTTCCGCCCCGGCGGCGGCATGACGGCCGAGAAGACGATGCTCGAGTCGATCGCCGAGGTCACGAAGGAAAAGCCCGAGTACGAGACCGAGGGCGCCCCGGAGGAGAAGGTCCGGGCCAACTTCCTCGAGAAGGCGGCCTACGCCGAGTCCACCGCGAAGGTGACCCTCGCCAAGGTCGTCCAGACCGGCAAGGCCCACAAGCCGTCCGCCGGCCGGGTCAAGCTCCTGAGCTCGACCGCCTACACGCCAGTCGAGTAACCACGACCATCTGGACCGAGCCGGTAAAACGGCTCGGTTTTTTTTGTTTTGACAAAAGTCTATTTTCGTGTTACTGTAAATCCTAGGAATTGAAGATCCAAGGAGGTAACAAATGGCCCACAAAGTTGAGACGATGGCGTACGCCGGCCAGGTGCCCTGGCACGGCCTGGGCAAGAAGGTCCCCGCGGACCTGACGCCCCGGCAGATGCTCAAGGCCGCCCAGCTGGACTGGAAGGTGGTCAAGGTCCCCGCGACCATCTCCAACCCGGTGACGATGCAGGAGGAGGAGACCGGCCACGCCGCCCTCGTCCGCTCGAGCGACGGCAAGCAGCTCGACGTCGTGACGGACGCCTGGAACCCGGTGCAGAACCAGGAGGCGTTCGACTTCTTCCACGAGTTCGTGATGGCCGGCGACATGGAGATGCACACGGCCGGCTCGCTCAAGGGCGGACAGATCGTGTGGTGCCTCGCCAAGGTGAAGGAGACGTTCGAGCTCTTCCGCGGCGACCAGGTCGAGAACTACCTGCTCTTTACGAACCCGCACCGGTTCGGCCACGCCCTCGACGTCCGCATGACGCCGATCCGGGTCGTGTGCTGGAACACGCTCACCCTGTCCCTGTCGAAGCACGCGGACAAGATGATCACCCTCAACCACCGGAAGAAGTTCGACCCCGAGGAGGCGAAGAAGCTGCTGGGCATCGCCCACGTCAAGTTCGCCGACTACCGCGAGATCGCGAAGTTCCTCGGCTCGAAGAAGTACACCCAGGACACCCTGGTGAGCTACTTCAACGAGGTCTTCCCGCTGACGAGCAACCGCGGCGGAAAGAAGGAGATGAGCCGGCACGCCCAGGCGGCGATCGAGACCGTCGAGAAGCAGCCCGGAGCGAACTTCGCCAAGGGCAGCTGGTGGCAGGCGTTCAACGCCGTCACGTACATGGCCGACCACGAGCTCGGTCAGAACGACGACAGCCGGCTGGTCTCCAGCTGGTACGGCACGAACCGCGGCCGCAAGCTCGAGGCCCTGACGAAGGCGAAGGAGTACGCCGACGCGTCATGAGGCTGAGGAACACCAGCCGGGACGTCTTGGACAGGCGGAACGAACGAAACTGGAGGCCGGAGAGATACTCCGGCCCCCCATTCATGCCCCTCGACTCGCCGACCAAGATGAGGGAATGGGTTCGCGACTGCCTCAACCTCGCCGTCCACGTCGTGTCGGGCACCCTGGAGCGCCGCGTATCGACGAGCATCGTGCTGATGACTGAGCTGGGGGCGAGGTCCCTGGAGCGCTACCTCGAGGGCGACGGGACGTGGTACCTGATGGAGAACACCCCGCGACACATCGTGTATGAGCATCGGGACCGTCGGGCCTACGTACGCATCGCGCGCGACAGTCCGAGCCGCATACCCGCCGTCGGCTGGACCGTCATATTCGGAGTGAGGAAATGAGACTGCACGCAAGAAGCCAGTGGCAGGTCGACGACTGGAAGAAGAAGAACGAGCTGAACTGGAGGCCGCCCCGGGGCGACCCGGCCTCCGTCTCCCTCAAGATGGAGACCGGCAGCCTCTACGAGATGAGCTCCTTCATCGTCCGCAACTACGGAGGCAACCCGATGCACGACATCGGCAACCGGCACGTGTGGGGCGAGCGGATTCGGTTCAGGAACCGACTCGGCTTCGAGTGCCTGAGACGGTACCTACAGAACGACCCGAGCTGGGTCTACTCGCCCGGTCGGGTCATCGACGACAGGACCCGCCGCCGCCAGGCGGTCTACAGGAAGGGGAAGGCGAGCATCGTGCTCGAAAGGGACACGGCCCTCGTCCGCTACGACAAGAGGTGAGGCATGGTACACAAGATATGCGACAGCGACGTCGTCATCAACGGCGTCAACTGCGACGAGGCCCGCGAGGACGTCGTCCGCGCCTGGAAGGAGATCTTTAAGATCGGCCGCGACATCGTCTGCAGCGACTACTGCGAGCAGGCGCTGGCCGCATACGCCCTGTTCGGCCTCGAGCCGGGCGGCTGGCTGAAGGCGGTCCTCCTCAACGAGCCGTTCAGCGTCGTGTGGGGCCGCGTCGACCCGTTCCACCGAAGCATGCTGTGGACGGTCGGCGACGTCATCAACCACTGGATGCCCGCCGGGTCGTGGGGCTCCGCCCACGCCTTCCAGCGGTGGGTGAACGTCGGCGGGCTGTTCGGCGAGAAGCGGCTCTGGCTCGAGACGCACGGCTTCCAGGCGGGCGCCTCCTGAGTTTACAAAAACCGCAAAAAGTGGTAGAATGGCTACCATGGAAGATTCCAAGCCACCCATCTACAGGGACAGGGGACGGACGAACGGGTACGCCTTCACCTTCGACACCGGCTCGCTCGAGGGGTGGCGGAAGCTCTGGAGGCTCCAGCACCGGGTCAAGGCCCTCAACAAGACGGGCGGGGGACGCACCGGCAACAAGCGCAAGGTGACGTTCAGGGGTAGGCTCGGAAAGAACAGCCCCTACCGGCACCTGTACTATGGCAAGTGGGACCCGGTCAACGGGTGGACCCACAAGCCCGTCCACTGCTCCTGCTGCGTCAGGAAGGAGCACGCGGACCGGATCGACGTCTACATCAAGGAGATCCCGAGGCGCAACCAGGCGAACTCGTGGGAGGAATACACCGACGCCGTGGGCGTCAGGAGATGGAGAAGGAGGATCGTGGAGAGGCATGTGCGCATCGAAGACGAAAACGGAAACGTCGAGATCTTCCTTTGAGATCACCGCGTTCACGAAGGGCGGGCTCATCCCCCTCGCGAGGGTCTACAGGGAGATGGGCTACACGATCGTCGGCGAGCTGGTCGAGGACAAGAAGCGCGGGGTGTGGATCATGACGGTAAAGGAGACTTAAATGGCGCTGCCGAAATCGCTCAGCATAGAGAGCATGCTCACCCGGGCATTTCCCGACGACATCACTCTCGCCCAAGCGAGGGCCGTGTTCTTCGCATCCGACATCGCCCGTGAGTTGAGGTCACAGGCCCACTTCCCTGAGAAGCTCCGGCTGCGGTACCTGCTCAAGCCCGAGGACACAGAGCTGCCGGACGACACGACGATGGGCGAGATCCGCAAGCTCGTGAAGGCCGGCCGAGTCCGCATCGTCATCGACGACATGGGCGGCGGCGTCCTGTTGGACGCATGAGCCGGGACCCGGTGGAGGCGATCGTCGAGTCTGGGCTTCGCCGGGCCGGCATCCAGTTTACGAGACAATCGGCCTCGACGAAGAACCTCGACTTCTGCGTAGAGTGCGCCGCCGGCCCCGTCTACATCGAGTGCAAGCAGTTCAAGACGCCGAGGACCGAGGAGCAGATCGAGCGAGACGCCAACGTCATCGTGATCCAGGGGCTGGAGGCGGCGAGATTCTTCGCGGCAGCCATCAACTACAAATTGACAGGTTAGCGGCTTGCGGGATATATAAGTCGCGAGTTTGATGGCGTCAGCACTGGTCAGTGCGGGAGGGACTTATACCCCCTTAGCTCCGGACCGGAGTTCTCGGGAGGGTTCGATTCCCTCGGCGCCGATTCCTCCTAAGGCGAGCAAGGTGCACGCGGCGGTCTGTTAAACCGAAACTAGCTTGGTTCGATTCCAAGAGGAGGAGCCAAATTTTATGGAGCGACAGAGGAGCCCATCAGAAACGGGCGGAATCGACGGAGTTCTTTCATCGCGAGAGAACAGTCGGGCAACGCGAAGGCCAAGCGTCCCGACCTCCACCAGTCAAAGCGGAAGTGAAGGAAATCGGTAAACCTGTCTGGTCGAGAGCCAGGCGCTTGTTGGTTCAAGTCCAACCTTCCGCACCAATTGGAGGATGCGAGGGCATCGGCCCTCTGTTCGGCAGCTGAGACGCTGCCGATTTGACAAGCACCCTCCACGCCCGGTCGCCACGGGCTAGTGACAGGGGTTCACGACGTGAAGCCGGGTAGCTCCCGGCATCCCCGCCCTCAAGCGCGCCTGTGGGCAAACGGTAAAGTCGCTGGTCTCAGAAACCAGAGTCGTGGTGGTTCGAGTCCACCCAGGCGCACCAACCCCGGCCTCATAAGTCGGGTAGTCCCGGGTAAACCTGTAGTGAGTGTGGTCCCGGGCAGGCGGGGAGGCACTACCCTCCCCGCCCCTCTTTCCCTGAAAGAGCCCCTCCCGCATAAATAGCGGGAACACAAGGGTTCAACAGGGGGATTACGAATATGAAAGGTTGGAGAACGATTGCTTTCGGCGCGCTGATCGCGTTCCTCGGAGGCATTCAGGCTGCAGACCTCGCGCAGATCATTCCGGCTGAGTATGCCGACCTCGCGATGGTCGTCATCGGCGGCGTCGTCATGTGGCTCCGCAAGGTCACGAACACCCCGGTCGGTGTTGCTGCCCCGGCTCCGGTCGCCAAGAAGTAAGGCAACCAAGCCGCAGAGAGTTCCAAAAGGCCGGTGAAAACCGGCCTTTTTTATTGACTTGCCGCATGGAAAAAGTTAACATGCGTATACATAGCCGGCGGGATAGACTGGAGTAGGTTCCCAGCCCTGGCTCATAACCAGGTCTACGTGGGTTCAAGTCCCACTCCCGCTTCCAATTCGGGCGTCAACGCCCACGAGACTTTCCCGGCACTCCCGTCCCAGGGGGCATCATCCGGGAAAGACGCCGACTGGAGGATCGAGCAATGGGCTTGATGTACCGAAGGTCCGGGCCGCGGCCCCCGTAGAGGCCGCGTGGCGAGGTGTCCAGCCCGCGAGGGCGAACATCATTCATCTCCCGAGACTACTCGGGAGCTGCGGAGTTGATGAAAGCGTCATCAGGTTGCTCCTTTTCGACGCGATCATCTCCAGGCGGGACCCCTTTCTCCTAAGGTTTGGGGTCCCGTTCTGCCTAAATAGCCCAAAGGAGCTTGTTCCATGGCCGACGACTACTATAGCGCGGGTCCGTTTCCCCGCAGGGGTCTGTAAAACCTCGGTCTATGAAATAAGCGGGGTGGCTGACGGGAGGTTCGATTCCTCGCGGGCCCACCAATCTCACCAGAGGGGCTGATGTCCAAAGAGTTTCTTTCCGAGTACACCGACCGTTCCGAGCCGGAGTTCCTGGCCGAGCGGACCGTTTTGACTTGCCCGAAGTGCGGGCTTAGTATATCCGGCGTCATGGGATACGTCTGCACCCGATCGGGCTGTCCGACGGGACTGGGCGGGTCCTCCGTCATGAACCAGGAGCTCGAGGGCTGATGAGGGAGATCGACTACATCGACAGCGGCGACGCCATCGGTATCGTGGACGACCGGGGGATCTAATGAAGACGCTCCGCCAGTTCGTCAGCGAGGTCTACATCCGCAACAGGGGCGGCTACTCGGGTGAACACGAGCGGAACTTCAAGGCCAGCGACCTGATCGCACGGGGCCGCGACCACGGCAGGGCCGGCGGCAAGCTCGAGAAGAAGGCCGCACAGACCTCGGACGCCGGCGAGAAGGCCAGGCTGCTCCACAAGGCAAAGCGACACAAGCAGGCATCCAAGGTCGCCCACACGGTCGCCGGCGCGAGCGCCGCCCACTTCCTCAAGGGCAGGGGCGCCGAGCTGAACGACAGGGCCGAGCGCGAGTACAAGCGCTACCAGAAGAACCGGAAGGTGAAGGGATGAAGTCCTACCGGGAGTTCATAGCCGAGAAGGCCAAGAAGGCGATGCCCGACGGGAACTTCCAGGACGGGCCCCTGCCCGACGAGGAGGAGGGCCCCAAGGTCGACAGGAGCTGGGACTCCCCCAAGGAGCCGTCGAAGACAGTCAACCGGGACGCCAAGTCCGACAAGCTCTCCGAGGCGAGGGACAAGGAAGGCTTTCAGAGACGGGTCGATGCCGCCATGAAGCTTCAGAAGGACCAGGACCGAAGGCTCAAGAAGGCCGGCGCCAAGCCCATCAAAGTCAAGGGCTACAACGACTAGGTCGTTTTTCCATCACATCAAAACAAAAATATCACACCCGTGGAACCTTTCCGCGGGTGTATTTACATGCGCCTCCCGCCGGCTTACGGTGGCATGGTCAACTAATGGAGGTGACACGATGAAACTACTGGGGACGACCGCGTTGGTCAGTGCGGTGCTGCTGCTGGGGACCCCAGCGATGGCTGCCGACATAATTGAGGAGCCGGTTGTGGAGGAGAGCTCGGGTTGGTACGCCTCGATCCACGGCGGCTACAAGTTCGGGGAGGAGTGGGACGACGACATCGGCATTTTCAGCGAATGCTTCGATGAGGGCACGGCCAAAGAGGTCTGCATCAGCCTCGATGCCGAGGCATCCGTCGACACGGACGGCGGACCCAGGATCGGCGGCGCCATCGGCTATCAGCTGAACGGCATGCTAGCGATCGAGGGCGAACTCGGCTGGATGCGCCAGGACTTTGACGAGGCTACCCTCGAGAGCCTCGTGCTCTCCGTCGATACGCCGACGGACGACATCTCGGTCGATCTATGCGATATCCCGGGTGTGGACTGTCCGACATTCGGCCTGGGCGGGGACGTCTCCATCCTGACGGCCATGGTCAACGCCATCCTCGGTTTTCCGGTAGGCGGGGTCATCCGTCCCTACGTCGGCGTGGGCGTAGGCGCTGCCTGGGTCAACATCAACGACGTCACCATAGACGGCGTGAGCGGCTGGCGGCTTGACGACAGCGACACCAACCTGGCCGTCCAGGCGATGGCGGGCGTCGACGTCGGCTTGACCGAGAACATCGCCCTCGGCGTTCGGGGTCGCGTCCTACACGTCGGAGACGTCGAGGTTGAGGACAGCTCTGGGTTCGATCACGAGCTCGATCCGGGTCTGTTCAAGTCGATCGAGGCGGTTCTCACTTTCGGCTTCTAGCTCTACCTCAGATTACGCTCCCCAGCTACATCGGAGCGAGCTAGCAGGGGCCCGGCCGGGCCCAAACCTGGCCGGGCCTTTTTTGTACCCGAGATTCGGAGGCGACTCCCCCCTTCCCCGCGACTCCAAGGGGTCCCTCCGAGTGGCTTTCCCGGTCCCTTCGGGGACCGGGGGTCGGCGGGCAGTGGTGGGACGGCGGTCAAGTAGATGTGTTGCCTCTGGCTGACGTCGTAGGGCCGGCCCGTCGGCTTTGACTTTTGAGACGATTCGTGGTAATAAATAACTGTGAATCCCTACGGAATAGCGTTCATCTGTTTTGTTCTGTTCACGCTAGTTTACGCGGTTGGGATGCACTAGTTCGGGATCGTGGCAGTGGTGGCAATGCATCGGCTTTCAATCCGACCAAAGCGGGTTCGACTCCCGCCGGTCCCTCCAGGAATCAACCCATGAAGAGCTACCGAGAGTTCAACGAGGCTGAGAACCACTACCACGACCGGGAGACGGGCGTGCGGGTGGGTCAATACCAGGGTAGGTGGTTCGTCCACCACGACGGCGAGATCGTCTCGACCCATGTGGACGAGTACAACGCCACCCGGAAGGCCAAGGAGATGGCCGCCTACCACAAGCGGATGAAGAAGCCCGTCAAGGTGGACACCCTGACGCCCGCCTACGGCAGGCCGCCCCGGCAGAAGAAGTGGGTGAAATGAAGACCTACCGAGAGTTCAACGAGGACGTGAAGGTCTCCAGGGCCCGCAGGGGCTCGGCCCACATGACGCACACCTACGACGTATCGAGGGGCGGCAAGCCCTACGGCATGGCGGTCGGGTGTAAGGCCGACGGCTCGACCTGCCCCCACGACGAGAAACCCGACCACTTCGTCCACACCGAGTTCGGTTCGGGCAAGAAGACCAGGTTCAAGTCCATAAAGGACATCCGATGACCAAGCCCATCATCCCCGTCTCCGGCTTCGGCTGAATGGCCTAGGCCCCCTCCTCTCCGCGATCGAGAAGCTTCATGCATTTTTCGATCACACAAAAACCGGAGAGAAGAGATGAGGGAATACCTCAGAGTCAAAGTCATCAGCCTCGGCGACGAGATCAAGACCATCAAGCGCGAGGAGCGGAAGAGAAGGCGGCCCAGGACCGACGACGCGGTCTTCTGGGGGCTTCGGCGCCACCGTATGGAGCTCAGGGCCGAGGCCCGAGCGGCCCTCCTGGCCTACGGGTTCCTCAGGGGGAGGCCATACGCCTCGATGGAGGCCAAGACCCACGAGCGGCCCCACGTCAAGAGGACCATGGAGATAGCCCAGAAGTTTGGTGATAGAAAAATCACCTACGACGTCATCCAGGCCTGGGTCGAGGGACGGGACCCCGTCTATGGGCGGCCCGAGCCCGTCAGGGACCCGGCCTACAAGCCGGGGCTGGTGGAGTCGGTCAAAAAAATGTTGACTGGCGCCCGGGCTTAAGATAAATAAGCCACAGTTGAACGCGACCGGGTTGGCTCCACCAACTTTGGTCTAGGGAGTTAGAGAGCAGTGAGCAAGTTTGGCACAGGAACGTTCGGTGGTCACAAGACCATTGACCCGACCGTAAGGGACGGGGGTACCGTGCTGTAACCTGCTGCACTGCAGGGTTTCAAAGAGCCGGGGCCCCCAAGAGATTGGGGGCCCTTTTCGTTGAGAGGTTGATGAGCCGCCCACGCCTAGAAAGCGAGGCCCCGTCTTGGTAGGACGGAGAGGAAGGCGCAAGTCCTTCGGGTGGCTCCAGGCCGGATTAGGATTAGTGGTAGACTGCTCCCTTCGTACGGCAGCGGCGCCTGTTCGATTCAGGCATCCGGCTCCACTTTGAGAGGTTGTGAAGATGACGACGAGGCGGGTGAAGGTGTTGTGGATGA